CCGCCCCCCGAACTTTTTCATTTGTCAATCCTTTTGCCCCCAAAAAGCGAATAATATTTCATTAACTCAACCAATCTCCCCCAATCTACAATTTTCTCCCATAAACCCGCAGAATCTTCTTCACCCCGAAGAGAATTCTGCACCCTCAAGACTACCTCCCAAACTCCCACACATCGCCTCCCTTCCACTATCTCTAGCAATATATTCACATACCCTCACTCAAAAGTCAACTAAATATTCTTGAAAATACCTTGCCCACCAGCTCATAACCCTAGCAATATTCTAGTAAATAACACAGGCTTTGAGCGCAGCTCAAGACTGCTAGAGTTCTTAGTATTCTCTTGAAAATACTGTCGGATTTTCACTACGTCCTGAGACCGGAGCCTCAAATTTTATCATCGGATTTGCACTATTCATGGAAACTGTCGGATTTGCACTATTATCGGATTTCCACTGCTTCTGAAAACTGTCGGATTTGCACATATGTCGGATTTGCACATGTATACGCGAATACGAATGAGAATGATAAGCATTCTCATTTAGAAAGTTGAAAACGAATGAGAATCATTCGCATTTACAAACGGTAATGATTCTCATTTAGAAAGTGGAATACGAATGATAGTCATTCTCATTTAGAAAGTGGAATGCGAATGAGAACGATTCGCATTCACTAAAGCCGCGCTTATCATGCCCCGCAGGGCAAGTCAAGCGCTTTCTTGTGGAATCATAAATAATCTAAATAGTCAAGCGCTTTCTTGTGGAATCACAAAAATAATTTACTGTCTTAGCAAAAAGTGCTAAATCGAGATCTATTTGTTTTTGAACTAGGGTACAGCCTAGCTACAGAACGCCGTACAGAGCGTTTGAGAGCGTTTTAGCGGTATGTATGTTTGTACAGTAATGAAAATAATGCTTGACGTATAAAATTCTACTAAAATTTTTATCCACAGACTTATACAGAATTGTAAATTAGCTTGACGCATTAAACAGTCTGTATCGAGTTATCAACAGACTTATCAACAGGTTATCCTACTGGATAAATATACAGTAGTTTCTGGTAGCATGTTGTCCTAAAGTACCGTTTAAACGCTCTAGGAAGCCCGTGGTGAGGTTTAAATTAATTGGGCATACTAAAGTGTAGGGTTACGCAGGTAAGGCCAAAAGAAAACCCGCCTGAGCGGGTTAACTTAAGCTATTAGCTTTAACATACTTATAACAATAAAAATAAGCGCCCCTACTGATATCGATGCACACACTATACCCAGTGCCATAAACCCCGATATGGTAGTAACAACTTCTAGCCAGTGTTTCAAAACATGCCCCTTATGTTTGCTACTATGCTGCTTATTCCTACTACCCATACTAGTACAAATATACTAAACGTAGGATACCCCCAATAATCAATAAGCTGTTTAAGTTTTTTCAAAACATACTCCTTATACCTGCGTCTATCAGACTGAGGCATACCACGAAAGCTAATACCCCTAGAAACACGCCCACAGCCACTAGACAACCTAACACCACAGCCCCGATGATTCTATAGATGGATATTTTCATGTTTACCCCTGTAATACCATGCCGTAAATGAAGAACGCTACCCCGCCAACACAGCAAACCACAGTAACCAATCCTAGCACAATAGCTTCACTGGTAGACATATCATTACACCTTGTTAAATATGAGTTTTTCGTCTACGTGACCTAAACCCTTAGCGCAATATGTGATGATGCAGGGAAATTGATCATGCCGCTCAAGGTCAAAAGACCAATGCCATTCAGCTTCACCTTTATTACCCCTGAGAGTAATCTTAGCCAGCATGGTACATGCCGCCATAAACGCTTCTTCCCTATTCTCTACCCTTACAACGTGGTCACATAAAGTTTTCATTTGTCAACCCCTGTAAGGAATTTTCTCATAACACATACTTTAGCGTCACCATCATCATTCAGTAACACCATGCTACGGCCTGCCTTGAACGTTATCCCTACGGTGCGATACCCATCGCCTACTACAGCTAGGGTTATTCCCCCGTCTATCTGTTTCAGGGTAGACCCTACAGGGGAGTTAGGTATAACAATTTCCCCGTCACCGTCCATAAACATGTTACCGTGTTTGGTGATTGTCATAACGTTTGATTTACCTTCACACTCAAACACTACAGATATTCCATCTACCCCAGCATATGCAGGCTGGAAGCCGGAACACGTTGATAACGCTAGGGTTATTGCAAGAATTGAACGTTTCATGCTAGACACCTCCTCAGTTAGTAGGACTACATCATACCATAACCAATATAAAAAACTAGTTGCATTCGTGATTTGGTACGAATAATATAGCGACTCCCAAACAACACAAGGTAATCAAAAAATGGCTAAGTTAAGAGTCTATGAAAATGATATCGCTGGCGGTTCCGTTGGTAAGCGTGCGGTGACTAATCTGTTACGTGGTGACGTTAGTTCGTCCCGCGAATACCGTAACACTGAAACCGCACGCAACGGTACACTACTTAGTGATATGTTGCGCTCTAGTGAAGAATTGCGCACCGTCTACAGTGACGGCGGATATGCTGATGTACTGTTAGCCCTAGCGTACACATTTGGTGAAGGTAGCGCCGTGTACGCCTATAGTGAGTCAAGCTGGCTGATAAAGCCGTATGATAGCGGCAACAAGCACGACGCTATCATTATTCGCAATACTGGTAGCAAGCTAGAAATCTCAAGTACCCGCGACGGTGAAGCCGGTGTTTATACTACCTCGCAATTCCAAGATTGTGCATTGTCTGGCGTATCAGGTTCTATGCATGTACTGGTATACAAGGGTGAAAAGGCATACAGTCTTACCCGTAATTCTTCTGGACAAGATAATACTGAAATTGATTTGAAATTAACGCTTGACACTGTAACCGCTCAGGCGCAAACTACCACCACCGCCACTACTGGCGCTAATCAAACTGAAACAGGAAATCAAACTATGTCTAAAGTAACCGCTATCGTATCTGCAAACAAAACCGCTGCTATCACCGCTGCTAAACTGGAAGCTGGCCGTGTTGTTCTGAATCAGGTAACTACACTGGTTAAAAACCGTTCACCTTTCGTGATTAAGGGCTACATCGATACGCCTGTAGGTAAAGCGGTTATCGCTAACCTGTTTGCGTTCGCCGTATCGCAGTACGCTTCCAGCAATCGCGCGGCGGTCGTGCTGTCTGACGCAGCAATGCAGGCGGCGGCACTCGAAATCATTCAGTCTTTCGATATCGAAGGCATGATCAATGAAGCTATTAACAGCGTAGGCGCTGACAAGCTGAAAGCGCTTTCTGGCGGTGAAGAATAATCTTGCATAGCGTAGTCTAGCTGTGATACACTAAAGCCCCTAATTGGGGCTTTTTTCTTATCCGCTCTTTAATAAAGTGAGGTTTACAATGGGTTTATCTTATAAAGATGCTGAACGTTCTGTTTGTATTGAGGACACCCCCACACATACGGTTATAGTTTTGCAAAGCCTATGTACTGGTTATTGTGGTTCCGACTCCACAGAGCTTACCTACTACCTTGAAGGTTCTGACATTTTGCGTGACCTCCACGAGTTAGCTATGGAGCACGCTAGTAGCTGGGGTTATGACGGGGAAGAAGATGAAGAAACCGGCGAATGGATACCTAACGAAAATGTGTGCGGCGTAGCCTACCACTTTGACCCACGCTATCATATGGGGTACACGGCAGGCGGTGGCGATGAGGCGGCATTGCTTGACGTGCTTATTGAGGCTGGCATTGCTACACTAGACGGGGTTACTTTAACCATTGACACGCAGGCGTTAGGGTTTGCTATGGCAGGCGATAGCAAGGAAAATATTAAGCTGGTGGACGGCTTTATACAGGCTGCTATTTCCGACATCCCTAGCGCCCCATATGGTAGCGTAACCCAAATCGTATGGAGCTAACCATGCTATCTATCAATAGCTTACCTAAACCTGTACCACGCCCCGTTAGTGTATACGCTGGCGATGACTTCATTAACATGGTTCCCGTACCCCTGTTAGGTCGTGCGCTATCTATGGCTATCGCCTACCCTTGCCAACATATCAAAGTCTGCTATGCTGGGGAAACATACGTTGTAAATGTTGCAGTTATTAACAGCGTGTTAAATCAGTTTGCAGACCACGGCACGGCACACATCCATATGTTAGGGGAATGTGTTTGTGTTCAGGAAGATCAAATACTTGACATGTTTGAGAATCTACGAACGGAAAGTATGTATGTAAACAAGGGTACGGTTCACGCTCTAGGCGCTCGTAATGGCTAGGGGTGCAAGGCAGACCACCAGCAAGCATAACCCACACGTTCGCCGTGTGGGTATGGTGTCCAGACATAACACCAGCTTGTTAGTTGTGGTAGCAATACTTATCCTATTTTTAATTTTTGTGTGAGGTAACAGATATGTCTAACATGATTAGAATCAAACAGATAAGGGAAGAAGTGAACGTGTTTATGGTTCCCGATACTGACGAAAACAGAGCGTTAGTTGCAGGCGGGCATTTTGATAAGCTGACGTTAGATGATGATGGGTATTTTAAAAACCTGTTCGATAGTTATGGGGAGTGTGATCGTTGGGAGGTAAGCGATGTGTAACTTATTAAAAGTACAAGTTATCAATGAGATAGACGTCATTATTGACGATGAGACCTTAGAGTATCTACAGTGCCAGAACACTAGTGACCCATTCTATAACGACTCAATACGGGCTATCATAGCTAATAACCCTAGCTCTAAGAAGCCAGACACAATCGGGGGGATCACCTTGATTCTTGAAAGTGAATTACCTTACCATTTACAGGACTAACAACAAGGGGCGCAATCATAAAGCGCCCTTCTTTTTAAGCCGCCAGCCAAAAAGTTAACCCTTAGTATGTTCCCTTAAATTAACCCTCACTACGTCCCGTTTAGAGCGTTCTAGGGGTATATCAGAATAACTTGCTACCAGAAACTACTGTATAAATACACAGTAGGATAACCTGTGTATAACCCTGTTAATAACTCGTCTCAGGAAGTTTTAGGGGTATGTATGTTTATACAGGGTGTGGATAACTATGGGGGTAAGTCAAATGATAGTGTTTCTCATTAACTGCTTACCTCATTAATAGTCCCATGTCGTGATTATATAATACCCTAGCAAATAATTACGTTAGGGTACTATTAGACAGCTACCAGAAAATAGTTTCGGGGCTACACTATTAGCCCACTATATACGCAAACGCTCAACCTCAATAAAATCAAGGTGTCAAGTCTTTTATGTGGCAAAAAGTGCTAAATCGAGATCTATTTGTTTTGGTACTAGGGTATAGGTAGGAGCAAAAACGCCTTAGAATGCGTTTTAGGAGCTTTTAGGGGCATGTACAAATATACAGTAGTTGAGAAATAACTTGACTTTCAAAAACACGCAGTAAAACAAGCATTTACAAGTATAAGCAAACAGCGTGCCAACTTTTCGTTCCAAATGAGAATTACTCGCATTAGTGAGATCTTTTTGTTCCGGTATGAATGTACCAGTTAGACAGAAAACCGCTTAGAATGCGTTTTAGAGCGTTTTAGCGGCATGTATAAATATACAGTAGTTTAGAAATAGCTTGACTTTATGATTTACTTATGCAACGTGCGTGCTCGGTTCCATACTCTAGCAGGGTAAGCGTGCTTACAAATCTTTACAAATATGAGGTTGCAGGCTTCTACGCGCCTTGCTAATATTTATCCCGTAGGACGCAGTACAGAACATTGAAAGGCGCAACATTAAGCCCTTGTTCACCTACACCGCTCTTTAACAAGTTAACTAGATAGTGACCTGATAGGCTTACTCCAATAGGGAATCTTATCATGTCAACTGTTAAATCTTCCATCATCTTTAGTGAATCTTATGATGAGTATCGTGTAAATGTTGGTAAGGCTTCTTACTACACTAACGACGCTACAGACGCTCAAGGCACTCTTGCTCTAATGCAACAAGAGCATGATGTTAAACCTCACCGCGTACAGATTAAGAAGGCTACGGAAATTCAGGAAGAAAACTGGTAAAATAAGGCTTGCAAATAGCAAGCCTATCAGGTTACTATCTAGTTCGCTCTTTAACAATTTGAACATCATCAATAAAGCCCATTCGCTCCCTAGTGAATGAGGTCATTAAATGAAAAATACATTAGCGTTAATGCAGATTGATGTACGCCGCCGTTATAAAGGCTATAAGAAAGGCTTACAACAAGGCTTACCGATGATTTGGGACAACATGATGAAAGAGTTACAAGCTCGATATGAGGCCACCAAATGAGAGGATACCAATATATGAGTCTTTACCATAAATACTTGGTACTCGCTCAATCTACTCAGAATAACCCTAGCTTAAATACCGAACAAAAGGCTAGGATTTGGGAAGATGATATGAAAGAGCTAAAAACTCTTTACGACTACAGCAAAAAGTACGCTTGACAGCCTAGCGAATAGGCTTTATGATGATGTTCAGTTTCAACGGTGAAGCGGAAACGCTAAGTAGCCAGCGAAACAGTAAAGCGCGGGGAAGTCTGAAAAGCAAATTACCCGCCTTAGCTCTTTAAAAATTTGGAATTAGCTATAGACTCCAATTTTAGAGTGTGTTTTTCGTGTGAGGATTATCCCAAACGCTAGGCAACGCCTAACAATGTACGCTGAATACAGTGAAACTGCGTAGGGCTTAGACTAGTGGATTAAGTTAGTCCTCACACTGGATAACATACCCTTAAAACAACTGGAGTAAATTATGAATGAAATCACCGCATTAGTAGCGCCTAAAGTCGGGCAATCTGTTTATGTGCCTTTCGTTACTGCTACCGATGCAGTTACCGGCAAGGCTGAATATCAGGGTGGCTGTGCTCTTATTCCTTTTGATAAGATTGAGGCCGTTTACGATGACACCGCCAGTAATAAAAAAGGTGTGAAAATCTACGGGGTTCGTTTGAAATCTGGCGACCGTGTAGACGTTACGCTCAAAGAGCATAACGAGAAACAAACGTTATGGCAGGCTATCCGCTAATCTGGCGGTAGCTTAAATAATCCCATTTTGTTAAGAGGTATACATTACTATGACTAAGCCAACTATCAAAGCATTGCCTTTCGCGTGCTTGCCGTTTGAACTGCTTCTTCTTTGCTCCCCCCCTGCCTAGCGGTGTCGAGTTTACGGTTGTTAGTAAGGACGATCCTTGCTTTTCTGACTGTGAATTAGGTAAAACCTATTACGGCGTTACCTACGGCATTGACCCTGAATTTATCGGGGCTATGCAGTTAGAGCCGGATGATGTTCCATCACGCCCTATCGCGTTTCAAGATGATGAAGGCGCATGGTGTTTAACGGTACATTGCCAGCCGTGTATTTCTGTAGTTCGTGAATACACTCAGGATGAATGCGACATTCAGGAGGTTACCCCTGATGCGTAAACTTCCAACGGCTGAAACTACCCGTGTGCGCTATATCGGTGAAATCCCTAATGAGTTAAAGGGGATTGAAAACGCGGAGTTATGGGGTAATTATTATCGTGACGGTTCATTTACCGTAGGTAAAGAATATCCTGTAGAAGCTGGTAGCTTCGATAACGAGTATGACGGTTCAGGTGAGTACAAGGAAGAATTTCGCGTTGAAGCTGATGACGGCGACATGTGGAATGAATCTATCTACCTGTTTGAAGCTCTTGATTAATAACCCTAGCGGCTGCAATCGCGTGCGCCGCTAACCGGAAACAGGGAATGACCCTATATGTTGGATTTTCGTAGTACCGTCCATGTAAGCGCAAACAATGTTATGGTGCGCTAATACTCCTACATTCGGATTAAATATCACGCTTAAAGCGGCAATTAGGAGTTTTCACGCCCACTGTGAGAGTGTGGGAAATAATCAGACGATTATTCTAAGTAAGTGTTTTCTGAATAACCCGTACACCACACTAGTTTCCTGTTCTAGACATTAAACCGGTGATTAAAGCGTGTTAACGGGTTATTAGGAATAACATTTAGTTATTCAGGTTTTATTTTTGGTCTTTGACCCTGCTTAGTAGTTATTACAGTATACTTACAAGACATATCATGCTTAAAGCGGCAACTGTGAGCTATTTGGATATCGTTTCCTAGCCTGAACGGAAATACTAAAAGGGGTTTTATATCGTATTACCCCGCCTTAATTGGCAAACTGAAAACGAGCATAAAATAAAAATGTTCTCTGTATAAGCTGGGCTAACGTTAATTTATTTACATATGCCCAGCTTATTAGGAATAACATTTCCGTTATTCATATCCCATAATTTGATAATTTGGAGTCTAAATCATGTCTAAAGCTAAAGAAAAGAAAGATGAAAAATTCGCATGGAACGATGATAACAGTGCCATTGCTGTTTCTCGCTATGAGTCTATTCTTCTGGAATCTGGTATTGACGTAGCCAACACTGACGGCCTGATTACCATTTCTAACGAAATTGGCGCGGGTAGTCCTGTAAAGGTTCGTTCTAAGCTGGTAAGCGCTGGCGTTTACCAGAAGGCGGAAAAAGCCCGTAAAATCGGTGGCGGTAGCTCTGTTCGCAAAGCTCACTACGTGCGCGTGTTCGGTAAACATGCCATTGAGCAAGGGCTTATCGAAAACACTGATGAGTTTTCCAGTCTGGAAAGCGTGAAGCTCGACGCGCTAGAAAATCTGGCTAAGCTGCTAGGCGTGTTCGATGAGGTTAAAGAAAGCGCGGAAGTTTAATCTTAATAGCGCCCCTAGCTAATAGGGGCTTTATTTCTTGTTGAGGTTAATCCTATGCCTATCGTTAATCTTATCCCCCGTAAAAATCCTGACAATACTGTGACAAACGAAAATCACGGCATAAATCCCGCTATGGAAGCACTGATGATTAATGGTGCATCTATTGAAGGAGAATGGCAGGACGGCGGCGTTAAATTTTACGGACATTCTGCAACTGATAAGAAAGGTTCACCGCGCAATTTTATGTATAGTGCGATGGATATTCGAGAAACCTATTCTGATGAGGATGAAATATGATTTTCTACCCTTCTGAATCTTTTATTTTTGGTATGTTCTTTCTGGCTGTTATTCTGTGGGAACTATTCGGACGCTTCACGGCGCTATGTGACCACCGTAATGCAGGTGTCCAATATAGCAAGATGTACAAGCGTTCACGCAAAGCATACTATGCGGCGTGGCTGGTCACTATCCTAGCTATCGGGTTAGGGATTGCGTCAAGTATTATTGATGTTACTCAGTACCCGCTACTGGAATAAGGCAATTAATAGTCCTGCTTATACAGCGGGGCTATTAATGGCAATTATTCAAATTGTCAATTTCCCAATTAATTTGGAGTGTTTTACTATGTCTATAGCAGAAAAACATCATCCCGTTATTATTCAGCGGGGGGAGGATTTAAACTTTTATGGAAAGCGTCTACGCACCACTAAACTAGCGGTAGCGGAAACAATTTCTACAGAGTTATTCGGCGATTGCTCTAAATCGGTTGAAATTCATAACTGGTTAGAAGCGAATAAGCCAGCCCGCCCCGCAAAAGTAAAAGCGGAGAAACCGAAAAAAGAAGATACCCGCCCTTTAGTGGCTGGTAATATTTCTAGCGCGGTGGAATCATGGCCTGTTATTGCTGGGAGTAAGTTTATTCTTACCAGCATTCAAAATAACACGCTACCTCACGTTAACTTCTTTAATTCCTTAAAACGTTATGCGGAGTATTTGGGAGCTAAGTTATTAGTTTCTAAATTCACGTATAATAAAAACGGCTTTCAGAATGGCGCTGGGGAAAAGGGTATTCATTATGACCCTATCTTTAGCCCGTATATTCAGGAAGCTAACTGCTTCTTGAATAATGTTTCTTTTGCGTTTCTAGCGCAATTAAACATTTTGCCTACTGCAAATTATCCGCTTTCAGGTTTCGCAGAATCTTTAAATGGTTTTAGCGCTGCCATCGGGCACGCTCAGATCACTAGTGAAGCCGTTCCCGCATTGAAGGGTGAAGTAGTCCAGCGGTTATATTCTACAGGGTGTGCTACTCAGAAAAACTACATTCAGCAGAAAGCAGGGCAAGCGGCTGAAACCCGTCACTGTTACGGCGCTCTAATCGTTGAGTTTGACGAGGAAGGTAATTATTATTGCCGTCAGTTGCAGGCGATGGATGACAGCGGGGAATTTTATGATTTAACCCTGTATGTTACACCGTCTAGCGTCGATGAAGTAGACGATAGCGTATTGGCTTTACAGTATGGTGATATCCATGCCGAAAAGCTGGATGATGATTGTGCTGTAGCATCATTCGGGCCGTCTGTAGTCCTAGATGAAGGTTATAGCCTGTTAGATGAATTGCGGCCTCAATTCCAGTTCATCCATGATGTGCATGATTTTACATCCCGTAACCACCATAACCGCAATAGTGGCGTGTTCTTAGCGCAACAATATGCGGAGGGGCGTGATCGTGTGCTTGACGACCTGCGAGACACTGGCGCGGTCTTGGAAATGTGCCAGCGTGCATGGTGCCAAACGATTGTTGTTGAGTCTAACCATGACTTAGCATTGAGTCGCTGGCTGGATGACAAAAACGCCAATATCACGTATGACCCCGCTAACGCCAAACTGTTTCACCAGCTTAACGCAGCGGTGTATTCTGCTATCGAAAGCGGTGATACCTCATTCAATGTGCTTGATTATGCTTTGCGTGAAATTGCGGAGTGTAACTACAGCGCAATTTTCCTGAAAACCGATGAGTCATTCAAAGTTGCAGGGATTGAATGCGGCGTACACGGTCACAACGGTATTAACGGCAGTAGGGGCGCTCCAAAGCAATATAAAAAGCTGGGCAAGCTCAATACAGGCCATACCCATACGCCTAGCATTTATGGCGGTGTGTACACGGCTGGTGTAACTGGTTCGCTGGATATGGGCTATAACATCGGCGCGTCTAGCTGGTGCCAAACGCATATTGTTACCTATGCTAATGGCGCTCGTACCCTTTTGGATTATAAAGGGGGTAAATTTTGGGCTTAACTATCAATTTTCCTGATGACATGCCCGATAATAATTCTATCCAGTTTGCGCAGATAAAGGATGAATCTATCCTTTACCGTAATGGTAAATATTTATTTCAACTGGTGGATGAGGGCGCAATAGTAATTAATACCGCCACTCAGGAAGTGCATGAAGTAGTAAGATTTTTGGCCGACTGGTTAATTGAGCAGGAATTAGGAGACTATTTCATGCCTACGTCGTTACGCCTTGAAATCAACATTAAATCCCTTTGATTGGAGTCTAAAACATGAAATTAGCTATCTTCTATCGTAATGGTAAACGTTTTTCTGTGTCTCAGGTTGTGCCGTGTTCAGTTGTGGTTACTCCTGAATCTATCGGCTACCTGACTTATAACACCGAACGCCTCACTATTGGCGCGGGTGTAACAGCGGATACCAATCAATACAATATTGATTGTAAAGAGTCGCAAGTATCCTATGCTGTCATTATTAGTCAGAAGGGCGAACAAGCCCACGACTCTATTATGTCACGACCTAAAAACGGCACGGCGTTCACCATTATTCCGGTACTGGATGATGTGACGCTTGACGTTATTCAGGACGGGTTAAAAATGCTCGATATTCCCTTTATTGAGCGTGACCCGTTAGTGTTGGTAGACACTATTAGCAGCGTTCAGTAATAACAAATAAAGCGGGGTTTTATTCCCCGCTTTTTCTATCCCTTAATTGGAGACTCTATTTCATGAAAGCTAAAATAATTATCGGGCAATCCTCAGCACCGGAAATTGTCAATATCGACGATTTTGTAGAGGGTGTGATTTATCAATCATCCTACAATAGCTCAGTATACGTTATGCGTGATTCTGTTGACGGCTATATTCGTATTGATGATGACGGGGACGTGATGGGCTATGAGGATTCTTGTCAGTTGTTAGACGGCGTTAACGATGTAGACTCGTTTATTGTCCGTCCTGATTTGGTGGCTGAAATCACCCTTAAATCTGCGCATAGCAAGGGGTGATTATGAATCAAGTCAAACAGCTTAACGTATGGGATTTAGACGGAACCGTCATAAACTCATTTCACCGTGTCGCCCCTTGCCTTAGCCCTAGCGGGGATTTAGATTTAAATCAGTACATGCGGGAAGCCTGTACTCACGATGCAATCATGGGTGACACCCTGCTACCGCTATCAGAATACATGCTCAAGTCTTTAGAGTCGGAAACTACAGCTAACGCTATCGTTACCGCTCGATTGATGACCCGTAGTGATTACTATTACCTGCGTAAGCAGCAATTACGGGGACGTGGCGAAAACCGTGTACGCCTTATGTCACGCGATACGCTACACCGTTACGTGCCTCACCTGTCAGAAGTGCCGCGCCTGTATCATAGCCGTGATGCAGATTACAAGGCGTTTTACTTTGAGCAGTTGCGCAAGCTGTACCCGCTGGCTGATATCACCGTGTATGATGACCATAAGGGAGTGCTCGAAGTAGCTCGCAGTATGGGATTTAATGCGGTTGACGCTACTATGTTGAATGAAGTCTTGAGTATGGGTGTTCGTACTACCATAGAGGACATGGCAGACGAACAATTAGTTTTAGATTCTGACTACGCAGACCTAGCCGAGCGAACCGCTTTAGCATGGCATAGCATGACAGATGAGGAACGGCGTGATTATAGCTCCCCTACTGATTACATCATGCAACTGTTAGCAAGTTAAATGATTTGATTCTGAAATAGTAACGGGCTGAAACAGTAACAGCCCGTTACTACCCAGATAGGGCGGTAATGAGACTTATTCTCATTTAGCCTATATGGGAACCCCCATCCATGTGTAACTTTCAAAAATCTAGGAAAGGCTTCTTATAAATCAGTTGGGGAACCCATGCAAACTTCTCTCATCTCACGCAAACTTCTCTCATCTCACGCAAACTTCTCTCATCTCACGCAAACTCACGCACGGCCTCCCACCTCACAAGACTCACGTTACTCCCTCAGTACTCACGAGTCCTTTGGAAGGATTAATACGCTTTTCAAAACGCAGCTCTTGACGCATAAACTGCAAATCTTTGTCCATCATATATCTGTATACTGCTTTACCGTACTCAGTCCCGTATTCAATATCTGTGTTAAGAATTCTAACACTAGACTGCAATTTAAGAATCTCTATACTCCTAGCTTGTAAATCTTCCTCTAGCATTTTAACTCTACTATTGACAGAGTGTATAGTAATGCTAAGAATAACCACACATATTAACCCTAGTACACTTAGTACTATCAGTGCTTCAATCATATGCTAAATTCCTTACTGTATAGACACTATTAAGATTATGCGACTCAGTATCCCAAAATCTACGAACGGCTCGTAGAAGCTCAGGTAAAGGGCTAAACGCTACCCCATTTTTATTGTGTTGGATTAACGTTATGTTGTTCATAACGTAATCTTCTAATACTTTAGGTTCTCTAATATTGAACTGAATCGCTACGCACCAGAACCAAGTTCTAAGCATGCCGTATAAGAACGAGGAAGTTATAACAGCGTCTTCAATAGTAATTGTTATACTCTTTGCAGGAACAAAAGGTATAACTGCACCGTTAGATGGCCCTGTGTACAGATTAGTATGCTTGATGTAATCAGATAGTTTGATTACAGCAGATGATAAGTACAGAGCCTCTAGCGGACTACCTATATTGTGGGTGAGAAGAGTTGACATATGATTATCCTTATAGCCATTTAACTAAGATAGGGTATTCTGTAACAGTAACCCACTTACCTTTCTTATTTTTGTACCTGTAGTCAACATATGTTGTCTCATGTGGAAAACAAGGGCTACCATCAGATATTGATTTACAGTACTCTAGTCGTGTGTACGGTGGGGTTAATATTTCAGAACACTCACGATACCCGTTCTCTTTGGAACGATACGGATGAGGGTGATACGGCTTAACCTTCATGCTTATATGATTGTTCATAATTACCACCTCTTTTGAATTGCTTGATTTAAAATATTGCATTTACATTTTTTTATAATTATATTATACTATTTTTATAACTAAAAAGCAAACACGATTTTAAATAAGGATTCGATTATGGCAAACGACGTATTAGTCCCTGAATTTATGTCTCCTGAAGGTATGGAGATTATAGATGCGTATATAATGAATGGAAGTGATGTAGCTATGACTGCACGTTTCCTAGGTATTAAAGAAGTTGACTGTAGATTGATGCTACAGAAACCTGAGATTAAGAACTACTTAAATGTACTATTTATGGAGAGTGGCTTTAGAAACAAGGAGAAATTGTTTGGAGTACTAGATGACATCATACAGCGTAAAGTTGATGCTATGAATACTGACCCTACTCTAGGTTCAGAGCAAGATATCATGGATATTTTATGGAAAGCACATAAGATGAAAATGGAAGAAATGAAGATGATGATTCAGCTTGAAGAAGCTAAGAGCAAGAATACACCTAATCAGCATAATACTCAAAATAACATCATCCTAGGTAGCAACGATATTAACTACGTAGATCTTATAGAGTCTATTGCTAGAGGAGGTAAGAAGTAATGCAAGTATCTAGACGTTACGTGAACACCCAAGATATAGTAGACTTTGGTGTTCAGGATAGGTTCTTCAAGTTTCCAGTATCTGGATTACTTGCTAAAGAAGGTATAGAACCTAACTCCCCTCAAATAGCAATTATCAACGCACTTGAAGACCCTAAACATAGATTTGTAGTAGCATGCGTATCTAGACGTGTAGGTAAGTCATTTATTGCGTACACCCTAGGATTCCTGAAATTGCTAGAGCCTGGGGTTAAAGTACTAGTAGTAGCTCCTAACTATTCTCTAGCAAATATCGGTTGGGATCAGATTAAGAAGCTTATCAATAAGTACGGATTAAAAACAGTTAGAGAGAACAGTAAAGACAAAGAGATTGAACTAGAGAATGGTTCTCTGTTTAAGATTGCTTCTGCTGCACAACCAGATAGTGCTGTTGGTCGTTCTTATGACTTGATTATATTTGACGAAGCCGCAATCTCTATGGACGGTGGTTCAGCATTCGATATTCAATTACGTCCTACTCTTGATAAGCCTAACTCTAAGGCCCTGTTTATTTCTACTCCACGCGGTAATAACTGGTTTAAAGTATTTTATGAAAAAGGGTTTAGTGATCAATTACGAAACTGGGTATCTATTCATGGAACATACCGTGATAACCCTAGAGCTAGCTTGGATGATATCGAAGAAGCAAGAAGAACTGTAAGTGAAGCCTATTTCAAACAAGAATATGAAGCTGACTTTACAACATTCGAAGGGCAGATTTACGATACCTTTAGTGTTGATAAACACGTTCGTGATTTAAGTGGTATGTATACTAACTTCTTCAACGTTGAAGAATTCGAAACTCTTATGGGTATTGACGTAGGTTATAGAGACCCTACTGCTATCTTAACTCTTAAGTACCACTATGACCAAGATGTTTACTATGTGTTAGAAGAATACCAGCAAGCAGAGCTAACAACAGCTCAGCACGCTGCGTATATTCAGAAAACCGTAGATAAGTACGGAGTAGATCGTATCTTTGTGGATGCTGCAGCGGCCCAGTTCAGACAGGACTTAGCGTATGAGCATGAAATCCCTAGTAGTGCTGCTAAGAAATCTGTTCTAGACGGAATAGCATTATTACAGTCGCTATTCCAACAGGATAAGATTATAATAGACTCTAGCTGTCATGGACTTATACAAGCATTGCAAGGTTACTCATGGGCTATGCCAGATACTAATATTCTGACCAAAGAGAAGCCAGTCCATGATAAGAACTCTCACATGGCGGATGCGCTAAGATACGCATTGTACTCCATTACTAGAGGAAAGTAAGGGAATTTGCTAGTTTGGTTGATTTTCCGAGTGCGATTTTTAAAATGTACTTTACAAATTCGCCAACATTATGTATACTATAAACATATTCAATTAGCAAAGAATGTAATTCAAAAAATTAAGGGACAATATAGTCCTACAGCGTCTTAGATATAATATTGCATGAGGGCATAGACCCACTTTATACAGAGACTTACATAGATAGGTCGATAATAATAAATTTATGTGCAAATGTTTTTAAGACGCTGTTTCCTTATTAAGAGAGTAATTCAAAAGGTACATAAATCATGGGTTTAAAAAGTTGGATTTCTACAAAGCTAAACCCTGGCCAAAGAATCATACGAGATTTGGAGCAGGTAAGCTCCCGTACTAATATAAAACCAATAACTACGTCTCGGGCCTATCGTACTACAGAGATTTTAAACAGAACGGCTAACATGGTAATTGACAGTTCAGCAGAGTGTGGATACACAGTCGGTCAGAACTTAAAGACAATTGCCTACGGTAGTGGTATCAAGGCAAAGACTTTGGACTCTCTACTTAACGTTAGGCCTAATCCCTTTATGGATAGCAGTACGTTCAGACGTCTTCTATTCACAGACCTTTTGTTTGAAGGCTGTGCTTACATATATTGGGACGGTACATCTCTGTATCATTTACCTGCTGCTCTTATGCAGGTTGAAGCTGACGATAAGAAATTTGTCAAACGCTATATATTTAATAATCAAATCAACTATAGTGTTGATGAGATTATATTCATTAAGGATAACAGTTACATTTGTGGAGTAAACTCACAGATTACTGGTCAATCTCGAATAGCTTCCACTATAGATTCTATATCTAAGCGTGAGAAGATGCTTCTGTTTAAGGAAAAGTTCCTAGATAACGGTACGGTAATCGGTCTTATTATAGAGACTGACGAAATACTTAATAAAAAACTAAGAGAACGTAAACAGGAGGAGATTAAACTAGACTACAACCCTAGCACGGGACAGTCTACAGTACTAATCCTTGATGCTGGCCTTAAAGCCAAACCATATTCACAGATCTCATCCTTTAAAGATTTAGACTTTGAACAGGATATCCAGAGATTTGAAAAGAACATAATGTTAGCTCTAGGTATACCACAGGTCTTAATAGACGGTGGAAACAACGCTAACATTAGACCTAACATTGAGCTGTTTTACTATATGACTATTGTACCTACGTTAAATAAATTAACTAGTGCAATATCCTTTTTCTTCGGGTTTGAAGTAAGACCTAACATTAAGAATGTTATTGCTCTTACTCCTGATAAAGAAAAGGAAGCTAAACACTTGAGCTCCTTAGTTAACAACGGTATCATTACAGGTAACGAGGCGAGATTAGAACTTAATCTTGAAAAACTAGACGACCCTGCAATGGACAAGATTAGAATACCTGCTAATATAGCTGGTTCTGCTACCGGAGTTAGTGGTCAAGAAGGCGGAAGGCCTAATGGTTCTAACGATGAGGAAGAAGAATGATTGACTACGCAGGATTAAAGGCTATCTTTGGAGATACTCTTCCAGAAGCCCATATTTTCTTTGCAACAGTAGCTACTAGGCCATTTGTTCGCGGATATCAAGATATTCGTAAAGACTTAGGCCTAACTACTGCGCACACAAACAGATCTGTTTGGAAACGCTTTGTTGCTAAATATAATGATCAAGGCCCTGGCCCACAACCAGAGACTAGCATTACTAAAGTAACTCCAGTTCAACCAAGACATGGTGCAACAACTCGATATAGAGTTGATAATCCAGGCGGAGAAGTTGTAGTAACTACTGTTCCAGCTTCTGGCCCAATAGTTATTGATAGATCTGCTTTCGGGGCAGGACTATGGGATGTTATCTTTGACGGTGTGACTGGTGATACTGCCGAGGTTGTATTTACTATTGGTAGTAGCACACACACTGAATCTGTGAACCTGTTGCCTAAAATTACTGCTACTTCCGTAGTGTGTGTACCTAATCAAATTGTCACTAATGAAGATAACTCTATTGATACTACAATACAAATAGCTGTAACTCCTCCGGAGGCTAGATACAATATTACTTCCTCCCCTAGCAGTAGTGAGTTGCATAACGTAACTATTGACTACCAAACAGGAAAAGTTACGGGGTCTATATCTGCTAGTACCTCAGGTGCTATCCTATTCCAAGATAGAACTGCTTGGCAGACAACAATAGGTAGCCTACAAATAGCCCATCCTACGGCAGAGGCTGACTAACATAAGATTAATGAGGAAATAAAATGCCAAGTATAGACCAAGCCCCTTTAATGCACTTAGACTGGAGCATTAAAAATGTTAAGGCTGTGGGTACTGATGATACTTCGGTTATAATTGAAGGGTATGCAAACGTTGTTGTTAAAGATAGAGCAGGTGATGTGATTACATCTTCCGCTTGGAATGACGTTGCCGCACTTACTAATTATCAGAAGAACCCTATTATCTTATTCGGGCATGACCATCGTAGACCGATTGGTAAATGCCTAGAACTAACACCAGATGCTTATGGACTACATATCAGAGCAGAGATCTTTAAAGAATCTGACCCTGCTATCTTTAGTGCTGTAGTAAATGAGATCCTTAAGACGTTTAGCATCGGGTTCCGATGCTTAGAAGCGCGATGGGATGATGCTACTGAAATATTCGTTATTGAGAAACTTGAGCTTTACGAAATATCTGTAGTAGCAGTACCCTGTAACCAAGACTCTACTTTCAGTCTTGCAAAGAGCATGAACGGACAAGATTATCTTGAGTTCAGAAAACACTTTATCACTGAGCAGCCCTCTGAAAAGCAGTTGGGTACTTTAGAACAAATTGCACTAGCCTATGGCTTTGTGAAAACGGAGAATATATAATGCCAGCACCAACTAATCCTGATATTCAAGCTCTGCTAGACGCTGTTAAAAAGGGTCTTAATATCGATGAGCTTGCTAGTTCAGTAAAAACTTTGACCGATGCTCAAAAGGCAGAGGCTGCTAAGAAAGAAAAAGCAGAACGTGAAGCTCTAGAGCAGAAGCGTATGGAAGATATGGTAGCTAAGGCTACTGGCGAAAGTCAGAAGCAACTAGCCCAGGCTCTAGAACTGATTCAAACTATGGATACCGCTTCTAAGTCTTCTACTGAAGCGTTTACTAAGTCCATTAAAGAGCAGGAAGATAACATTCTAGCTCTGAAAGATGAAATCAAAGGTCTGTTAGCTGCTCGAGAAGGTCGTACCTTTATCGGTGACAGCGTTTCGAAAGCTCTGTTTGGTGGTTCAGCAGAAGCTGTAGAAGAAGAAATCGAAAAACTGGTTCTGCTAGCTTCCGTTATGCAGAAGGGCGTATTCGAAACAGCACGTGGTGAAGCTCACGCTAAAGCTGTAAACGCATCTTCTTCTATCGAAGTTTCAACTGAAAACTACGAAACAATTTTCTCCCTGCGTATCCTGCGTGATCTGCAGAAGGAACTGATCGTTGGTTCTCTGTTCGAAGAACTGCCAATGTCCAGCAAGTTGCTGACAATGATGGTTGAACCAGAAGCTGGTGAAGCTACTTGGGTTGACGCATCAACTTACGGTACTCCTGCTACTGTAGGTGCTGAAGATAAGACCAAGCTGTCTGAAATTACTTTCCGTACTTTCAAACTGGCTGCTAAGGCTTACATGACTGATGAAACAGAAGAAGATGCTATCTTTACTCTGCTTCCAATCATGCGTCGTCGTCTGATCGAAGCTCATGCAATCGCAATTGAAAAAGCGTTCATGACTGGTACAGGTGTTGGTGGAGCTCCTAAAGGCTTACTGACTATGGCTGAGGAAGATGGACAGGCACACGCTACTGCTGCTACTGCTACTGGTACAGTTCTAGTTACTGCTAAAGAAATCCACAAACTGCGTCGTCACTTAGGTCGTCACGGTCTGCGTCTGAACAAGCTGGTTCTAGTAGTATCTATGGATGCTTACTACGATCTGATTGAAGACGAAGAATTCCAAGACGTATCTCAGGTTGCTGCTGCTGATGCTATCAAACTGCAAGGTCAGGTTGGTCGTATTTATGGTATGCCGGTTGTTGTTTCTGAGTACTTCCCAGATAAGGCTGCTGAAGCTCCTTATTGCTTCATCGCTTATCGTGAAAACTTCGTTGTTCCACGTCAGCGTGCGGTAACTGTTGAGAAAGAACGTCGTGCTTCTGAACAGCGTGATGCATACTACGTTACTCAGCGTGTTAACCTGCAGCGTTACTTTGAAAACGGTATTGTTTCTGGTACCTACGCAGCTTAATGGCTAATAGCCGATAGATGGGAGAGCTTCGGCTCTCCCTTTTTATTTGGAGTAAATATGGAATTTATAACAGAAACATACTATAGAGAATACTTAGGTTTAAAAAGGCCTGAGCTAGAGGCTAATATTCCCCATTTAATAAAAGCTGCTAATAGTTTAGTTACTTCTCTCCTAGGTCTTAACTTAAACGAGGATCAAGTAGATCTTCTACCCACTAAACCTGCTAGACGCATGTACTTCTTGACAGACCCTACGGCATCCGCTATAACAAAGATGACTATAGGAAGCACCGAAATCCAGCCCACTCAGTACAAGCTGTACGATGAGGGCAAAATACTACTTAACTTCAGCCCGAATGAAGACTATATGGAAGTCCAGTATGAAGTAGGCGGTTTAAACCCTATTCCTGAAGATCTAAAGGTAGCTACATGCTTACTAGTAGAGCACTGGAACAAGAAAGATTATCGTTCTAGTAGAACCTTTGGGGGTGAAACAGTAGACTTTGCTTCTAATATAGCAGGAGTACCTGAACATATTAGAGCTATTATTGGTGTATATAGGAGACTCTAATGGCTCTATCTACAACAGCTCAAAAGATAATTAGATCTGAATTAGACGCTGGAGGAAAAGCAGGTAAAAACTCAGTAGTTTACACTGTAGAGACAGGCTTATTAGACAAAGCTAGAGATGGAGTAGTAGCTACAATGTCTTTCAGGTTTACTAAGCCTGTTTCTCAAGACTTACTAGATGTTAGGTCGTCTAAAATACTAGGCCTAATAGCTAATAGCTTAGATATGCAGGGAGATTTACCTGCCCTAGAGAATATGTTACAAAGGGTAGCGGGTAACAAGTCCACTATTGGTAGAAAAAGGTCAACTGGTAAGGTAAGTGTGCAGTTTGGAGATCCTGAGGATACCAATGGTTTTGATGGCTCATTACAAGGTGCATCCGGTAGACAAGTATCTAATAGTAATATGAAGCAACTATTAGAGATACTGGCTAAACAGTACCTAATCAAAGAAATGAAACGTGCGGGAGCGCCTTTAAAGTACAGAACAGGTAGGTTTGCCAACTCTTTGAAAATAACAAGAGCTACATTATTGGATAAAGGCCCTACGTCTGTTCGTAAACCTCCTGAACTTGAGGTAGCATATAACTACAGACTGAGACCTTATTCAGTATTTAACCCTGCAGTGTCCACTTATAGGAGATTATCTCTAAGACCTTTTGCAGGGGCACGAAATCCACAGAAACTTATTGGTGAAGCTATAGCTAAAGCTACTAGAGACCTCTTGCACTCTAGATATAGAATCACTGTTAAACAGGGTACTTAAAATGACTACACCAGTTATGAACCATAGAGCCAGTATTGCAGTGGCTCTTAAAGATAGAATAATTTCTGAGTTAGATGGCAGTAAACCTGAACTATATTTTACTAACTTATATGGGAACGCTTCTACTAGAATATACAAGTTTGAGGAGATAAATGAGTTTCCTTACGTAGGTATAGCTCTAGGGTCTGAAACGTTCTCTTACTTACCTTCTGCACAGCAAGAAGTTTGGCTAGAATTACTTGTGTATGCCTTTGTAAGAGAACAGGTGAATGTTCAAGCGGAGTTAGAAAATATTATCTCGGATATAAAAACTGTTGTTGACACGGGAGGAAACTTATCGTATACTGTTAATACACCAGATGGTTCTTCCTATCCGTGGTCAATCATCGAGTGGCGTATTGCATCAGTAGATACTGATGAGGGATTACTAGCCCCTCATGGGTTAGGTCAAATATCTATATCTGTTAAGTACGCCCCCCCAAGGTTAGCATTAAGACGTTAATTAGGAGATACATAACATGTCTTTACAACTTTTACGTAATACTAGAATATTCGTGTCCACAGTAACTACTGGGTTCACAACAGCAAATACTCAGGAGATTCTGGTACAGGATGATATCTCTTGGGGTCAAGACACAAACTCAACAGACATAACAGTTAATGAAGCAGGCCCTAGACCAACTAGAGGTACTAAGCGCTTCAACGACTCCCTTAATGCTGCTGAGTGGAGTTTCTCAACGTACATCCTTCCATACCTAGTAGAGGGTGACGGAACAGACCCAGATACTATGATGTTGCCTGATTACCTGCTGTGGCACTCCCTATCTAGCGGAGCTCCAGTAGATTTAGCAGGTACTACAGGAGCACACACTAACGACATTAACTTCCTAGTTAACTTTAAGAACAATGCATACCACGAATTAGCTATGGTATACATTTATATTCTTACTGATGGTGCATGGAGTCGTATTGACAAGTGCCAAATTAACCAAGCAGAAGTTAACGTTGATATAGAAGACATTGGTAGAGTTACTTGGTCTGGTAATGGTACTCAGATCGTACCTTTAGATGATGCTCCATTTGATGTGGCTACTATCGGTATGACAGATGCTCTGTACCTAACACTACAGAACTCTTATATTAAGAACAAGTTAACTATTCTTAAGCTAAGAGACATGGATAGTAATAAGGAGTATAACATTCCTATTACTGGCGGTTCCTTTACCATCAATAACAACGTTACATATCTGACCCCAAACATCATGTCTAGAGTGAATATTCCTATTGGTTCCTTCACAGGTACATTTGAATTGACAGGATCTCTAACTGCATATCTTAATGATAACCCTCTAGGTTCCCTAGAGCTGTATAAGGATCTTGTTGAAGGTCTGAAGGTGGTTAACCGTTTTGAAATTGCTCTTATTCTTGGTGGTGAATACGCAGATGGTCGTCCAGCAGCAGTACTTGTTGCTAAACAGGCTCATGTGAATATTCCTACTATAGAAACCGACGATGTTTTAGGTACTAGTGTTGAATTTAAAGCTATACCAACTGACTTAGATCAGGGTGATGAAGGGTATTTAGGTTTCTCTCCTACATATACCCCAACTCAGATTACTAAACTTGTTGCTACAGGCGACGGTAAGTAATCATGATTTACCCTATTCTCAGAGAGTCTAGGGTCGTTGTAGAAGATAGAGGTAGGGTGTTTTCTTTTAATGCCCTATCTACTTACTCTACTTCAATAGCGTATGAAGAATACAAGACTACTAGACGTACCCTTCATAAAAGAACCAACTACTCTCACTCCAATATAGTAGCACAAGAAGTGAGCGCTATTAGTTTACAGATCAACTTTACTGATCTGGGTTCTGAAAGTATACTGTTTGACTGGTTAGGTTTAGAAAAAGAGGCAGGAATATTTGTTTTACCAAAATTCTCCTCTAATATAGAACCTAAGATGGTAACAATATACATAACTACAGAAGGTGGAGAGAGCGTACAGTTTGATAACTGTTTCTTATCTTCAATAGACTTTACCTTGGACAAGCAGATACCTGTCTTAATTGCAGGATTTGAATCAGGTAAATTTTCTGAAACATCTTCCCCACCCCATCCTAGCATCTTGCAGGGTGGAGTAGCACCGTTTTACCCAGGTTCTGCTTCCTCTAATGGCAGACAACTACCTGGATTTATTTCAGCAGCAATTTCTCTTCAACAGCAGTGTTCATGGAGAGATAATAGAAGTATCCATGATATAGGTACTATCTATAATAGGAAAAGAGCGTATGTAAATGAACTTAATAGTTCTGCTATAGTTGCTCTATACTATATTAAGGGTAGCGCAGGAGTAGACGAACTACTACCTGAATACGCCCCAATAACTATAACAAATAATAACATACAAGTGGATTTCCCACTTGCAAGAATAACAAAACGCCTAGAGTTCGCAGAAGTCTTTAGAGTAGAGTATGACATAATACCTACAGAAAATTCAGACCCTGTAACTATAACCTTACGGAGAAATAGGAATGATTAATTTAAAGAATGTTGTTGTACAGACTAAATCAGTAGACGTAGCCTACCCAGGTATCCCTGGCTTTGTTGTTACCATTGGATATGTATCCAGAGCCACTTCCAGAAAGATTGTAGAGTCTTCTAAGAAAGACGTTATGGTTAACGGGGCTGTTATTAGTGTACAAGATGATGATTTGTTTGTAGAAAACTTTGTCAAGTCAGCTATCTTAGGATGGAAAGGGTTAACCTTAGGGGATGTTAGCAAACTACTACTTATTGATGCTCAGGATCTTGACTTGGATACTGAAGTAGAATTTAGTATAGATAACGCAGTTCAGTTAATGAAAGAATCCGTAGCATTTGATAACTGGATTAACACAGTGGTGTTCCAGTTAGACTCCTTTCGTTAATTCATCTACTAATACACTGCTAACTGCAGTAACCTCCTTTGCTACTAAAAGCGCACAAGGGTCTGGTTCCAAGATGACTAAAGAGCAGTATCTATTGATGTGTGAATCTCTAGGTACTACTCCAGATCCTAGAGCTATGCCTATGGATATGTCTGACTTTCCTGAAATAGTACATATAGCTGTTACTATATATAACAACTTAATGGACTGTTACATCCCAGGTGACATACCTATGTTTATAGGTAAAGACAAGTCCTCTTTACAAGTACTGTTTGATATATATGGTGTACTTGAATCAGAAAAGGAACTTGTTTTACAGATAATAAATATATTCGACACTAAAGCTGTAGAAGCATCAAGACGTAGAGTGGAAAAACTAGGTAAAAAGTCCAAAGTAGGGCCTAGACCTAGTCACTCACAGTCCGGTAGTCGATAGCATGTATTAAAAATTTCCTCCAAGGGCGTTCCATAGTGAGGTGCTTGCTCTGGGCTTAAACGCCCAGAGCTTTTTTATTTGAGGTAATAAAATGTCCGATAAGTTGATAAGAGACCTGTTAATAAATGTTAGACAAAAAGGCGGGACTCAGGTTATAAAAGTAGTTGAGCAGCTAACTACTAAGTTGGAAGATGCTGCTGCTGGGGCTGAGCTAACAAACCAGCAGCTAGCTAAGATGCCCTCTACACTAAAAGCTATAGAGAGATCTGCTGATAGAGCGGGTAAGAGCCTGGCTAATGTTAGAATGAATAGAAGTTTAGCCTCTATGAACACTACGCTTACATCTTTTAGTACTAAATTAGACCAGATAGCTGTTGCTATAACGTCTATGACAGATAGGATGGAGACAGGTTTCAGAGACACAGGTAGAGTAGCTACAAATATGGGTAATGCCATTGTAAGGGCTACAGAGAAAGTAGGGGATAGTCTAGTAGATGTTAACACTAATATAAACAGAGTTAATACCTCTCTAAACAACACCTCTGCCGCAGGTAACAGGGCCACTAGAGCTTTAGGAGGCACTTCAGGGGCAGCAAGAGGAGCAGCAAGACAGTTTGCCGCAATAGCTAAGCTAGGTGGTCCTATTCCGGGGCTGTATGCACTTATAGCATCAAACGTTTATGTACTTCAACAGGCGTTTGAAAACTTAAAGATAGGTGATCAGCTTAACAGATTAGAGAAATTCGGTACTATAACCGGTGCTCAGACAGGTACCCCAGTACAGGTTCTAGCCCTGTCTTTGCAACAAGCAACTGGTCAGGCAATATCTTTCCAAGAAGCTATGAAACAGGCCTCTATGGCGGCAGCATACGGGTTTAGTTCAGACCAGTTAAATGAATTTGGTTTAGTAGCAAGACGTGCAGCAGCAGTACTTGGTGTAGACATGACTGACGCACTAAACCGTGTAATCAAGGGTGTATCTAAGCAGGAAATAGAACTTCTAGACGAACTGGGTGTAACAATACGTCTTAATGAGGCATTTAGTAAATATGTTGATACCTTAAACGCGGCTAACACAGGTATTAAGTATAACGCCCAATCTTTATCTTCATATCAGAAGCAGCAGGCGTATGCTAATGCTGTTGTAGCAGAATCTACTCGTAGATTTGGTTATTTAGACTCTATATTGAAAGCCACTCCTTGGGAGACTTTCGGAGCTAACGCTAACTCAGCAATACGTTCTATGCAAACAACTTTTGCAACGTATTTAGAGCCTATGATAGACACTTTTAACACCTTCATTAATACCACTCAAGCTGCTCAAAGTATAGCTGCAGCAGGGTCTCAAAAGCTTACTAATAATATCATGATTGGTAGTGGATCTCCAGAGACTCAGGCCCAAGCATTACAAGCTACTAAGGATAGTCTAGATAAGGCTGAAAAGCTAGAAAAGGACTCTATAAAGCGTAGGGAAGTAGTAATGAAAGAGTATAATGAGAGGATGAAAGGTCTTAACTGGTACTCTAGACAATTAGTAGAAGGTCTACAAGGTGCAGATGGTGCAGGAGGTTTCTTAGCTAAGAACTTAGGCTCCAACAAGTATCTAGAAGAAACAGCTGCTCTAGGAAACCAGTGGAAACGTTTAAATCAGGAGATTGACGAAGGCAAGGAAAGTGTAACAACATGGTCTGCTGAGTATAACAGGGTTACTTCTGAGATAATTAAGACTAACCCTCAGCTAGCTAAGAGCCTTAATTTAGCAATGCCTGAAGGTTGGGAGGCAGGAGGAATAGCGGCTAGTAACCAGAAGGCTATAGAAGGATACGCAGAGCAGGCTAAAGCTTTGAAACAGGTACAAGCCACCTCAGGAGATATCAGTAATGATATGGCTAACGTAGGCTCTAATACAAACACTGCTGCTAAAGCTTCTGCCGCTCTTAACTCTACCCTACTCCTAGTAAAGTCCCTGTCTTTAGGTGTAGCTACAGACGCTGATAGAATAGCTAAATCTCTTAATATTGGTGTATCTAGCCTAGACCAATTAGAAAAAGCTGCAAGAGTCTATAAGGATTATTCTACTGTAGCTGCTAAAGAGAAAGAGAATGAGCTAAACGTTCAGAAAGAAATTGCTGCTGTATATGCTAAGACAGGTAGTAAGAGCAAAGCCGAAGAGGCAGGTAGAGCACTAGAAGCTAAGCAGCTAGAGGAAAATATAACTGCTTTAAAAGGCATTCTAGAAATAGATAAGCAGAACGTAGGCATACAACAAACTCTTTATGCTTTAGAAACCAAGAAGCTAAAAGTTAAGAATGAAGGTATGAAGGCAGATGAGAAAGTAAAAGACAGATCTGATAAAATCATAGGTGTAGAGCAACGTATGGCTCTACTTAGAAATAGAACTATGACGGATCAACAATATACCATTGCCCAAATACAAACTGAATTAGCTATTGAAAAGGAAAAGTATGCATGGTACTCTAAACAGGCAAAAAAACATGTAGAAGCAGAACAATCTAGACAAAAAGCGGTACAGTTAGAGAGGGACCTATGGAAAGAACGTCAGAATATGCAGGATGTTACCACTCAGGCTCAAGAAGCTGCATTATCTAGAGGACAAACTAGCCTAGATAGTGTAGGACAGTCTGCTAACCTACAGGAACAGCTAGACTTTTACAATAAGAGAAAGGCTGAAGTACGTGGCAATGCACAAGCTCAGGCAGAACTTAACCTTAAGATTCAGGACACTATAGCAGCTCAAAATCAACTGGCGATCCAGAGAAATAAGCAAATGCAGGCAAGTGTGGGATCTTCTGTAGGAGCAGTATATACTCCAACTACAGGTCTTATGGGGGATGATAAGGCTACTGCAGACATGCAGAACAAGCTAGCTTCCTATGATCAGGCTATTGCTAAAATGTCTGAACTTAATTCTGAGGCTACAGCAGTAGGCCAGAGTTTAGGTAATCTTACCAACTCCGTTATGCAGTTCTCACAAGGTAGCCTAGATATGACATCTATGGTTGCAGCGGGTATGCAGTCTGTATCTACTATGATACAGTTCTCCACTAGTAACCAGATATCTGCGATAGACGCAGCTATCTCTGCTGAACAGAAGAGAGATGGTAAGTCTGAGGAATCCAAAGCTAAGATTAAGAAATTGGAAGCAGAAAAGGTTAAGATACAGCAAGCGGCAGCTAAGAAGCAAATCATCATACAAACTGCAGTAGCAGTTATGCAGGCAGCTACTTCTATACCTTACCCATGGTCCATTCCTCTAATGGTTGCGGCAGGATTAGCGGGGGCCCTATCTCTATCACAGGCTAGTAATGCCTCTAGTATGTCATCCGTGGATAGTGGAGCAGGAACAACGGCATCTTTGTCTCTAGGAGAAAGACAAAAGAACGTTGATGTATCTATGTCTGCTAATAGAGGCGAACTGTCCTATGTACGAGGAGAGAAAGGGGTAGGTAACGCTAGTACTTTCATTCCAAGAGCAGAAGGGGGTAATATATACCCAGGAGTTAACTATGCCTTTGGTGAGAATGGCATGGAAGTTGGTACTCCTATGGTACCTATGAAGGTTACACCAGCTGAAGAGGTTGCATCTGGTAACTCAGGTAGTTCCGCAGGAGGTATAAATCTTTACGTATCCACTATGGACGCTGCAAGTTTCCGTGATTTTGCCCTAGGTAACTCCGGAGCACTAAGAGACGCTGTAGAATACGCACTAAATGAAAACGGTGCTTCTCTACGTAGACTCAGTCAGTAATACACAAAAGGAGACCTAGTGTCTCCTTTTTTCTTATATAAATAAAAAAATTATGTTGTAAATTTTTTTATTTGATGCTATAATTATTCTTAAATACAGGAGGACTCATGAGATTACCTGATCCATTTACACACCCAGGCTACGAAGGTTTGGGATTTGATAGTGTTGCATTAATAGACAACGACCCTGTACTCAGAGATGAGCTACCTAATGGGAAGGTTTCCGAGGTTAAAAATTCAGCTCAGTATTGGGGCATTGATATACAGTATCCTGATATGTTTCCGGATGAATATGCTATACTCTCTAGTACTTTATTAGGGTATAAATCACAGAGAACTACACTAGAAGTGGTTCTCCCACAATACGAAAGCTTTAGAGTACGAGGTACTACGTCTGCAGTTACTATAGCCTCTGGGCAAAAAGGTAATAAGTTAGTTATGGGGAATGTAGGCAGCTTAGAAGGGGAGCCTAAAGTAGGTGATCTATTTAAGTTCAGTAATCACACGAAGGTATACAAGATAACCTCCTTCACTAAAACTTCTAGCACCCAATGGACATTAGGACTTTATCCCGACATCTTTAAAACTACGACTGGTGCTGAAAAACCTGTATTTACTGGTATTGTTTTTACCACTAAGTTAATGAATGGTGATTCCTTTAGAGAGAGCCTTTCACACGATGGAGTATACACAGGTCTCAGCCTACAGCTTAGAGAGCATATTTCATAATGAAGAAGATACTAGACAGTGCTATAAACTATTTAGATACCACTAGTAGAATAGACATGGCATACTTAATAGTCTTAGAACTGCCGTCTTCCAGCAGCCAGACTGAGTATGCTTACCTAACTAACTACTATAAAAACATAGAGTTCAAGGGAATGTTATTCCAGACAGGTAAAGTTAAAACCCTAGGAACTCATAAACAGAATAGAAACCTTACTATTGGTACCATGACATTTACTGTTACTGGTACAGACGATGTTGAAGTAATAAAAGTCGTTAAAGATGGCGTATCTTTTCTAGAAAGAACTGTTAGAATATATCAGGCAGTTATAGATGCTAACGGGGAAATTGTTCCTTTCACTGAAGATAATGAACCATTCCTTTACTTCTCTGGTAAAGTTACTAGCGCAAGTATAAAAGACGACACAGCAACAACAGGTGCTGGCACAACAACTATTACATGGTCATGCTCTAACCAATTTTATGACTTTGATAGAGTTAACGGTAGATTTACTGATGACTCTTCCCATAGAGCCCTAGAAGTAGTTAACGGAGTTCTGGTGCCTTCTGATGCTGTTAAACGCAACGAATACAAAAACGATTTAGGCTTTTATCATGCTAATAAATCTGTCAACATCTTAGCTAAGTATCAAGTACAAGAATTAAGATACAGACTTAAATCTAAGAAGAAGCTATTTGGTTTGTCCTCTAGCTTCTCTATGGAAGAATACTACGAAACTGTTACTAAAACAGTGGATATAGACTTTAACTTAGCCGCTAAATTCTTACCTGTAGTATACGGGGTACAAAATATACCTGGTATACCAGTATTTGCGGATACGGAATTAAATAACCCAAATATAGTATACGTTGTGTACGCGTTCTGTGAAGGAGAGATAGAGGGCTTTCTGGATATACAGGTAGGAGATGCTCCTATAATCTGCTATGATGATGCTGACTCTAAAGAACGTACATGTTTCGGTAGGAAACGTGTTGTTGGTGACACAATGCATAGATTGGCTTCTGGAACAACTACTTCCTCCCCGAGCGTACATGGACAGGAATACAGATACAATGATGGTAATGGGGATATCAGGTTCTGGACTTTTCATGGTAAAGAAGATCAGTCTGCTGCACAGGTACTTGTAGATCTAGCTGCATCTGGTGGATTTTTCTTACAGAATAGTAATGGAGAGGGCCCGGAGTACTGGGATAGTAGATTCCAACTGCTTGATACCGCATATGTAGTAGCTAGATTTACTATAACTGAAGACCGCACAGACATTCCTTCTATTAACGCTGATGTCTCCGGCAAAATGATCAATGTATACGGCCCTAATGGTCTTGTATCAAATGACTCCACCTCTCTTAATGGTATTTGGCAGAGTCTAGACTACTTAACTTCTTACAGATATGGCGCAGGTCTACCTCTAGATATGTTAAGTATGCCTAATCTAATAGAGCAGGCTGCCTTATTAGACTTAGTAGACACTAGTTACGAGGGTTCTTGGAATACATACTGGAGATACACAGGGTGGAAAGATCTTTCTGCGGAAAACAGGCAGATAGTACAGCTTAATACTATAATAGACAGCGCAGAGTCGGTATTTAAAAACGTACAGAGTGTGCTAAGTTCTTTTAGTGGTGCTATAAACACAATATCCGGCCAGTATAGAATAACTATAGAAAAATGGGATACTAACCCTAGGAAGATTCATTTTCTAGATACATATGGTAATGTTGAGTTATCTGATACTACGGGCAGAAACAAATACAACTGTGTGCAGGCTTCAATATCTGACCCTGCTCTAGCATGGAAGGCTAATGCTATAACCTTCTTTGACTCTAACTTTACTAAACAAGATCTAGGCGTTGAGAAAAAGTTACAGTTATCGTTTGACTCTATAACTAACTACTACACTGCAAGATCTTTTGCTGCTAGGGAGCTTAAAAAGTCTAGGTACAGTAGAACTCTAACATTCACTATCCCATATAAGTATATAGGAATAGAGCCTAACGATGCTGTAGCTTTTACATATGAAAGGTACAATTGGGTTGATAAGTACTTTTTAGTGGATGAGGTTGAGAATAAATCAGATGGCTCTATAGAGCTTACGCTGCAAGAATATGGTGGGGATGTATTTCTTAACTCCCAGCAAGTACAGAATGATGATCAAGTACCTATAGAGACTAACACTATACTACCTCCTAGAGATGTGGTATATGAACCTGCCATAGTAGGTTCAGCAGACCCAGGAGTAAATGGTGCTATAACTTGGTTACCAAGTCTGACAAATAGTGTTACTCACTATACTGTTAGAACCTCCTACTCTATAGATAGCTTTACTGTAAATGCTGTAGATTCTAGTCCTAATACTAGGATGAGTTTACCTATAAAAGAACAACCTGAAGGTATTGTAACAGTGGAAGTAAGAGCTGTAGATGTTACAGGTAAGAGAAGTTCTCCTGTTACCTTATCCTTTACTCTTAACGCTGCTACTAATTTATCCGTGGTCAGTAACTTTGTCCTCGTGAATAGAGTTGCAGGTACAGATGAATTTTTTGGCCCAGACGTTATTCTAAGGTGGGATGCTATACCAGAGGCTGGTATCACTCCTGATATATCATATAGGATACAAGTATATGCTCTAGGTACTATGGTTAGAGAAGTACTTGTTAACGCTTTAGGGTACACATATACCCTACCCCTTAATAAGCAAGATTATTTTGCTGAAAATCAGATTCTAGGTATAAATAGAAGCCTCAACTTTAGAATCCGAGCGGAGGGTGCTAAAGGAGAGCAATCAGTGGGATGGACTGATATATGATAATAAATAACGCTACGGAAAAGCTAGTGATTCAGTCACTAGCCCCTTCTTACACAAAACTTTATGTTCTACATAGTATATACAGAGACTATGACGTAGTTGGTAGGTCTTTCTGGACGTACGGATCTGGAGTAGCTTCTGAGCGTAGAGACATAACAGATACATCAATAAACTTTGCAACACTATCAGGATTTAATTCTAGCACTGAATATTCCTTAAGAGGAGCATTCTTTGACGCCATGGTTGATGCCGAACTTTTAGAGGCCCAAATTGGTATTAACCTGTCAGATGCCACCTCTTTTACAACAAAACAAATGCCTACCATTACCTCAGTTCAATCTATAGCAGAGTCTGTAGACGTAGGGGTAGGCCCACCAAGAGTCAGTATTAGTACTCTTGGTGACGCTGATTACTGCATTCTAGAGTTTAAAGAAGTAGGGGCATCAACATGGAGACGTTATTACACAGGTGCTCTAGCTCCTACCATAACCTTTAGTGGTGTTCCTATTGGTGAGTATAATGTTCGTATAGTGGGGTTTATAACTCTTCCTGATGGATCTACTACAGAAGCATCCACTCCATTTGAATTCCCACAGGTACTGACAGTTTTATATAACTTCATACCTCCTAGTGCTCCAAAGAATATACAATTTAAAGCTGCGCGTATTCAAGACGGTAAAGAACGTTATGATGTTAGGGTAGAGTGGGATTGGGAAAAAGATATAGGTGCCAATGTAAGAGAGTTCTCTCTCCACTATGTAGAGTTCGATGAGTTTGCAGTAAGTGGGTGGGAAAAAGCTCAGGTAATTAACGTGGGTGCAGCTAGAGCAGCAACTATAACTTCGTTCCCATTCAACAGACGATACAAATTCAAAGTCTCTTCTATAGCATGGGGGCCAGATACTCAAGCTATAACTGAGGCACCTTCTGTAGAGTACATCCTTACTGAGGATACTATACTTGATTCAAGCTTTACTAATGAAACTGGTATAGAAGTTAACTATGCACATATAAAGGGTAGTTTTAAGGATGGAACTATATGGAGACAGTCTTTCCTTATAGATGCTGCTACTGGTGCTGTAAGCTTAGGGGCACTGGATTCCGAAGGTAGAGCACCAATATCTTTTGACCCTCTAAGTAGAACTGTTAACGTGGATGGTTCCGTTATAACCAAGAGTATATACTCCGCTAACTTTATTCTTACTAATCTTACTGGAGAAGATAACCCAGCAATATTTAGTCAGGGAAAGAATTGGGGTGATAATAACTCAGGAATCTGGATGGGTATGGATAATACTACCCTAAAGCCTAAGTTCGAATTAGGTAACTCCACTCAGTTTATACGCTATGATGGGGATACTCTTAGGATTTCAGGGGATACAGTAATAGGAACCCCTAGTGGGGATATAGATATTAGCACTGGTTTACAAGGTAAACAGACAGTATTTATATATAGGTTAGCTCCCCCTGTTATTACATCTCCACCAGCTAGTCCTGATTACCCTCCAGAAGGTTGGTCAACTACCCCTCCTGCGAGAACTTCTAGCCTTCAGTCTATATACGTTTCTACAGGTCTTTTAAACCCTATAACAAACAAACTAGTAGACGGAGAGGTCTGGAGTAATCCTTCTATGTGGACAGGAGTAAGGGGTGCTGACGGTACTTCTGCTAAAAATTTCAGTATTAGTAGTACAGCTCAGTCTTTCTCTTTCACAGGGGAAGGTGCAGTTAAGAGTGCTAGTACTATTACCTTCACAGGTAATAGATCAAATGCCGCGGGTACTATAACGTGGACTGCACGTAATAACTCTAGTGCTATAGTACCTTTAAGTATAACAGGAGATACTGCTACTCTATCTGTAGCTAACTTTGGTGCTTCCTTGTTTGTTACAGTTACTGCAACTTGCGATGGAATATCCGATGTTATAACTATAGTAAGACTGATTGACGGATCTAACGCACTGACTGGGTACCTAACTAACGAGTCCGTGTCTGTACCTGCAAGTTCTACTGGAGTGGTTTCTAGTTTTTCTGCTGCTACAGGACAGTTTAAGGTATTTTATGGGACTTGGGATGTGTCTTCCGCATGTACGTTCTCACTAGTAGCTTCTAGCGCTGCTACTGGTGCAATAGGTAGTGCTTCCGGAACATATAATATATCTGCAATGTCAGCCAATTTAGGTAGTATTACTCTTAGAGCATCTCATCCTACTTATGGTACTGTAGAGAAAATCTTTAGCATCTCTAAATCTATAGCAGGTGTGGAAGGTATTGCAGGTACTGCTGCTAAAGGGTTCAGTATTACTTCTACCGCTCAAAGTTTTGTATATACGGGTATCGGTACTCTTAAATCTGCCCCTAGTATAGTGTTCACAGCCCTTAGACAGAGTACTACTGCAAACGTTACCTGGTCAGCGGTGTCCAATACGGGAGCTACTGTAGCTTTAACATCTGTTAGTAATACAGGTGCTACTCTTACTTCAGCTAACCAAGGGGGTTTTGCTTGGGTTACTGTAACTGCAACATGTGATGGGATGTCTGATAAGATAACTATAGTACTGCTTACTGATGGTTCTAACGTTATGAGTGGGTACTTAACTAACGAAGCTGTAGTTTTAGATTCTAACTCAGACGGCTACGTACAAGTGTATACTTCGGCTACAGGGTATTTTAAGGTATATTTTGGCACAGCAGATATAACGTCTCAGTGTACCTTTTCAGTGTCTAACCCATCTAACTTAACAACTAGCATTAACTCTGCAGGGCTGTATAGCACTACTGCAATGGCTCCCGGGGTAGGAGTAACTCAAGGGTATTCTGATTTGACTGCTACCCATCCTACTTATGGTTCCATAACCAAAAGACTAAGTATTTCTAAGTCTTTAGCTGGTAGAGGGTACAATGTAATATACACTACTAACTTTGAAAACAGTTCACGAGGTTCTTGGAATGGTTCTCCTATACAAGATGATTCTGCACTTGTACCTTTAGGCTTTACAAAGTACATGCCTTGCTATGAAAGGGACACCCTAGAGGCTAATAATATTGTATCAGTAGTAGCTGGAGAAAAGTATAAGGTTAGAGCACTGATCAACACAGAAGCATCACAGCAGACGGTATACCTAGGTGCTAGGCTATTAAATGCTGAGAAAGAACACGTCACATGGGCTATCGCAGATGGAGCTGGTAGGGCACCTACTCCTGGGTGGGGTGTTATACAAGGTACGCTTACAATACCTAATGGTGTCGCGTATATAATACCATGGATACAGAGAAGTGGGCCGCATGGTACTGCTAATGGGTACTCTAGGGTTACTGATATATCCTTTGAAGATTTATCTATGAAGGGTATAGATGGGACCGACGGTAATGATGGTACCAGTGTTCTTGTTCAATGGTCTGTAAATGGAGTTAATAACTGGCACGATACTTATGTTGCTGGGGATAAGTACATGAGACAACAAGTTTCTGGAGCTTGGGGTCCAGCTGCAAAAGTAGTAGGGGAAGACGGTACAAACGGTACTGCAGGAACTTATGTATCATTTATCTTCAGAGCCTCTACTACCCGACCTCCTCAGCCTCTAGGACAGAATCCCCCTGGATGGACTGACTCACCTCCTTCTAGTGGTGTTGTATGGATGAGTAGTGCCACGAAAACAGGGGATACCGGTTTTCTATTATCTGCTTGGTCTGTACCAGTTAAACTTACTGGGGAGACTGGTGCTAAAGGGGACTCTATAACAGGGCCTGCGGGTACTAGAGGGGTTGGTACATATACTCAAGCAGTAGCTGGCTTAGCAAACTTTGACACTACTATTGCTTGGAATTTCTTTATAAGTAATTTCGGGTCTGGGCCTGTAGCTGGTGATGTATTAACTCAATATAGAACAGGTGCTCCTAACATAGCATTTACAAGGTACTGGAATGGAGCAGCTTGGACAGCCGCAGCATTGGTGGTTCATGGGGATATGATAGTAAATGGTACTATACCAAGTGCTAAGATTATCGATGCGTCTATTACTAGTGCCAAGATTCAGGATGCGGCTATTACTAATGCTAAGATAGCTAATGGTACTATCACTAATGCTAAGATTCAGGATGCTGCTATTACTAGGGCTAAGATATCTACTACTCTAGAGTCTGATAACTTTGTTAACAACTCTACCGGTACGTCTATAAATTTTGCTACAGGGCAAATCCAGATGAATAGTACAGGGGCAGGGGGTAGAATGACCATAACCAATGAGAGGATAGATATTTATGACGAGAATAACAGACTCAGAGTTAGAATAGGAAAACTATAATGGCATACGGTGTTCAAATAACTCCTAGTACGGGTAAACCTTATACTTTTACGGAAGATACAATGTTTGTATACTTAGCAGCTGCTGGGCAAACGAACAGTATAGGTCAGCATTATAATACAGGATACGTACCCCCACCGGGGTACGATATTGTTGTTATAGTTCCTACTTCCTTATCTCATACACCGGATACTCCTTCTTCTTATATAACTCACTACATAAATAACGCAGGACAAGTGGTACTACATATTATACCAGACTATATTAGGAATACTTATATTCTTAGGGGTACTTACTGGTATATCCTATTGGTACCTAAGTTAGATGTAAAAACATCGTCTTATGGTATAAGTATATTAGGAGGTAATCGCTACACAGAATTATCTGATGGAACCAAGGTAACTACTTGTGTATACTATGGAGATGTAACAGTGTACACTGGATGGCACCCTAGGAATGTATTACCAAGTTTTAATGATAGTACGCACTTGTGTTTTTACTACTATGAAGGTGACTACGCAATGATAGGAACAGATAATGGTAGTTTACGATTTATGGATTGGAATGGTTACTATAACCATGGTAGGAGCTGGCCTGCAAAGGTAGTAATACTATCAAGAACTACATTAAGAGCTACTAGTTCTGGTATTAATATATGGGCTAAGAATGGTGATGTAGTATTTAACTCTTCAGACATGCAGGTAGGTACAGGTAAGATTATAACAAACCCTTCGGATACATTTACTTTTAGTATACCTGGTATTAATAGACCTATGTTTTTACCAGAACGTTGTGCTAAGAATGGCCCTGTTGAATATTGGAGAGCCAGTAAGGGCAACCAATTAACAGCTAACGGAGTTAACTGGGGGTACGCGTCGCCTTTTATGACCCTAGACTTCGCTCAGAGTATTTTCATAGACGCAGATAATTACTTTAACTTTTAAGGAAAACTAAATGACAGAGAATAAAACGTTAGACTTAATAGTAGACCAAAACGTGCCTTTTGGTCTTGTACTTCAGTTTCAAGAAGATGACGGTACGGTTTCAGATTTAACAGGGTTTACTTTAAGAGGCAGTATTAAAAAAGAACTAGAAGATGCCTCAACACTTACAATATATGGGCTAAGAATGGTGATGTAGTATTTAACTCTTCAGACATGCAGGTAGGTACAGGTAAGATTATAACAAACCCTTCGGATACATTTACTTTTAGTATACCTGGTATTAATAGACCTATGTTTTTTACCAGAACGTTGTGCTAAGAATGGCCCTGTTGAATATTGGAGAGCCAGTAAGGGCAACCAATTAACAGCTAACGGAGTTAACTGGGGGTACGCGTCGCCTTTTATGACCCTAGACTTCGCTCAGAGTATTTTCATAGACGCAGATAATTACTTTAACTTTTAAGGAAAACTAAATGACAGAGAATAAAACGTTAGACTTAATAGTAGACCAAAACGTGCCTTTTGGTCTTGTACTTCAGTTTCAAGAAGATGACGGTACGGTTTCAGATTTAACAGGGTTTACTTTAAGAGGCAGTATTAAAAAAGAACTAGAAGATGCCTCAACACTTACAGATTTTGATACGGAAATAACTTCTGCCACTGGAGGACTAGCATCTATACTTCTATCTAAGGCTTCTGTGCAAATTCTAGTTGATAATATGAGTGACAAGCCCTTGAGTGCATACGATATACGTCAGAGAATGGTCGGCTATTACGACCTTCTGCTAGTTAATGGTACCAAATCTTTCCGAATCATGCAGGGCAGAGTTATTATAAGCCTAGGAGTAACAGATGGCAACTAAGATAATTGTTCAACAAGTTTTACCTTACGAAGATTCCCTAACAGTATCTAAGTATCCTAAATATACTATTCAGCTAGCTACTAGTATTGGAGGTTTAACCGCTGCTGAAATGGCAGGATACGTAGAGCAAGCCCAAACAGCGGCAGAACAAGCTGATAGCTCAGCTAATACTGCCCAAGGATTTGCTAACAGTGCCTCTACTAGCGCTACACAAGCAGCTTCCAGTGCAAGTACAGCGGCGGTTAATGCTGTTGATGCAGCTTCGGCGGCTTCTTCAGCATCAGATGCTAGAGACGAAGTTGTTGCGATCAAAGATGATGCTATAGCAGCAGTTAACGATGCTGCTGAAGATATCATTGAACAGGTAGGGGAATCAGTAACTGTAGCCCAGAACGCTGCTGCATCAGCATTAGCTAGTGCAACTACAGCAACTACTAAAGCTGCTGAAGCTAGCTCCTCTGCTATATCTGCATCAAATAGTAGAACAATAGCGCAGAATAGTGCTACAAGTGCTCAGACTTCCGCAACTACAGCAACTACAGGTGCTAACACTGCGACTACTAAAGCCAGCGAAGCAACTACAGCTGCAACTACTGCAACTACAGCTGCAACTACTGCAACTACTAAAGCAGGAGAAGCCTTAGCCAGTGCTACTACAGCCTCAACAGGTGCAACTACTGCAACCACTAAAGCTGCAGAAGCAAGTACATCTGCAACAACAGCTAGTACTGCTGCAACTACTGCAACTACAGCTTCTACCTCTGCTTCAGCAAGTGCTACTAGTGCTCAGTCTGCAGCTACTACAGCTACAACCGGTGCAACTACAGCTACTACTAAAGCTAATGAGGCTTCAGCAAGTGCTACTACTGCGTCAACAGGTGCAGCTACGGCTACTACTAAAGCTACAGAAGCTACTACGGCAGCTACTACAGCCACTGGTAGAGCTACAGCAGCGGCTAACTCTGCAACAGCTGCCCTAGCTTCTCAAAATGCAGCTACAGAGGCAGCAACTTCTGCACAAACAGCGGCAGCAAGCGTCGCTACAGCAGCGGAAGATGTAGAAGAATACGCAACACAAGCAGCAGCTTCGGAAGTAAACTCTAAGGCTAGTGAGTTAGCAGCGCATACATCAGAGTTAAATGCTAAAGCTAGTGAATTAGCAGCCAAAACTAGTGAAACTTCAGCTGCAGTATCAGCTGCCAGTGCTGATGAAGATGCTACTACTGCTGCTGAAAGTGCCACTAGTGCACAGACTTCAGCTACTGCTGCAACTACTGCTGCAACTACAGCAACTACTAAAGCTGCTGAGGCTTTAGCTAGTGCAACAAGTGCTACAGAGTCTGCTACTACCGCGTCTGATGCTGCTACAACTGCTACTACAGGAGCATCTGAGGCCACTAATTCTGCAACAGCAGCTAAAGAGTCCGAAGATAACGCTAAGGATAGTGAAGAAGCAGCCGTGGCTGCATCAACAACAGCTTCCAGTGCAAGTACAGCGGCGGTTAATGCTTCTACTAACGCAACAGCAAAAGCAACAGAAGCAACAGAAGCTGCAACATCTGCTACTGCAAGTAGTCAACAAGCAGCTAATAGTGCAACATCAGCACAAACGTCTGCAACTACAGCAACCACTAAAGCTACAGAGGCAAGTGCTAGCGCTGTGACAGCTACAACTGGAGCAACTACTGCTACTACTAAAGCTACAGAGGCTAGCTCTAGTGCATCAAATGCCTTAGCTTCTGCTAACGCTGCTCAAGCCTCTGCAACTTCAGCTTCTACTAGTGCTACAGCAGCTACTAACTCCGCAACAGCGGCAGCGGCAGCATCAAATGTGGCTACAGAAGCAGCAGCAGACTCTCTAGAGTACTCCAACAACTCTAGTGACAGTGCTACTAGTGCTCAGACTTCTGCAGATACTGCAACCACCAAAGCTGCAGAAGCGTTAGCTAGTGCCAATACTGCTACTCTAGGAGCTCAAGCATCAGACTCTAGTAAAGTGGCAGCTCAGGCGGCGCAAGAGGCTGCGGAAGAAGCGGCAGCTAGTGCAGCTAACAGTGCTATTATTGCTGGGACAAGATACCCTATTAGTCAGATTCTAGATGTATCTACATTCGAAGCTCCTACAGCAGCTACAGATAGTGGGGTAGCTTCCGGATACGGTGCTAAAGTTACGGGTAATACTGGTGTAGCATTTGGTTACAAGTCAATATCCCTACAAGGTACTGCTATTGGTTACCAAGCTTCTGTTACAGGAACAGGTATTACAATAGGTAGAGGATCTGTTACAAGTACGGGGGTTACTATTGGTAACACAAGCAGCGCGGGAGCAGGTACATCAATAGGTAATAACGCTAAGTCTGTTGGAGGCGTGTCCCTAGGAGATACTGCGGAATCTACAGATACAGGAGTTGCCATAGGTAACAATGCTAAGTCAGGTGGTACTAGCCTAGCATTCGGTACTTCCTCAGTTTCAACAGGTAATGGTGTTGCTATGGGGGATGGTGCTAATGCAGTAGATACAGGAGTTTCTATAGGAGCTGGAACATACGCTGATGAAGCTAATACAACTGTAGTAGGTGCATATTCTGGGGCCTACGTACCTAACAGCATCATTATAGGTAATAACTCTTTTACTAACAATGCTCCTGACGGTATTATTATAGGTTCTGGAAGTAACAGCTACGGTGGTACAGCTATAGGTAATAATGTTAGAGCTTACGGACCTAAAGGTATTGTTATAGGTGCTAACCAACACGGGTATGGTCAGTCTATATCTATTGGTAATCAGGCTAACGTGACATATAAGAATAATGAGGATGGTACAGACCCTAGTGGTGGACTACAAGACTATATTTCTTATGGTATCGCTATAGGTGCCTCTGGTAGCGACTATGCTACTGCAGATTACCCATTTGATTACGGAGAGACTGTAGCTTACCATAATAGTATTGCTATAGGGACTAATTCCCACGCTAGAACCAAAAAGGTTGACTACAATGCACAGGCTATAGCACTAGGATTTTGTGCAAATGCGTATGGTAATTATTCTGTAGCTATAGGTAGTTACTCCACAGCAGGTACTTATGCTTCTGGAGACAACTATGATGACGCTCCTGTTGTTTCATTTGGTGGGGGTGTAGGTACTACTAAGGTGCCTACTAGACGCCTAATAAATGTTACAGATCCTATTAATCCTAATGATGCAGCTACTAAAGCATACGTAGATGCTAATATAAGCGGTGGTGGGTTCGAACCTATTTCTGTGCTAGATTTCTTAGAAGAGTCTAGTGATACGGTAGAACTACCGTTTTCTATGGTAGGGGGAGGTTTAACTCTCAGTTTAAAATGGGTTGTTACAAAATCTACGGATACTGTGACGTGTTCTCTACAGAGAGTAGGTTCTTCCCCTGCTCCTAGTGCTCCAGCTAGTATGGATATTATATATACTAGACAGAGTACTCCGTCATCAGAAGGATCTATATCCACTATTGGTAGAAGTATAGCTGGAGCAATGATTACGGTAGATACCCCATCCTTTGAAGTATTTAATATAGAAGGTGCTAATGTGGACTCTCACGTTTGTACTATGCATATTAAGGAAGGTATAACCCAAAATAACTGCATGCAATTTACTATGACTATTACTCCGTATGGTAGTGACAACTATCGTGTTTTAATATGGGGTATTCCTACAAGAACTGCGTAAATTTATAAGCAAAAAAGCCAACCTGCGAGGGTTGGCTTTTCTTTTATTATCTATTATACTTTTCCTGAAGATCCCCATCCTTTCTCCCCACGATTAGTCTCTGAAAGCTCATCAACTACAGTGAAAGAGTGTGGGTTGTAGTGTGGTACTATCACCATTTGCACAATTCTTTGGAAGTTTTCAAGAATTACATCTTCTGTACCATCATTAGTTATTTCCATAGCTAATTCTCCACGATAATCAGAATCTATAACTCCTAACGTGTTAGCAAGTCTACACTTTAGTCTGCCAGTAGAGCTTCTAGGGGCTATTAGTCCTACCCATCCCTTAGGAATCGCTACACTAACCCCTGTTCTATACCGTTTTGTTTCTCCTGGGGGGATCACCGTCATTATATCAGTTGATTTATTTCCTAGATATAATCGTAAATCCATTCCTGCTGCTTCTTCACTTCCTACATGAGGCATGCATTCTAAATATGCTAACTTAATTTCCATTAGTAATCTCCTCTGCTAGGGTATCCAGTACTTTGTTAATAGAATCCATTGCGTCTTGCCCCACTGCCATAATAGCGTCCACACAGAAGCTATTTAAATCTACTAGACTTAAATTCCTCATAATTAAGTCTCCTGATGCATTTAAGTTTTGAATAAACTTTTGTTTACCTGGAAGTGGAATCTGGTCTATAATATCTAGGGCACTCCCGTACTCTTTAATAATATTATATCCTCTTTTGATTCCTATGCCCTCTACACCAATAATGTTATCTCCTGTATCCCCCATAATTGCTTTCAATGAGATAAACTGGTCTACAGTATCAACCCCATGGTGATCATACATAGTTTCTATTCTATACTCTTTTCGAGTCTGGAAGGAGAATCTAGATGTTTTCTCATCCAGTAGAATATCCCAGTCTCCATCTGTAGATATAAGCCAGATATGGTCGTATAAATGACCAATCCTAGCCTTAATATACGCTGCTATGTCATCTGCTTCTATACCTCTAATTCGTATAGTGGGTAGGATTGCAGCACATAGCTCAAATGCTTCTGCTACACATTCGAAGAATGCTCTACTTTCTTCTTTCTCCTGCTCAGATTGGCTATCATACTTAGCATCCCTGTTCGCCTTGTACTCAGGATCTATCTCTGTTCTGAATATTGATTTGCCCTTATCTCCTAGTACAATAGTATGCCTAGCACTATACGACTTAGCAAAAGAATTGATAGTCTTAGTATAGCTTGTGGAAAAGGACTCTCCCTTGTTTCCGTTAAAACGAAATGCTAAGTTAGTTCCATCAATAATTACTAGATTACGGCGGGCTTTTACTTCTGCTTCGGCCTCTTCGGCCATAGTTTTCCAAGATTTCACTATTATTTCTTCTCCAGCATGAGGGAACGGTTGAAACCTACCCACTTATCAAAGTTTCCAATTACGATTTCAAATCCGCCCTTACCTAATATGATATGCGGACTCACGAATAGTATATCCACTAAAGGATCATCAGTACTTAAGGCTATTAACCAGTCCCCTCTGTCTTTTTTAAAGACTAGAAGAGGTCTCATGTGCATCTGTTCAGCTTCTCGGACTGTTTGAGACCACCACTTCTCTAGTATAGATTCTGTAGCGTTAAGTAGATTGCTAGAAATGTTATCTCCGGCATACCATTTAACCTCTATGCAGTACTTACTTCTATACTCACAGGTTGCAGGAAGGTACACATCTCCTTTCAATCCGTGGTTTTGTCCAAAGGCTCCAGAGCCAGGAACTCGTTCCCACTCTGAAAGCCCTGTTACTTGACGGAGTTTATCTCTTACTTGATACTCCCCTCTTTTCCCTTTTTCTCTGCTATCTGTCATTGTTCTATATACGATTTACCAAACTGGTCTTGCTCAACGGATACTTTGTGAGCTAATGGGTGCGTTCTGCCATGAGATACTATCACTGAGTTAAGTTCATGCTCTTCTATGAGAAGCTCTACTAAGGTCTCCAATCCTTTAGGGTCTATGAAACTTACTACCTCATCTAAGAATAGGAGGTTAACTTCCACTTTACTAAGCTTACTGAGCATTACACGTATAGCAAGTAGGGTAGCAATGCTTATCCTAGATTGCTGCCCAGTTGAACAGTTTTCCATGTTGGTTTTATTACCGTCCTTGAAGATAACTACTTTCAGTTTAGTATCTTCCAATTCAAATCCTAGCGCAAACTCTCCACTAGTCATTATCCCTAAGTAATGGTTAATAAGCCCCTCAAAAGACTTTATACTATACTCTATCTTATAGGATATAAGGTCTTTCATAGTCAATATCGCTACATCTAATTCTGCACTACCACTTTCTAACTCTACTAACTCATCCATTATACTTTCTAAGGATGACTCAGTTTGTACTTTCTGTTCCAGAAGAACTTCTCGCTTAGCATTACTAGCCGCTATACGCTGGTTCTCTTTTCGTACTTTTTCAGAATCTCTCTTAGCTACGGATATTTGTGTTTCTAAGCTAGTCTTTCTATTTTGTAGAAAACTTTCATCCTCTAGCTGTCCTATAGCTTCTAAATCAACAGATGACTCAAAAGACTTAACCTCTTCTATAGCCCTGTTAAGTTTATTCTTACCAGTATTATATGCCTCATGAGCATCTTTATCTAGTGTTAACTGATCTAACTCTACTTTAAGAGCATCTCTTGTTGCTGCCTGCTGTACAAATAGAGTTTTTAATTCTGCCATAGCTTGTTCAGAGGCACTCTTGTCTAAGTTAGTACCACAAGTTGGGCAAACTGAATTTTCCACATCAGATTTAAACCTCTTGTACTTAGCCTTTGTATCCTCAGACAGAGCCAGAATCTTGGTGTACTCTTTATAAACACTAGAGTAGTGCTCTAAGTTAAAAACTGTAGGCTGTATATTCATTAAAGGTTTCTCAGCATCTATAACGTTTCGTAATAGGTGTTGATACTTTCTTTGTAGATCTAAGTTTTTGCCTCTGTTATTCAAAGCTAAGTTAGTCTTTGCTAGTTCTTCTTGTAGCTCTGAAAGAAACTCAGAATTATCTTGCTCAGGTATACTATCTAGATACTCAGGGATATCTTTACAGCTACGTAGTGTATTCTGTAGTACGTCTTCCTGACCAGATAAGAAGTTAAGCCTATTTGAAATGGCTTTCTTTTCTTCTTTTAATTTATCCGAAATTTCGGAGTAGACGTGTAGGTCTAGTAGTCCCACTAGAAAAGTTTTTCTCGCTGCATCCGTAGTCTTTAGAAAGTCCATACTTGAACCCACTGATTGGTATATCAGTTTAGTCATAGTCTGGAAGTCAGCGCATAGAATATCCTGCTCAAGTAGCTTATACGTTTGGGTAGCCGTATGTCCACTAATATCAACTCCGTTTTGTAGCAGAGTTACTTTAGCGGTGGATTTAACTATTTTAGTTAGGACGTATTTGTCTTGACCTTTAGAAAACTTTAGTTCTATAGAATACTCTTTCTTAGCAGAATTCCATGCATGTAGATCTTCTTTCTTTATACCTCTACTATTCTTGTTATATAACACTTCTTCCAGAATAGTGGCTATAGTAGACTTACCTACACCATTGGCACCTACTAATTGAGTAACTGCGTGGTTATTGAAAGAAATCTTAACATTATCCCCATAAGACATCACATTGCTGAATACTAGGGATTCAATTACTATCTTTGACATACTTCTGTATCCTCCCCACTACTCTAGATATCTTATCAGAGTCTAGGTTCTGTATTTTTTCAAGGTAAAGAGCGGCCTCTTCAGTAATAGATAACCCCTCTAGGTTTAATTTAGCTTCAGAAGTTATGTTATTATTTATCTTCTTATCAAATAACTCTGAATCTACATTCAAACCTTTAAGATCTAGGATATCCCCCTCTATTTCATAGATGGTATGGTCATATTCAGTTTTCACCATCTCATCTTTACTCTTAACTGTTTTTCGTATAAGTTGAGGTAAGTCACCTAAGTCTACCCATTCAACTTCTTTTGTATCAGTATCTATAATATAGCAGCCGTTAGTATATGTGGGTCTTTCTCTGTGGAAAGATGTAGTCATTGGAGACCCCGGATACATTAAACCCACCCCGTCCATAATCAGCTGAGTATTAGATACGCTATGTAGATCACCTGCTATAACTCTAGCATACCCGTGCTCTACAAATCTCATTAAGTCTATTTCGGGCGACACGTGAGGTTCTATAGTACCCCTTACATGTGTAAAGCAGAGTTCACTTTGTGCGGGAACCCATTCCTTTTTATGCAGCTCTATAAAGTCTATAATATCAAACTCTTTACTACGATATGGAGATCTAACTACACTCCAATTATGCCCTGTAGATTCATATATAACTTCTGCTAAGTTATACAAGCAGGACTCTTTCTTATTTAAAGCCTCATGATTACCTGAGTAAATTAATCCAGTGTGGTCTAGCAGTTTAAGGAAGTGATGCATTAGCCCCACTTCCGCAGAAGAAGGTGTTGCAACGTCTAGTAGATCCCCACCTATAATGTGCAGGTCACACTTCTTATCTACAAAAATACTGGACAGTCTCTCTCCTAGCAAAATAAATCTATTTATCTGCCAGTCAACAGGTACATTTTTTGCTTTTAATTTGATGTGATGGTCAGCTGAGAATAGTATTCGCATTTTTATCCTAAAAAGAAAGGGAGCTTATTAGGCTCCCTTTGGTATTGTTAATCCAGTTCGTTTACTGCTTCCTGATCAATGGGTTTTGAAGAAGTTTTAGTACCTTCTCCATTACCATCGGATTGGTTGCCTTCAATCCAAGAAGTAACTGCTTCTTTCAGTTCTTCGTAAGAAGGAACTGGGTACAGTTCATCAAGAGATGGAACTTTCTCAAACTTCAAGAAGTCACCGTTTTCATCAGTAAGCGCTTCACCAAGGATATCATTAGTATCCTGCTCATAACGCTTGGATTCTGCACTTGCTGGGTTAGTGAGTGCCTGCTGGAACTTCATGGCAGAAATCTGACGAACTTCATACTCAGTATCAAAACCGGTACCCTTCTTCTCGATTTCGATATCGATATCGTATGGGTTATCCAGATCCAATTGCTTCATTGTAGACTGAATACCTTTCAGGATAGTAGCCTTAACTTCCATTACTTTCAGCTTGTTATCGGAACGGTCAATAACAAAAGCAATGTAGTTCTTCTTAGGCTTCAATGGAACCTTCTCTTGGGTCTTCTTATCGAGTTCTTTCTCGAAGAATCCCATATCGTGAATTGGGTCAGCCTTACCACGAACAAACTGTTCCTTAGTACGGTTGAAACGTAGGCATTCAAACGGTGCTGGCTTACCGTCGTTGTTATTTACCCAGTAAACATAACGAGGTAGAACCCCAGATACAATACGTACCTTAGTAACACCGTTGTTAAATTTCAGAAAGTCAACTTTATCGTTAGAACCGCCAGTAGTATCGCCCCATGACTTAGCCATATTTTATTTCCTCATTAAAGATTAATTTATCTCGATCGATTGTGATCAGTTTGTTGGTTGTAATAACCTGTTTAGGTATCCAGAGTGGAACTGACTGAATATCAAGGCTAGAGCTACCTGTTAAGGTATAGTCAGAATAACTTCTAAAAGAAAGAACTCCTAGATACTCTGCTAACATCAGATAGGGTAACTTAAAGGGATTATAAGTAATTATGTTCTCATTTATAATGAATGAGTGTCCCACCAAAAGTTTATTAGCCTCTGGCTCAAGCACAAGATTTTCAAGACATTGAACGATTAACTTGGGGTTTCCTTTAGACAAGATGTAAATCTTTTCATAATCGAAAAATATCACTCTTTCCCTCGCTAATCAATACAAATATTATATAACAATTATAACTCTTTGCCAAATGCAATTTTTGCTAATTCAGCTGCATCCGCATCTTTCATGTACTTAACTTCCCAACCGTTGGCATAGTAGACCCCTACTCTTCCTTTAGCTTGGTTAAATCCTGTGCCTCCTTTCAGAGCCAAGTCCACTACTATGGGAGGTAACTTCCTATCCCCAGGTACTATTCGTTGTACTCTACCTGCTAGTTGCTCTATTAAGGATTCATTATTTATGAGACTACCTAAAACTAAACAAGATAACTCATTTAATGATATCCCTTCCGCAAATATAGACTGAGCAGCTAATAACACGGCTCTATCATCTAATGCTACAGCCTCTAGTATAGAGTCTCTGTCCTCTAGTGGAGTACTTCCTGTGATAATATAAGCAAATATCCCCATCTCTTCCAAAGACTCTCTAATAGAGAGCAGAACGTTTGTCCTCTCCGCTACTAACAAGACTCTATGTCCTAGATTATAATACAGGGATGATAGCGCTGTTAATGTTCTTAGGAAAATTGGGTGAGTATACACTGCTGTAGCCCTATCTGCCCAAGGTACTACTAAGTTACCTGACACTTCTAAAGGCACATCATACCTATGAATAGTAGGTTCCAAAGTATTAGCTACTGCTGGGGAAAATATAGTGAAGCCAAAGTAGTCTTTAAACATTACATTAAGACCGTCCTTCCGTTTTAATGTACCAGATAGACCTATCTTATAACGCGCGTGACTAGCTTCCAAGAACTTAGTAAATGTGGTTGCTACGCAGTGATGCACTTCATCTACAATCACTAACCCAAATTCTTTGGCTAGAGCTTCTCCATGTTTATTGAGGGTTTGTATATTACTTACTACTATCATAGGCTCTATATTGAATTTTCCAGAACCTATTACTCCAGGGTAAAAACCAAATAACTTATAAACTTCTTTTTCCCATTGAGCTCGTATGGATGTATTGGTACATATAACTAAAGTCTTCTGCCCTAGTTTATACGCTATCCATAAGGCTAGGATAGTCTTTCCGAACCCAGGCTTACCGTTTATCAAACAGGTATCTATGCACTCATCATAAATCTCCTTCTGATCTAGACGCATAGGTACTACAGGTTCTGGCAGATTTACTGGCACTCTAACTCTTTTATCTACGATCTCAGCTTTTATACCTTTAGCTTCTAGTAGATCTAATCTAGATACAGGCATCCATTTTATTTCTGGACCAATACTACCACTATTCTTATACGCTTTAGGATACTTAGCTCCTGGCTGCTGTATATGATAAGTAGTTTGCTGACTACAATACTCCCATAACTCTTCCCCTGGCTTAAAATAAGCCTTGTTAGATATAACTACTTTCATATCTTAATCCGTAGTCTAGGAGACTCAGGTCTCTCCTCGTGTACGTCAAATAACACAAAACTATTCTTGTACTTAATCACAGAAACCCATTTAGGTATATGGTGCAGTATAAACGGAGTATTTATTCCTCTTACAAAGCACTGGTATTTGCCATTAAATAGTCGGGAACCTGATAATACTCTCTTAACCTCTATCTGATAGTACTTTGCTTTAAGCCTATTAAAGACCTTTCCTGAAGAATCAATAAATACTTTAGACTTAGATAACACTATCTGGGAAAGAGTACTGAATTCTTTCTTTAATTTGTATAATTTGTAAGGTAACTCCCCCTTAGGAGTGATAGCCAGTTTTAATCTTCTCTGTCTAAAATTACCCTCCAAACTTGGGTTATCCAAAATATACTTATCAAATCTGGAGACTACAACTAAGTAGTCTCCTTCTTTGACCATTTCCTCGTACTGTCTTAGAGCATAGATTGGCAGTACAGCATCTATCATGCTGCTTTCTTATGCCAATCAAATAGATAGATTGCTTTATCTACTTTGCTTAAGCTGTTGTGCTCAGGATGATTCTTATCTCCAGCCACTACAGTTAGATATTCCCTATCATTGGACGCTAGTAGTGTATCTACATATCTAGCGAACGCTGGATCCTCGATACAGGCAACATCAGGATGCTGAACCTTAATCTTACCACAAGAGTAATCTCTAGACCCGCCCTTTTCTGAATCTGACTCTAATCCAATTGGACAGCCAGGAATACTAACTCCCCTATCTTTTTGGATATTACGAATCAAGATTTCGTTATATTGGTCTACAAGATCTTCCCTAACTATTGCAACTACGGAGTCATGGACTAGCATAACAATCTTCATATGTTCTTCTAGACCTAATCCGATAATCTCATCATCAGCATCAATAGCTCCTAGTAAGAGGGAGTCTGATGAGGCGGACTGAATAATAGCATTGAATCCAGAACGAATTTCTTCTCCCTGAACTCCTCTATCCTCAGAGTTGATATTGTGCAGTCTGCGTTTACGACCAAAGTGACTATAGATAAACCCAAAATCTTTAATCTGGTCGTGAGATTGTGCAATCCACTTCTTAAGGCGTGGGAATCTCGTAAAGTAAGTATCAATATACCCTTGAGCATCAGCAGGAGTACACTCTTTATAAGGCTCACCTGTTTTAATACTCTGTTCTAGTAGAGCTTCGTTTACAGAAGCTGCAACTTTAGCCTTACCTGAACCGTACAGGATACCAAAGGAGATAGCTTTAGCTGCTTGACGTAAGGCAGGGAATAGCTTCTTAACATCAGTTGGCTTACATGTTAGACCAAATACTGAGTGCGCTATACTACCGTGGAAGTCCGAGTAGTTTTCAGGGTCATTCTGCATGTTAATAAAGACTTGTTGAAGCTCTCTATCTCCAGATAATACGGCAGCATAATATACTTCCGCAGTTGTTAAGTCCCAAGAAATTACTCGGTAACCTTCTGGAGCAACAATGCACCCCTTAATAATAGATTCATCTCTAGGAAGCTGCTGTAAGTTCAGCTTACCAGATGAGCTAAGTCTACCAGAAGTAGTCATATGCTCGTGGAAACCTGTTCTAATACACCCATCTGAGTCTATGTTAAGCAGCATCTTATTAACATAAGTTGATAGCAGCTTAGTAGTTTTCCTCATTTCTAGTAGAACACCAGCTATTGGGTGTTGACTTGCTAATTCCATCAGAACGTCTGCGTCTGTGGAATCTGCACCTGTATCAGTTAGCTTACCTGTAGGTTCCAAACCTATGTAATCAAACAGTAGTTTTCTGAGTTGAGGCACTGAGTTAGAATTGAATGGACTTCCTTGGTCTTTCTCTAAAGCCATGACTTCTTCGAAAGTGTACAGTTCCTTGGTCTTAACATTTAACTTATCAGTTAAGTACTGCAAGGAAGCTTTTAACCTTTCCTTACTTACAGGAACTCCTCTATCTTCGACCCTTTGTAGGAATACACAGCCCGGCATCAGCACATCATAGTACAAGCTAGCTAGTCTGTTATTTGCCTCAATTTTTGGTAGGAAGAAGTTATGTAGACGTATTGTGGCATCTGTATCCTTAGCAGCATACGGCCACATAACATCAAAAGGTATTAGATCATATGTGAAATCTTCTTTCTTCATCTTATGGGTTTTACAATACTGATCCTTGAACTGATCTAGTTCAAAATCGTAATCCCCCATATCTGTATACTTCATTGCTAGACCTTTCAAACCATGAGTACCTCTACGTTCGTCCAGAACATAGTGCTGTAACATTGTATCATGAAGTCTTCGGTCTTTAAATGCTTTAACAAAACTTAACCCTAGGTGATATGAATAAAAGTGCATATCAAACTTAAGGTTATGGAATACTATCTGGTGGTCATCACTATCCAAGATCTTTTGCAGATAATGCACGCATACTTCACTCAGCACATCTGATTCGATATAAACGCCTTGGTACTCCTGATGACTCATTGACAATCCCAGCATATAACCATCTCTAGCGTATAGTGCTGAGGATTCGGAGTCAAACGCTATTGGGCCAGCGCACATAGTATACACCATCTTGATGTAATCTTCTGCCTCTGACTCATTAGTTATAGGACGGTAATCCCCCGGTTTTGCTACCTTCTCATTCCCAGCTAATATCTGGTGAATCTCGTCAACAGTAGCATCAAATACAGGTTTCATCTCAGGTTTAAAGTGTAATTGTGCAGGGCTTATACTAGCAATAAACTTAGTATACCCATTATGTTCTACACGCTTTCCTGAATAGTCTGCTATACCCTTTTTACCTGCAAAGTATAGGAAAGGCTCCGCACCTACTAGTATTACTGCATCGTAATCTTTAGGGTCGAAAGGGTTTTCATCTGTTCCTATATCAATATGTTTTTTGAGCAGACGTCCTGTTACCTTTTCACTAGACATATGAAATACATCTACATCATGCTGCTCTAGTTTGTAATGTTTTTGGTACTTGGTGTTATTAAGTGATTTATCAACTATCGCAATTTGCATTGCCTCTCCTATTTGAATACCTGCCTATCAGGGCTTTCTCAATTTCAGATTATATTATACTAGAATTAAGCATCTTCTGCAAGAAGAATTTCTATATATTTGGCTAACTGTTCGACTTCTTCTCTAGACAACCCACCAGGGTCTTTACCTGCTGGTAGTAGTTCTGAGGCTATAACCGGACGTAAGTTAGTTTTATCTCTAATAAGCTTATATAGTACTTCCGATGCCTTTAGACCAGATTCATCATTATCCAACAGTATTACTACTGTCTTTGTTCCTGAGATTATAAAAGGGGCTAACTTATCTTGAATATTGTTAGCAGTAAATTGGTGCGTCCCGAAGCAACAAGAGGTATTGGGCATACCTTTATCTTCAAGGTTTAACATGTCAAATATTCCCTCTACTAATACTAACACAGGAGTATTATGTCTTAATGGGAATACTGGGGGCGGAATACCTCTAGGTTTAACAACGTACTTCATTGAGTTGGTACCATTCATCCTTCTCCCTAGAAAGAAGAGAATTCTACCTACAGCATCCGTTATAGGAAATACTATTCTATCTGGCCAATCTACATGATTAAAGGCGTAATATTTACTTAGGGTTTCCTTAGATATATCTCTGTAATCCTCAGTAACTAATACTGCGTCTTCTGGTATACTTAAAGAGGAAGTTACTCCCCTGAGTTCTCCTATTCTTTTACGCACTCGTAACAGTGCTGCCGAAGCCTCATTAATACTTTCGTTAAAGTAATGGTATATGCTAGGTATACCTTTTCCAAATCCACAACTAAGACAATGCATAGCTCCTGATGCAGGGTCTACCCTTAAACTTGGGGTGGCATCATTATGCTCTGGATTTAAGCACTGAATTATAATATCCCCTCCAGTATCTTTGAAGGGGATATGTTTTGCATTTAGAAGGTCTAGTATTCTACTCATAGATCTCTAGTCTCCTCACCACTAGAATCTGCTTTAGCTGCGGATTTCTTAGGTTTCTTAGGTGTTTCGAGAGGGATTACAAACTGTGCATTACCTGATTCTAAATCCTGAACAGATAGATTAGTAGCCCCATTAATTCTTAAGCTAGTCCAATCTATTTCAGGGATAAAGATTCCTGCATCAGATGACCTTGTCTTAACAAAGTTAAGCATAATACCACCAAAACCATTTTCAGCTTTAGCAGCGTTAAGATTAGCTGCCATGTCACAGGAGTCTAGGATACCCTGAGAGAGTCTAGCTCTACCATCTTTATCAATCTGGAAAGGGGCTAACCCTGCTACATCATACTTCTGACATAGGCTCTTGAATGTTGAGCTGACTACCATCTGCTGTTTCCAATCGTATGCGTCAAGCATAGTAGTATTAGGCAGTCTAGTTTGGTTAAGGTAGTCTAGGATACACATAGTAAGTTTATCCCCGTATTTAGATCTAAGCTTATTTAGCTCTACGTCAATGGTGGCTGTACTTAATTCAGGGTCATGAATTATTATCATAGGAGTATGTAATTCGTACTCCTTCATCAATTGACTCTCTAAATCAAAGTAGTCTCCCATTTTATTAAGAGTATACTTTCTAAGGTACTCATTCAATAAATCTATCCCACCATTGAACATACCTGCTCTAGCTCTAGCAAGCTTTATAAGGTCTGCTCCCTCCAGACTATTATTTCTAATGCCTAGTGCTGAAACTCCAGCCATGATTGCTAGATTACGTCTAAATACTTCAACTTCGTTCATCTCAATAGATAGATATGGGGCTATATCTCCATTATTATACTGATTGACTTGAGCATTAGAACAGATAATAGATTTACCTGTACCTCTCCATCCACCAATAAGTAGGGTTTCTCCTCTACCAATACCTTTAAGTAGTGCATCCAATTCGTTACTAATACCTAGGGCTATAAAGTTGAGTTGAACATCTTCTTCTTTACTAAATAATCTTATATCGTTAGCGTTAAATACTTTACCACTAACTCCTACCTTCTCTTCCAACTTAAGGTGCAGGGCAGCTACCCTATCTAGAATCTCCCCTCGGTCTAAGTAGTTTATATCATTAAGCACATCAGACTCTAAAAGTTTTAGAAAGGTTTCCTGAGTATACTCAGTTTGTAACACTTCAATAGCGTGTTCAAGGTCTACGTCAGGTATTTCAGTACTTTTTAATACTGTTAATGACTGTGATAGCCTAGCATTTCTCGTTGAGTCTAATACTAAGGCGTCTAACGTAGGCATTTCTCTATGCTTGGTGTAATAGTTCTGTATAGCTTGATATATACTAGAGAAGGCATCATTGAAGTGGTCTTTGTGTAGAGTTGAAAAAGTCTCTAAGGCTAAGTCTTTATGTGTTGTAGTTAAGAGCATTTTCAGCACTACAGACTGGACATTTATCATACCTAATCTCTTATGCGGTTTCCGCCTTTTGGGTGCAAAGAAAAGGGGATGGGACAAAAAGCCCATCCCCTTATAAGGTTATTTAGTTACTAATTACTTAGCAGCTTTGTCGTCCAACTTCTGACGCTTAGCAGCACCATCATAATCCTTCGCAGTAACACCACGACGTGACAGCATAGACTTAACACCACGTTCTGACTTACCAGTTGCAGTAGCGATTTCCGCAACAGTCAGGGAAGCGATATCCAGATCACCGAGAACATCTTCACGAGCCTTAGCAGCAGAAGTTTCCTGAGCTGGGATAGCAGCGATACGTTCTTCACGTAGCAGAGACAGAGCCTTACCACGAACCTGCTTGATATTCTTGCCGAATACTTCTGCAATCTGCTCAATAGATTTGCCCTGAGCAACCAGAGAAATGAACTTAGCTTCTTCTTCAACAGAGAAGGTACGAGCAGGAGCAGCACGTTCAGTTGGCTTAACAGCACCAGTCAGTTCCAGACTCAGAATCTTACCTTGAACCTGCTTAGGACTGAATGCACCACCTGCAACAGCAGCAGCAATTTCAGCGTAGGTATACGCGCCTGGGTACTTAGCTAGGAAATCTTCCAGTTCAGCAACCTGATCTTCACCCCATGCAGACTTGACAGCTTCGTTAGCCTTCTGAACAGAGAATCCTAGCTTACGCAGCTTAGAACCTACTGAACGAGCAGACACGTCCTTGCCAGTTTCATTGGCCAGCTCAGTAGCAATTGTTGCTGTATGTTCTTGACTGATTACATCAGCAGACAGGTTTTGAGCTTTGGCAATAAGGGTGTTAGTGTTTTCTTCGTTCCATACTAATTTAGACATTATAAATTTTCTCCAAGAGTTCTTTGATTGACAGGATTTCTATCCCGTTCTGTTGGGCTTTTTTGTACGAGGATGAAGCTTTTTTGCTATCATCTTCACAGATTAGATACTTGACTGATTTAGTCACTGTAGCCTTGACTACAACTCCTAAACCTGTTAAATATTCGATGGCATCATTACGATTTTTATAGTCACGTAATGAACCTGTAATGCATACTTCTATTCCAAGTTGCTTGGAAGCTATAGAGCTGGATTTATGAACAAATGTCCATGGCAGAGCAACTATTTCTTTACCTGATGTAGATTCTAACCACTTCTGTAGATTCTCACCTAGTTTACCTTCCGCCTTAATTCCTTTGAAAGAATTAAATTCCGTGGCTAACTTCCTTGCTGCAACATCACCCAATAAAGGTATGCCTAATGCAGCTAAAACATCCTGAAACATAACAGCAGTTTTAAGTTTAGTTGCTAACTCTATTTCTAGTTTAGCTGCTACTTTTGCTCCTACTGCTAGTGTTAGATCTTCCTTTGTTAAAAACCACAGTTCTGATATAGAACTAATCCCTAGCTTAGCTAGTGTTTGTGGCCCAAAACCTTTTAGCTTTAGTTTCTTGCAAAACTGTTCTAGAAGTTTTGAGGATTGTGCGGGGCAGGCATCTTTGTTTCTACAAAACAATTGAGCCTCAACTAGTTCAAGTTTACCTCCGCAGGAAGGACAGTGTGTTGGTATTTCAATTTTCAATTGAGGTTCCTTACTAATCACTATACATATATTATAACAACTCTTAGCTTTGAAAGCAAATACAATTTTTCCTGTATTTGCTCGCTCTTAAGTTGTCCTTCCCGAATCAATGAATAATAGTATACAGTGTGTCGGCGTAAATGTCAACGATGTTTTATTAATTCACTAAAGGAAATCGTTTAAACGGGTTTTCAGTCATACACGCGCTCTATGACCTTGGGTATAATACCCCCAGCACGAATAACTGATATCTTGCATCCTATCTCTAAGTCAAGCATATTAATATACCCTACGTTGTTTAGTGTGGCTTTTGAGATAGTAGCGTCATCTATGACTATAGGATCAAAATGTCCTACCGGAGTTACTTTACCAGATGCACCAGTAGCCCATTCCACTCTGCGAAGGATAGTTTCTACCCCTTCCTCGTCTTCTTTAATTGCAAATGCAGCCCTAGGGAACTTGTTAGTCCACCCTAAATTAAAGAAGTCTTCATTGTAGTCTACTCTAACCACCGTACCATCCGTAGGATACCAATTAAAATGCAGATCAATATCCCCTACAGTAAGAAACCCTTCTTCTACTAGAAGTCTTAAGTCCCAGCGATAAGAATCAGTAATACCTACATAAGAAGTGCTTTCCTGTACTCCATACGCTACGAATACTAGTCCCCCTTCCATGATCTTGCCTAAGAAAGCGTCATAGTCCTTTAATCCCATAGCCCCTGAAGCATAGTTACGCATGTTTTCCACTTCTTTTGTTACTACAACTTCTCCAGTGATCTGTGTAGGCTGAAGTCTACTAATAGTTCGTGGAATATTTAGTTGACGCGCATTAAGGGTAACATCTTTACCTTTAGTACCATTTCCACGAGTTAACGCCTGAACTAATTTTCCCTTAATATACAGGAGAGAAATAGCACAGCCATCAATTTTAGGGGTTTCTATAAGCATATTGCCTTCTAGAATATCTGTACTGTCCCCTCTATTTGGGTAAACCTTTTGAAGAGAATACATTCGGTATAGATGGGGTTGGTCACCTTCCACCCCTATGCCTTCCTCTTCTTGAGGATTCCTTAATACTAAAGCGTCATACTCCTCATTAGATATGATTGGTTTACCCTCATAGTAGGCTTCTTGGCACTGTAGTATAAAATCTTTAATTACTTGCTTCATCTTTTAGTTCCTTAATCAGGTCGTACACAGCTTCAATATTCTTTTCATCATACAAATTGTATACTGGAATACCTAGTCTATGCGCTAAAGCTACCGCAGTTGCAGTACCTCCGCTAACTCGTACTTTACCTAGGGGTTTCGCGTAGCAAATAACAAAAGATACTGGAGTAGCCAAATCATCTCCTAAAATTTGGTACACGTTTCTAGTATGTGCTTGTCTAGAAAATCCTGTTAAGTACTGCCCTTTAGGGTGTAGGGTTTCCATGATATCTTCAGCGTCAGAATAGTTACTCCAGTGTTGCGGATTTCTAGCCCCAATATTACCAAACTTCCTATTGAAGCTATCCTTTGGAAGATAGATTTGCTGTCTAACTATGCCACCAGATTCAGTCATTGCATACTCAGCACCACGTTGGAATGCCCAATCTGGGCCTTCTGCTCTACCGCTTAGCAGAGTTAGTCCTAAGTAATACAATTCTACTGCCATATCAGACATATGGTCTGTAATAGCCTCAGGAGTCTCTCTAGACCCGATTCCTGCGTAATAGCTCACTGAAATTCTCCTCTGCAAAGCCATCTAAGTTTTCAATGTGTGCAACAGCTACTGCTGCAATCTGAATAAGTTCTTCACGAAGATGTCTAAGTTTATTGAACTTCTCTTCTTCTGTGCAACCATTTTCAGTGCAATGTGACCAGTGCCAGTCTAGGGTGGCTTCCGCAGCCTCACCAACTTCTTCCATCAGGATAGTGTTCCACATAAGAGGATGATTATCCTGAACACCCCATTTGGCATCTTGTCTATCTCGTTCTGCTGTTATCTGATTGTATATTACTTCTTTACTCATTTTAGTTCTCCGGTTATAGAAATACTTTATGAAATAAAAAAGGCTGAAGAGAATCATTCTTCAGCCTTTTCTTTTGCTCTTTGAGCTACTTCATAAAGTACTTCAGACTCACTTAGAATTTTAGTGAAAGCTCTGAATATTCTCGATGTGGTTTCAATAGAGTATGGAAAAGAAAAGCCTGATTTTGTAGGGAACCATTCTCCATTAATATCTTGGAGCCATAGTCTAAACCCTAGGTAAAGGTTATCTCTAAATTCAGAAACGGTTAGTCGTATTTCTGTTCCTTCTCTTTCAAATATGATGAAACTCTGGTCATCTTCATGACCAGAGTAATCCTGATTAACTTCTGACATTCTAGAACTTTTTGGCTTTATCCAGTTCGTATTGTAAGCTGGTTACTCTACGGACTTTGGATACTGGGATATACCGAAATACATTCCCTGTGCGACTAAATACTAGGATGTGGTCTTTATCGGCAGGCTTAATACGTTCTGCTTTGTATCGTGCTGCGACATACTTATCTTGTTCTGGAGAGAACTCCATAGTTCCCTGTAGATAAGTTGTTTTGCGACTTTGCTTGCCGCCCTCAGACTTAGGCTTCAAATATTCATACTGAATATAGAACTCGCCAAACTCAGTGCATTGGGCTACAATATCTGATTTAGTCATAGACTATCCTTATTTAGTGATTTTACGAACAGCTTCTGCAAGGTGCAGTGCGGCTTTACCAGTTAACTTATCAATGATTTCATCATCTAAGAATCCATCTTCCAGACCTGCATCAGAGAATGCTCCACGTAGTGCACTGTGTGCATCTGCTTTAGATGTGCGTGCTCCACCAGATTTGCTTTCGCCTTTAGTTGCGGCAGGTTTAGTTACTGTAGTTTTACGAACATACAGACCAGCATTGGTAAGTTTAATACGAAGTCCGTTAGCTGTTACACCAGCAGCTTTTGCTACTTCGTTAACGATTTCCATACTAACTGTTCCACGCTCGTCTTCTGGATACGCATTGATCTTTGATTGGTATTCAGAGGCCAGTTCGTTGAAAAGTTCTTCGGTCCATTGGGTTACTGCTGCCATGTTTTTATTTCCTCGGTTGGTTAATTAATTTATACATCTAGTATAAAACAAAAAGTGGTATTGAGCAAGTACAATTTATGGTTACTTGGTAGACTTCTCACGTTTTAGAGCAGATCTCACAGCCTCATTGAGAAGTGTGTAAGAATCCTCTTTTGTCCATTTAAACCCTAGAGACTTAATGTTGACACCTAACTTCTCTAGGTGACGTACGGATGCTAATTCGTAGTACATTACATGAATGTATTGTTGAGTGGATTCCCCTAACAGGTATACCCTATATCCTCCTACTGGATTAGTTATCGGTGTAATAATTTCACCAATCATTTGGTACCCAGGAACCCATACGTGCTCTCCAATTTCAAAAGATTCTGCAACAGCCTCGTCTGGAATCATTGGTGGGTGAAGTGGATCTGGAGTACCTTGAATACGGAGTAACGCTCCCGCTCTTTCCAAAGATGCTTTAACCATGCTTGTTGAGCGATAGTTACGAGTTGCTATCTCATCAAAGGAATCGCCTTGCAGATAGGATTCAATGATATTTGCAAGCTCAATACCCTCTATTGGTGTGCCACGCTTCTTTTTCTTCATTTCAGCAATGACTACCTGATTTTCCTGCCACTCTAGTACCATACGTTCCATAGTAGTATTAGAGCTTACGTTAAGCATTTCACAGGCGCGCTTTTTAGTTCCACCGTTTTCTAAGTGTTCTATAACAGCTTTAAAGGTATCATCACTAATATCGTGTATGCTTTTCTTTCTGCGAATAGACATGTCTAAATTCCTTTATCAATTTATTAAACACATTATATCAAATATTGTGTTCTTTTGCAAGTGAATTTTTCACTAGACTGGCCAACTCTGCATAAAGTTTTCTCAGTTCAAAACTTACCCTAGTATCTAGCCGTCTTTTAGGCTTGCTCACTAACCATTCTACAGCTCCCGGTATGTGGGCTAACCTATGAGGTAGAACCCTACAAAGTTCTACCTCAGGTTTAGGAGCCACTTTCTTTCTAGGATTACGTCTCGTCTTCCATCGAGGGTCTGTCATTAGCTCTAACTCCTAGTTCAGACTGTTGCTCTTCTCTCATAATCTGTTCTTCTCTGGTCATGAACTTGCCTGGAATAGGAATCCCTTCTAGTCTACAAAAGGTTCTATACCAATCCACAACCTTGTCAAAATCAAAGTCAGATTTAATTCCCATCATACCTAGGTACATTCTGGCATATTTGGGGTTAGAGCTTTGACCTGTACGAATAAAGAAGTCTTTCTTATGCTTTTTCAATGCTTCTATAAAAGGCGAGATAGTTACATTATTGCACTTCTTAATAGATTCCCAGAACACATCCTGTAACTTGTGGAAGAATGCTGCTCTTTGATCTGGTTTATCACTAATATACTGTGCAACCAGTTCTTCTGTAACATCCTTGACGCTCTCTAAATGATAGTAATGCACTAGCATTAGCTTGGCTTCATAAGCATCCGCATGTCTAGGCATACAGTATTCCTGAGTACTGTGGAGTATTGCTCTTATCCTTTCCTGAGTATACTCCTCGGAAGCACTATCTATGCTACCCCAACTCTCACTGAATATAGTTATTCTAGCGCCTTGGTCAAGCAAATAATACCTCAAAGTGCTGATATAGTTCCTAGACTCTAACTCCCTACGTTTAGCAAACAACTGCTGTGCAAATTCAAACCATCCTTCATCCGCATTATATTGCTCAGAACCTGCGGAAAATCCACTAGTTGATTTATCAATGAAATAGTAGATATTCTTAGCTCCACGGTCGCGCCTAATTGCCTGAAAGCGCATGTTTGGCGCTTGATTGGATGTTCGAGTTATAACGAATACACTATCAAAGTAGTTAAAGTCTACTCCACTTGTCACAGATGGACTACATAATAGCCCATCTATTTGTTGAGTTGTTAGCTCTTCAGTAGTATAGTCTAGGATTCTTCGTATATCTATATCAGAAGTAGAGTTAGAATGAATCTCCTTGACAATACAATCTGTGTTTCTCCTAAGAGCCATGCCTTTCTCATTGAGTTCGTCAGGGCCACAGTCTGAAACTAAGATACACTTCTCCCCTAGCTCTAAGCTAGTTTGCAATGCAACCCAAATACTCTTTTCATCAGGGAATTCATATGCATTAGCTCCTGACAACATCTTCCGATGATGAACATAATAGTTCACTGGTTTATCAAAGTCTATTAAAGCCCCATAAGCCTCAATAGTTTCTCCGCTAATGTCACCATCTGATAAAATCACCCGTTTTGCACTAAGCAGTAGTTCTCTTAGCACGTTAATACACTCTCTACGTTGGCGAACAACAGGGGCAAACAATAAATCATTCATCACTGCATCGCACTCATCTATAAAGATAGTATCAATCTCTCCGACAAAGTTTTTAAAACGATGTATGGAGTGAATAGTAGAGGACATGCGTTGGGTGGTACCACGTTTGAAGTTTAACATGTCAATAGACTGATTGTACTGACCTGCATCAAACTTCTTAGCATTGGAAGATACTAAAGCTCTAGTATTTGTGATAGCTAGGAACTTCCCAGGGAGAACTCCTGCCTCTAACCAACGAACTACCGCAGTTGTTTTACCTGTACCTAGACTAGCCTTTACAAAAGTAAGTGTGCCTTCTGGTGGGACTTTAGTCATAACAAGATAGTTGTTATGTGGTACATTATCTGAGGTTAACTCCTTGAGTGGAATACCTTTTAGGTTGCCGGAAGGTATTTCTCGTTTGGAGTTATTAACAAATGCTTTCAGTGCTTGACGTCTACCATTAACAAAGTAATCATTGATTGTCCTAGAGTTATCCTTGGTCATAATGTACTCTGTCAGAGCGGGGGTTATCTCTTTCTCAAGCCATGAGAAGTCAACTCCATCCTCCAAAGCTCTGTGGTAAAGCTTCGGTATAATACGAAGATATACACCATCGTCAGCCTCTTCTAATTCTGCAATGGTATCCTCTACTTTATCCGTTGGTTCTGCAATACCTTGAATCTGGTCAAGTAAGGACAAAAACTCCTCTTTGAACTCACCTCTTGTTGCCTCAAAGTCAGGAAGATTATTCGGTAAGTTTATTGCCGGGCCCTTAACATATACTAGACGAGACTTATTCTCCGCTTTAAACGGATCTTCAATACCATCACGGAATAAGGGGTCTGCAAAATAGTGGGCCTGTACGGATGAATAATAAGCTAAGTCAGCTATTTCTCCGTAGGACTTTTGTCGACTACTATCATTAACAGTAGTGAACAGGAACTTTAATTGACCTTGTGTCACAGGTATATTACTCTGCAATACCAAGTGCATACGTATACCCGTTTTAAGGCCAGCAGAAGATGATGCATGAGCTACAAACCCTGCATTTAGTGGGAACATATCCTCACTGATACTATTAAGTAGTTTTATTACATACCTACCCTGCGCTTCTAGATCCCAGAAGGGAATGTCCGCACCAATGTCTAGCCCATCAACGTCTAAGGCTATAATCTTACTTGGGATAGATATATCAAAATTAGCTCTACGTCTACGTATTCCAGTTCTAGCGACTACGCACTTACCCCTAACTGCTACAGTATGTGGAGTATTTGTTAGCTTCTCCAGCATAAGTAGTGCGTCACGTAGGGTTTCCGGGTACACTTCGTCCACCACATTAAATTTATATGGTAGGGCAGAGGGTTTACCCTTGGGATTACTAGAGCTAAATTCTTTTGCAAAGACATGGTCTGTGGACTTAACACTTTTCCACGTACCAGTAGAGAGATCTCGGGTGAAACCCTCATGGCCTTCTAAGATAGAAAACATTTACAGTCCTTCTGTTAGTTTATACTATTGCTACATGCCCAACTCATTAGAGAGAGGGTTATTATATAACCTACAAATACTTTTATCAGATACCGTAAGGGATGGCAACCCCCTTATCGACCCTACACTGGCTTATGCCTCAATCAATACGAGCTAAGGAGACCGCTAAGTCGTCCCGTATCTGTGTCGCGTAGATCCTGTCCCGCCCAACACTGTAATTGAGGTTGTGCAACACTTCTCAGGGAATCTCACCCCTTTCGCTATAGTGGTCGGCAACCTTAATCTATGCCGCTATATCCGGGTCTTTCAGCCGGTTTACGAAGTGTAGCTAGTCTGTATCCTATTTATTAGTAATTGCAAAGTTATATAATAACCAAAAGGTGATGGGGCAGCCGAACTGTTCCGTATCCCAATTAGCAAAAAGCAATTCGGTAAAACTTGTGTCTTAACGAAGTACTCTCAATTGATGCATCTATTATAACAAGTCCGATGGCAAATGGCAAGTGCATTTTTTGAATCCGGACAGGCAGACCTTTCAAATGCACAAAAGTCCGAGTCATAATGACTCGGACTTAGGGGTGTGCCAACAATTATCGAATTAGTTCTACATCAAAACCATTGGTTTCAAGACGTGCAGCGGCCACATCTAAGTCGTACTCATCGTACTCCCATGTGTCACCTTCTACAAACAAGGCTCCTGGAGAAAAGCCTGTACCAGTATCTCTAGCTAATGCAAAACCTTCTGGATGTAGGATACGGTTATTAACTAAAACTAGCAGACCCATCTCTGCAACCTCATTCCAGTCTAAGACTGTACCATAAGAATCAAAAGATGTGCGTCGAATAAACACTCCTGTAGATACTTTGACGGAGTCTACATACTTAGTGATAAAGTACACTTCGTCAGCTCCTAGAACGGTCTCAAGAAACTCCTGAACTTCATTGAATAAGGGCAAATGTAATAGATCAGCCCAAGGGATAAGCTTACTTTTCACTGCCATTTAATACAACCTCCTCGTTAGTGATGTGTTCTCCCTTAGAGTCTACAGATCGAACAAACCAGTGGGTAATAGTTTCTGAAGGCTCTGCTAAATGAACAGTAACTCCAGAAAACTTATACGCCTTACCACCCTTTTTACCTCCAGTAACGCAAATAATTACTCCCTTAACAACACCAATCAGGGCAATACCTACACCTACGGAAATAGACCCTAGGGCCAGCATAAAACCTCTACCAATATTTTTTAACACACTCATTAATTACTCCCCATTTTTTGCATTAATTTATAGAGTTGAACACTATGAAATCCATCTAGCAAATCTTTTGCGGTGTTAACATCGAATCCTGTGAGACCAATCCTACCGTTAACATTTACAGTAGGGAACTGGTACATACCCCCACCAGCATCATCAATAACGCACCAGTGCTGTAGCTCATGTTCTTCTACATACCGAAGAACAGAATCCCCTCTAGGAAGGCCGCCTCCAGTGTAGTCTGTAGTGCCTAAGAACACCTCGTCTATGCCTAGAAACTTAGCTAACATTTGGTTATGGGAATCATCCCCAACGTTAAACCAAGAAGAAATACCTACTATTTTAGCCCCTGTTTCCTCTATAAGCCATAGGAGTAGACCAAGAAGGGGTTCTTCATACCAATAAGTAATCCCCTTAAGTTTCTTTTCTACATGGATTCTTTCGTCAATAACTTCTGAAAGGCCATGCTTACTTAAGTGCCCAAGATAACTATTGAGTACTCCGTCCACGTCTAGAAATATTGTTCTTGTCTGGTTCACTGAGAGTCACCTTTTCACCAAATATAGCTAAAAGAATGCCCCCAATTAATGCTATGGGAGCTATAACGAATATGTATATAAGCACCAGTATTAGGATAGCTACAGCATCCTGTAGAATTTGGCTTAGATTAAGTTGCATTCCATAAAGTCCTCAACAGTCCGAAGAAACGTAGGGTTGGAAAATACTTCAACTGCTCCTGCACGCCATACGGTTACTCCAGAAGATGTATAGCCCTCTTGCTCCAGATAGTTAATCATAGGGTTAACAATGTGTACTTTAGTACCACGTCTAGCAGCCGGAAGAAGCTCCCAATTAAAGTTTATAACTGTATTACTACACCCCACAAGGATAACCATGTCATTAGCTGTAAGAGTATCTAGAATACCATACATAGGCGTGTATTCTGGTGCCATTTCTCCAAAGAAAACAACGTTAGGTTTGCACCAGCCGTAGTCGTCAGGGTTAATGGCATTATACCCTACATCTACAATGCGCTTACGATCTCCCGCCTCTGTTTCTACGACCAGTTCTTTAAGGTACCCATGAACATGAAGTACTTCACCCCTAGGAACTCCAGCTCGTTCAATAAGGTCATCAACGTTAGTAGTGATGTTAACCACCCCACTGAATCTATTAAACCACTCAGCAATACGAAGATGGGCTAAGTTTGGCTCTACGGTCTCTAGTTCTTGACGACGTTTGTTGTAGAACTCATGAGTGGTACCATAGAAGTTGCCCCGAAAAGCTGAAATATTACACACCTCTTCCAGATCGTACTCATCCCACATAGCCTTACCGCTACCTGTATCTGTGCGGAAAGCTCTAATCCCACTTTCTACAGATAGACCTGCACCGCTAATTACAATTAGTCTACGCATACAATTTCCTCAATGCTTCACCAAACTCAGGCTGACCTTCTAAATAGCTAAGAGTATCACTAGCTGTTTGCCCTTCAACCAGCTTGGCTGAAATTACCTGATGCACTTGTCTAGCAATAAACTCATCACCATTACGGAACAATAATAGTAATTCGTCATTACTAAGTTCCCCACCATAGATAAACTTATACTTTAATACTTTGGCGTCCATCTTACCTCCTACCTATTCTTTCTATTAATTGTTGCACTGCCTCAACCCGAAGATGTGGTATCTCTGAGAACTCCACAATAACCATTACTTCATATGGCAGAAGTTCTTCTCCTCGTTGGAGCTTACGTTCTATAGCTTCAACGTCTCTGAATATAGCCATTGATTACTCCGTCATGTATTTAGCAACCCATTCTTTCTTTGGAATGCGGTAATGCTCTCCAATACCATCATACTCGTAAATGTCTGCATACTCTTCTATAGTTAGGGGAGAGTCCACACGATCACCATAAGGCTCAATATTTAATGTATTCTCTACCCAAGCACCAATAAGGCTAGGGTAACCAGCGCCACTAACATGTTCACAGCAACCAGTAGCAGCAAATATTGCATCACCAAAAGAGTCCATACCTAAACTATACCCCTCAGGGGATAAAACTATATACTCTGTAGCCATAATAATTTCCTCAATTTAATTTACAAAACAATTATATCAAAAATTAAGCTGGTTTGCAAATAAAATAAAAGGCTGATCAACTGATCAGCCTAATAGCTTATTTAGCCCTAACATCCCCGTGTTTTACTCTTCCCATTACCTCATGCTGTTTACCTGGGTTAAACGGACGTGCTCCAGGATTTCCTAAGTATCCTGAAACTCTACGAGTAACTTCTATAGTTTCAGGGTTAGTATTACCGCAATGCGGACAGGCAAACCCATTCTCTGTAGCTACTGTTTCACCTAAGAACCCACACTCATAGCAGGAATCAATTGGGGAATTAGCCCCAAAATAGTGAACCTTAGAAGCAGCGTAATCAATAACCCATTCTAGGGCAGACAAATGCTTCTTCATGTCAGGTAACTCCACGTAAGTAATACATCCACCAGAAGCTAGAGGAGTAAAGTTACTTTCATAGTCTATCTTAACATTAGGAGCAACCTTCTTTTCAACGTCTAGGTGATGAGAGTTAGTATAATAACCCTTCTCTAAGATACTCATAAACTCTGGATACCATTGTTTATCAAGTCTATTAAATCTGTCACATAGAGATTCAGAAGGTGTACCATACAGGGAGAAACCAAAACCTGTAGCTTTAGCCTCTTGTTCAGCCCGAGTTTTCATGTACTGTAGTACTTGCTTTGTAAACTCCACACATTCAGCAGACAAAGTGTCCACATCTTCTCCAAACATAACCTGAACCATTTCGTTACATCCTATGTACCCTAGAGACACAGATGCTCTACCTCTTAAGTGGTCTAACACATATTCATCAGCGGGCAGCCTCAGACCAAAAGCTCCATGCATGTACATAATGGGAGCTGCTTTGGCTTGAACATGTTCTAACCTACCTATTCTCCAATTAAGGGCGTACAGAGCAATATCTACTCTAGTAGCTAGTATTTCATAAAACTTGGTGATATCCCCATCACTTTCCATAGCAATTCTAGGGAGATTAACAGTGACTACACCCAAGTTATTTCTTCCAGATGTTTCTCCAGACTCAATTGAGCCTAAGAAGCTCCTGCAACCCATAGGGAACTTAAAGTCTCCCGTAACTTCCACAACCTTATCATAACTCACGTAGTCAGGGTAAATACGCTCAGAAGTACATTTAATAGCTAACTGTTTAATGTCGTAGTTAGGATCTCCTGCTTGCATATTGAGACCAGGTTTCAATGCAAACACCAGCTTAGGAAAAATAGCTGTACGTTTGTCTGCTCCTAGACCTTTCATACGGACTTCTAGAATAGATCTTTGGATTAGTCTAGACTCCCAAGATTCTCCCAGACCAAATCCGAATGTAATAAATGGGGTCTGACCATTGGAGTTATAAAGAGAATTGCACTCATACTCCAGTGCTTGACAGGCATCGTACACTTCTTTCTCGGTAAGCTCAGTAGCCATTACAGCAGCCTTAGCTTCATTCTTTAACCAGCGCCTAGCTAATGCTAAGTGTTTGTCATAACTCTTGCGAACATACGGTGCTAGAACAACATCAATGTTATCAATGGATTGTCCACCGTACTGATGAGAACTTACCTGGGCGATTATCTGAGAAGTAATAGCTGCTGCTGTAGTTATAGACTTAGGGCTTTCAATAGAAGCGTTACCTACTATAGTACCTTTATCTAACATATCAGCTAGGTTTATTAAACAACAGTTAGTATACCCTTGAGCAGCATAGTCTGTGTCATGAAAATGAATATCCCCTACTTCGTGGGCGTTCCTAATAGCAGGTGGCATCTCTTCTAGTATTAAATATTTATTTATTTCCCCTGCTAACATATCCCTTTGAGTTGAAAAACGTTCAGAGGGTTTATTAGCGTTATTAAAAAGGAGTTCGTCTGGAGCAGACTCCTCTAATATTTCCTTACAGTTTAATATTGCAGCATTTAATCTTTGTGTCATGGTTCCTCCTTCTGAAATTAATAGTATATATTATACGCCTAATATGGGTAAAAGTCAACTAGTTTATTTGGCTAAACAATGCATGTTACATAAATTTAACAAAATAATACTTGCTTAATAACTCCATTGTATGTTATTCACGCGCACGCGCGTATAATAAATAAATGATTATCTAGTATCATAATATGCTGTGGTTTGTCAAGTAAAATTACGCGCTTAATGATCCTTCCTACGCGGAATTAAAAATTTTGATTGCCATTTATCACGTTTACTGGTAGAATGTATGTGAAAGTTAGAAGAAAAGCATACAAATGATATGCTTTCAGCGTAACACCATAGGAGACTACATGGCTAAAGCTAGACGAGGAAAAGAAAAAGGACAGGTTAGAAGCTCTGCACGAAGAGTTCAACGAGTAGAGGAAACTCAAGAGTACACCACGGAGAACCTACCTTTTACTGTAGTAAAAACTCTGACACCTAAAAATGATGAGCAACGTAAATATATTAACCTCATCCAGAATGGTAGCGTAGTTGTTGGTACAGGAGAACCCGGTACAGGCAAAACGTTTATACCTTCAGTATTAGCCGCTCAAGCAATAACAGCACGTAATTCTGTTATAGAGCAAATTATCTTAGTTAGGCCTAATGAACCTCTAGGAAAATCTTTGGGTATGCTTCCAGGGGACTTAGCTGAAAAGCTAGAGCCTTGGTTAGAACCTATTGCAGACGGTATCAAATGGGCTATTGGTGATCACGCGTACAAAAACCTTATTAATCGGGGAGTAATAAAGTATCTGGCTATTGAACACTGCCGAGGCAGAACGTTTAATAACGCATTTGTAATTGTTGATGAGGCGCAAAACATTTCTATTGAGGCCATGAAATGTCTAGTAACTCGTATTGGTCAAGACTGCAAACTGATTATCTGTGGGGATATTGCACAGAAAGACATTAAAGCAGACTCTGGCCTACAACTACTAATGGATATAGTAGACAACTACGAGTACTACCCCTTCACAACAATTGAGTTAATTAAAAACGTAAGGTCTGCGGAATCTTCAGCGTTCCAAGCAATCTTTAACGATATGGGAGTATAGTATGGATGTAGTAATCTTAGGAATTAAAACTGGCTGGGGAGAAGGTATCTCCTCCGGATTTACCGAATCAGGGTGCATCGAAATCTTCTCAGAAGAAGATATAGAATTTTTCGTAATCTCAAAAGTTTAAGGAGCCTATCATGGGCAATGTATTAAAGTTTCCAGCTAAGAACGTAACACTTCAACGTAACCTATCTATGGCAAACCAACTTCTAGCAAAGATGGATGAAGGTAGTAGAGAGGTTATGAATGCTCCAGTTATGGAAGCTGCTCGTAGACAACTTAGTTATCACAGCCCTTCAGCATTAATGCGTAAGGCTATGGAAATTCAACTGGAAACAGCACCGGACTACGCTAGTCCTGAATTAGCGTAATAACACATACCCAGGGCTAACGCTCTGGGTATTTTTATCTAGGAGATATAATGGCAATTAAAAAAGTAGTCAAACGTGGCGGTTACATTGAAGATTTTATGCCAGAAAAGTTTAATAATTGGGCGGACTGGGCCTTAGGTGGTACAACAGCTAGCTGGTCAGAATTAGTATTAAGAGCCACTAAATCTATATCAGAGGAAGTAGTAGACACAGATGTGTTACAGGAAGTTCTAATCAAAACAGCAATCGACTTAATTCAAGAAGATCCCCAGTATGATATTCCTGCTAGAGAACTTATGATTGCTCAAATGCGTAAAAGACTGTTCGATTCATACTACCCCCCGACTCTTAGAGAGTTCCACGATAGGATGGTAGAGTTAGGTCAGTGGTCTGATAAATCAGAATGGATTTCAGATGATACATTTGACGCACTAAACAACGTTATTGACCATACTAGGGACCATCTGTTCACCAGTGGTGGGTTGAAGCAGTTTTTAGATAAGTATTCTAGACGTTCAACTATCACGGGGGAAACTTACGAAACTCCTCAGTTCATGTATATGGGGATGGTTCTAGAGGTGCTTCGACTTCCTGAGTACAGTATCCTAGACGCTATTGATCTGTACAATGAGTTATCCCTGCATCGTATAAATGTACCTACACCTCCTCTAGTAGGGCTACGTTCCGGTGATAACGGCTTTGCTTCTTGTTGTTTAGTAGATGCAACTGATACTCTAGGCAGTATTGGAGCAGCAGCAGAAGTAGTGTACACCATGACAGCAGCTAGAGCAGGTATTGGATATCACCTAGAAAGTCGCTCAGTGTCAGACCCCGTTCGTAATGGTGCGTTTGCCCACTCAGGTAAAATCCCTTACTACAGACATATTGACAGGGCAGTTAAAGCAAACCAGCAGCAGTCTAGGGGTGGTTCAGCAACTGTACATTACAATTTCTTTGACCCTGAAATTCTGAGTCTTATGAAGTTGAAGTCCCAGAGAACAGAAGAAGCTGACAAACTAGATAAGATGGACTATAGTCTTAAGTACAGCAACTTACTTCTAAAAAGATACCTACAGAACAAGCCTGTGACTCTATTTTCTTTGCTAGACGCACCTGAGGTATGGGAAGCGTTTCATTCAGGGGATGAAGCCCTATTCGATAAGTTATACGAAGAGGCAGAAGAGCGTTTAAGTAAGGAAACTGTAGTAGGTTTTAGAGGTGAACGTCTATCTAGGGCTAAGTCTGTACCTGCAAAAGATATTTTAGACAGTTGGGCAACTATTCGTCTGGAAACTGGTAGAGTCTACGCCATGAACGTAATGGAAGCAAATAGAAACTCCCCGTTTATAGAACCTATTCGAATGAGTAACCTTTGCCAAGAAATCCTACAGCCTACAAAACCCTACGAGTCTGTACGCGACTTATTTGTTCCAGGGTCTTCTGGAGAAGTATCACTATGTAACTTAGGTGGGTTAGTTCTAGGTAACATTAGTAACTGGGAACATACCACGTATGTGCTGCTAAAATTTGTGGATACTATTATCGACATTCAGTACTACCCATACCCTTCTTTAGAGCTAACTGCTAAAGCTAGAAGAAACGTAGGTATTGGGCTAATGAATGCTGCAGGAGCAATGGCTAAAGATGGCCTGGCATTCGAAGGTGTTGAGGCTCGTAACTGGATTCACAGAGAAGCTGAGAAAGCACAGTACTTCTTATATAAGGCATCCGTCAGATTAGCTAAAGAACAGGGAGCATGCCCTTGGTTCGATAGGACAAAAGCGTATAATGGAATACTGTGTATAGATACTTACAAGCCTTCTGTCGATACTCTAGTAACTGTAGGTCTGGAACAGGATTGGGATTCTTTAAGAAAAGACATCAATCAATATGGTTTACGTAACTCCGTACTAACCGCTTGTATGCCTGGGGAAAGCTCTAGCGTACTGTTAGGTGTCACCAACTCAGTGGAACCGCCTAGAAAAGCAGTTACTATTAAGTCTAGCGCTCAGGGGGCAGTAGTTACAGTAGTTCCTGGACTTAGTGATTGGGACACAGGACTATCTTATAAGTATGCATATGATATTGATAGAGAAGAGCATATTAAATGGCTGGCTGTACTACAGAAGTTTGTGCAGCAAACTATAAGTACTAACTTATACTATGATTTCAATCAGTATGAGGGGGGAATTATTCCTAATGCAGCCATTATTAAAGACTTGATTTTACTGTCTAAGTACGGAGTTAAAAACCTGTACTATGCTAACTTCTTAATTGAATCAGAGGCAGCAAACGGTATTGGTTGCTCCTCAGGTGGTTGTACACTTTAAATACTCCAAAGCCTAGCAAAATCTTATTTGCTAGGCTTCTTTAATTTTAGTATACTATATGAAAGTTAACAAAGCGGAGACAGATTATGGCAACAGTATACAATAGAAACTACGATGTAAATGAAGCACGCCTATTTTTAGGGGCAGAACTTGGTTTAGCCGACTATGTGAATGTTAAGTACCCTATCCTAGAGGAACTAGCGCTTAAACAGCGAAGTCAAATGTGGTATGAGTCAGAGATTTCCTTAGAAAAAGATAAGGAACAGTGGCCTAAGCTACCTGAGCATATCAAAGACATTACTCGCCTCAATTTAGGTTGGCAGACAATTGCCGACTCTCTGATTACAAGAGCACCTGAAACAGCTATCTCGCAATTAGTATCCAGACCGGAGTTAGAGGGACTGTTGATTCAGTGGTCATACTTTGAGAACCTACACTCCAGAGCCTACTCAAGCATTATCCGTAAGGTTCTAACCAATCCAGCTGAGTTCATAGAATCAGTAAACCAGAATGAACACGCATTCGCTAGAGTGGCCAACTCTATTGGAATTCTAGATGAATTAGCAGAGAAGGGCCTGTACTGGACATTCGTTAGGGATAACCCACAGGACTACGCAGATACTGAACTGGAAGAAGTAGAGGCAGAATTACGAGTACTACTATGTAAAGTGTACTTTGCTATCTATGCTCTAGAATCTGTAATGTTCTATGCTTCTTTCGCATGTACCTTTGCTCTAGCAGAGCAAGATATTCTCCCAGGCATTGCCAAGTTACTACAGCTCATTGCTAAAGATGAGGCGCTGCATACAGTAGCTAGTAGAGAGATATTAAACATTCTAAAAACTCAGGTAAGCCCTAGTGAATGGCAAGAGGCTGTGATTGCCGCTCCGAAGATTATGGCATCTGTACTAGATACAGAAGTTAATTGGGCTAAGTTTATTTTTTCAGAAGGTCGTAAAATCATTGGTCTTAACGAAGACAATCTAACTGAGTACCTGTATCATATTGGGCTAATGTCCTTCAATGGTATTGGAGTTCAATGGCCTAAGGAACTACCTCGGGTAGAGAAGAACCCAATCCCTTGGATTAATAAGTGGTTAGACTCGTCTAGCCAACAAGTAGCTCCGCAGGAAATGCAAATTACAAACTATAAGATGGGTCAAAGTAAGGACACATCAGATGCAGAATTAGCTGAAATGGCAAACTTAATGGAGGACTTACTGTGATTACTGCTATATACGCTCGTGGAGTAAGTGCAGACCATACCCAGTGGTGTGATTTTGGTTCCGCTGATGGAAAGCTACCTTGGGGGTCTTTCAAAGCTGAACTAGAGCAGTTCTATGTTACCCTAGGCCGACTAGGCAATTCTACTATAGATCATGCTATAATTGTAGGAATGACCACGTTTAAGACTATGCCTGAAACAGTAAAAAGGCGCATAGAGGAAACACTTTGTAGCAAAACATGGGTAGTATGCTCTAGCAACATAACTAATAAAATGTCAATAGCCTCAGGCCAGAGAGTTATCCATATGGTAAATGCTCTAGGGGACAGTCTGCCTTCCTTCCTAAAATCTCTAGGGGTTTCAGGAGTACTCTTAGGGGGATCAAAAGTAATTCGTAGATTCTACGAGTTAAACTTGGTAGATCAAGCGTATATATCAGTAATTGAACCAAAAACTGATAAAGTGTACTGTCATAATGGTACAAATAGTTACTTCCCTAATGAGACTACTAGTTTTTTGTTATCATCAGTAAATACCTTATTTCACCCTAGTGGTAATAGTTCTATAACTCGAGTTCTAAATGCTACAGGAGAAAATGTAGACTTTAAATTCACTCAGTATAAGGAGTTCTATAATTAATGCAACAGTACATTGACCTAGCAAAAGATGTCTTAAGCAATGGGGATTCTATTATGGATAGAACTGGCACAGGAACAGTGTCGGTTCTAAACCGTATGCTAAAATTTGATCTACAAAAGGGTTTTCCTGTACCTACAACAAAAGCTCTTTTTTATAGGGGAGTTGTAGCCGAACTGTTATGGTTCTTATCAGGGTCAACTAATATGTACGATCTAGAAGAACTTACCTACGGAACACGTGGTGAACGACAAACCATCTGGACAGGTAACTATGAGAAGCAAGGTAGAGAAAAAGGGTATGAAGATGGTTATCTAGGCCCAATATACGGTAAGCAGTGGAGATCTTTTATTCAGGTAGACCAGATCTCTAAACTAATTGCAGATATTAAGGCAGATACATTCCATAACCGTAAAATGATTGTATCTGCATGGAACCCCTTAGATTTGCCTGATATGGTTCTATCTCCGTGTCATGTTATGTTTGTAGTTAACACTAGAGGTAATCGCCTCAACTTAACATGGTATCAACCTAGCTGTGATGTATTCCTAGGGCTGCCTTATAATATTGCAAGCTACGCAACTCTAGCGTATAGTTTAGCCCAAATAACAGGTCTAGATGTTGGAGAGTTATGTGTCCACTTAGGAGATACTCATATCTATAGTAACCATTTAGACCAGATTAAAGAGCAGATTACTAGAGAACCTTATGAGTTACCAGAATTGGTATTACCAGAGTTTTCTTCCCTAGAAGAACTCCTACAGTGCAGCCCCGCAGATTTTAAACTGCATGGATATACACATCACCCTAAGCTAACAGGAGCAATGTCTGCCTAATGGGATGGTTCACACCTTTAATGCCGAGTCTAGATGTTAGAAAGATTGAACCCATGTTCAAACATCTAGTGCGGCTATATACTAAAGAAGTAGCGGATGATATAGTTAATGAGGCAATAGAAAGGGCTATATTAGATCGTATTAATCCTAGGAATTCGAAAATTCCTGAGGCTCCCATACCACCAGCCGGACGAATTATAAGGGGCGGATAATGTTTCACGTATTTACTGATGGAGCGTGCAGAGGTAACCCAGGAGTAGGTTCCTGGGCTTTCTGTGTGTTTGACGAGAATGATGAATGCCTAGGTAAGAAAACAGGCTTTAATCCAAACACTACAAACAATGAAATGGAAGTAACTGCGGTAGTAGAACTGTTAAAGTGGGCTACTAAAACAGGAGGAAGACCTGTAACTATTTACACAGATTCAACCTACGTTAAGAATGGAATGGAAACTTGGGTTTGGGGATGGCAGAGAAAAGGCTGGAAGAAAGCTGATGGAGAGATCCCCCTAAACCTAGAGCTATGGAAAGAAGCTATCAGTCTGTTATCAGCCTATAAGGATTTCCACGGAGAGATTCCAACCTTCGTAAAAGTTAAAGGGCACTCAGGAGACCCTAGAAATGATAGGGTAGACGCATTATGTAATGTGGTTATAGAGGAGAACTTATTTAATGATTCCCTTAAATAAACGGTATGTTAACGAAGTGAGAACAGTGTATCATAGGGTTAAAAGAGCGAGAAAACACAGAGGAATTCCTATCACTACTTAAATACAACTATCCTGAAGAGCTAAAGTACATTTCTTAGAAAAATTTGAATTGCTTTTTATCTAAATTCTCTGTATAATTGTTTTATAAATTAACGGAGGCTATATGGCATCAACAACCACTTTTGGAACTACTAAAGAGTATGCTGAGAAGGTAGCTTGTACGCTTATAGCATATGGAGAGTACAGAGTTCCTAGAAATCCCACTGGATACTACGCCCAATCTCTAGAAGCTGCAAGACGCCTAGAATCTAGGGGATGGTTAATATATACATACACTACAGATGACCATATAGTCTTTAAGGAGAATGCATGCCAACGTATAACGCGCCACCCTGGATTATCCCCTTACGTAAACGCGCTGTCTCACCTCGCAGAAAGACTAGAGAACCAGTCATTGGGGAACCGACAACCCGTAATCCACCACCCCCGCAGGCCAGGGAAATTCTCGATCCTGAAATGGCGGAGAGGGAAGCCCTAGCTCAACTAGAGATTGAACGGAAAAAGTTATGTACTGCTCCAGCCTTCAATAAAGGGGCTTACACGTATATAGCAAGTGAAGAACAAGCTAAAAGCATAGGACGTTAAAATGTTACACATTCTTTTTGATGATGTTCGTAACTTAGAGGGTATGGACATTATAGCACGGACTACTGAAGCTATGCATAGTTTAATTGAACTGCACCTAATAAAAGGTTGTTATCTTTACATGGATAATGATCTAGGAGCTTCGGAAGAAGGCTATGATATTTTAACCACCATCCTAACTAAAACGGATAATAGGCCTGCATATGTACACCTAGTAACTAGCAACCCTGTAGCCAGAATCCGAATGCAGCAGCTCTTAGAAGCAGAAGGGTACACTGCGTACATTGGTGGAGTTACTTGGGAAAATAACCTAAATTAGTAAAATTTGAATTGCTAAAAGCTAAAGATTAACGTATAATATATCACATAAATCAGCGAATAAAAGGAAAGAAAAATGGCCAAGGCTAAAACTGTAAAAGCAGCACCAACCAAAGATACCAGCAAAACTGAAGCTAATCGTAAGCGTCGTATTGCTCGTCACCTGAAAGCCCACCCTAATGATGCACAGACTGCTGGGGCGGCTAAGTCTTTTACGGCACGTTCTAAGCCTAAAGTTAAAGGCTCAGTGAGTAAAGACAAGAGCTTCCGAACTGTAGTATTTGTAAGCAAAGAGGAAGGTTTTAAGAGTGTAAAGAATACTCCAAATTCTTACACGCTGAACGAGTTCTATCCAAAAGGTGAAATGGCTCCAAAGGATTACACACGTCGCATGGCAGGATTGCGTCGTGAAACGTCCAAGTTTCTGATGGAGAAACGTGCCCAGTTCGGTTCCGTCAAGCCAAATCTGTTTGGTACAGAATACAGCACTGAGAACGTACGTGCTCTTTGCTTCGGTCTTGGTATTCGAGCAAAAGGTAAGAAGTCTTACCCGCGTAAGGCCAAGTAATTCAGATGGGGGCGTCATGCCCCCATTACAGAGGTATTTATGAGAAACTTTGTAGCAAAGAATGATTTTAATAGGGCTAGCACGCATAGATCTATTAAAGATTACGTTAGAGTCTCGGAGCATGAAATTCTAGCTAATGAGGAGTTATATCCTGAAATTATGGAGGAGAACTGGGATGTAGGTGAAGATGACCTTAACCCAAGGCCCAAGAAAGGGCTTAACAATACAAGAGATTGTTAAGCGTTTTTAACTGGAGGATGACATGGCGCACACAGTAATTGATATCGAAACTTTAGGTACAAACAAAATCACAAACCATATTGCTATGCCCAACTTAGCAATAGTTCACCAGCCCGATGAGGGTTTACCTAGTATTATTTACGCAGTGTTTAACACTGAAGAGCAGATTCGTAAGGGTGCAGAAACAACTGCATCTACTATGGGATTCTGGATGGGTGAAGCACTCAAGGGCACTCTGCCTGCCCAAGAAATTCAGCGGATTGTATCTGGTAATGTACAACCAATGGTGCGCTGGTACGCAAGTAATGGTGAAATATCAACAGAAGCATCGGTTTATAACCAGACTGTATTAATGAATATCACTCACTGGCTTGATGTACATGTTGATAATGGCACCATTAGCTATGGTAATGGTGACAAATTCGATCATATGATCTTAGGAGCACACGTAGCAGTGGAAAACCTACCTCCTATGTTCGAATATTGGCAAACAGCTTCTATGCGATCTTTTAAAGACTTGTTTGCTTTCAAATATCCAGAAAGTTCCTATAAAGATGAAATTGCCAGAGTAGCAGTGGATAGAACCCTAGAGGCTTTCAAAATTCTAGGGTTAGGTAAATACCATACACCTACTAAACATGACCCTGTTTTTGACGCATTAGTTGAATCTTATGAACTTCAACTAATTAAAGAAAAATTGTAGTTGCTAAACACCCTGAAATCAGATATAATATCTGTCTAATTTGAATAAAAGGAAACAAAATGCCAATTTCTAAAAAGCCGCGTAAGAGTTCATCTAAAGAGTCTGTTGAAGTAGCAGTTCGTAAAGGTCAAGTGCAGCTAGCAGGTATGCGCAAAATTTACACCCTACTGTCACGAGCTACTAATGGGCTTGTCAAGCCACTAGACTATTAATTCAAATACTAAATTAAATTTCAAAGATAAACTAGGAGATACAAATGACTACGATGACAATTACTAAAGCACTGGCAACTGCAAAGTCTCTGGAAGCTAAGATCGAGCGTGAACTTCCTCGCCTTAAGTTTCTAGCCCATATCGAGGGTACGGGTAACTTTGCTACTGTTGTGGGTACTTCCTCTTCTGTTGCGGAAGTAGAAAAGGGCATCGTCTCTGCACTTCAAAGTGTTGAAGACATGATTGCACAGCGTGCTGCTATCAAGGCTGCTGTAGTTGCTTCAAACGCCCTTACTACAGTAACGATTGGAGATAAGTCTTACACAGTAGCGGCAGCTATTGAGATGAAGCGCAGTATTGCACATCGTAAGCAACTCCTTGCACAGTTACAGCGTGCGAAAGTTGTTGGGGATTCAGAAGCTACTAAACGTTCTGATAACTTCAATGCTAAGATTGAACAAATGCGTTCTAATGCCTTTACAGGTAAAGATCGCAAGCTAACAGATGCAGATCTGGATATTTTAACAGATCCTGTTAAGACTCAGGGCACACCATCCCTGCTAGATCCAATCGGCATTGCGGATAAAATCGAAGCTCTTGTAAAGGAGATTGAAGATTTTGAGTTGAACGTGGACTATGCTCTATCTGAGTCCAATGCTAAGACTACGGTCGAAGTAGCATAACGTATCTTCTGCCCTAGAGATAGGGCAGTTTTAAGGTAGTTCTGTTCTTTTAGTGAAACTAAAAATATCTTACCTCTAACTAGCCACACCGGAGGTTAAACTAAGTGGCTAACCAAAACATAATCTAATAGAGATTATCAATACCGATTAGGATTTGTGTCCTATACAGTATGATATTATTGTTGTCTACTTTGCGAAGCAGACCCTTAAAAGCTCATAGATGAAAGTTTAAAGGTTAGCGCTGAAAGTTTAGAGATAAAAGTTTAAACCAAAAAGCACAAAACACAAAGCATTTATCAAATCTCAGGTCAAGGTTTATAGGCTCATAAGATATAGCCTCTAGTACCTCTGAGCTGCTATCAGGATAGAGCTACCTTAAAACTAAGGAGGTTCAGTATGTTGAATAACTTACTGTTGACACTTTTATTAACAACTTCGATTCCTTCAGTTGACGGGGTTACTAAAAGTGCTAAAGATGCAGTACAGATAGACTGTATTGCTAGAGCTATTTACTTTGAAGCTAGAGGTTCTTCCCTAGAAGGTCAAGCTACTGTAGGTCAAGTAGTTAGAGAACGGGTTCATAATGATAAGTTTCCAAATACTTATTGTTCTGTAGTGTATCAACCCAATCAGTTTTCTTGGACTAAAAACAAAAAACTGAAAATCACTAACGAAAAAGCGTGGAATAAGGCCAAGAAATTGGCTGAAATTACATACTACCAAGGTTGGCCAGAGGACTTGACACATGGAGCACTTTATTTCCATAGTGGCAAAGATCCTTATTGGGCCAAGAGCTTCGATAAAACAAAGAAAATAGATGGGCATAAGTTTTATAAACCAAAAACATAGGAAGTATCATGGGCGAAAATATGCTTACGGTTCTACGAGAAATCCTAGAAACCTTTCGTAAAAACGGTTATCCAACTGTAGCAGTATCTACAGTACTAGGAGACTTACAACGTATAAACAAAGATTACGTTAGTCGTGACGAACTCTTAAAATATATCAAGTCTCAAAATAAAGCTATTGAGACTACAGAAGCAAAAGCCAATGAGCTGGGGATTGATTACCAACCTGACCAATTATTCGTAGAGCTTCTAGATGAGTTGTGGGAACGTTATGCGCCTGTTCTGTTATCAGAAACCCAGTTAGTACAGTATTTTAATCAAGTTATTGACCTAAATACAGATACTGTGATTACTAAGGCTATATTAATGCGCCTGCTCAAAGCAGAGTTTGCTGGCCAGTACGACGGTAAGATGGCGTCACAGGTTGCTGACAAGGTTCTGAAAGAAGCGGGAAAATGACTACTAAAGTAGTAAATATAAAGAAGGGCGAAGAATATGATGTGTACATAGGTCGCCCTTCTGAGTTTGGAAACCCTTTCGAGGCTAGGGATTATGGCCTAATAAAATGCATTAAATTATATGAGATGCATTTAAGAAATAGGCTATCTACAGATTCTACGTTTAAAGATAGACTTCTAGCCTTAGAGGGGAAGCGTTTAGGTTGTTTTTGTAAGCCTAACCTGTGTCATGGGGATATAATAGTTAAGTTGTTGGACGAATTTAATTAAAAATTCATTTGCTTTTTAGCTAAATAATCTGTATAATAGATTCATAAATTAAAGAAAAGAAGGTTTACGGAGGGAGTCAGATCCTAAAAGTTAGCTTCGGGTACTCTTAAGAGGTTAAAGTGCCACACCGCACACCTAAAATGCTTTAATTTATCTAGTAGAGAACAGCAGGCAGACTATGCTGAGGTACACGTGGATGTAGTAGTCTTAGCGGGCGAAACTGGATCGTGAGTATACCTAGAGAGAATCTGTGAGTTTGAGGAATGTGTTGATTTCCTCTATAAAACCTCAGTGAGTACTGAGAATCTCGTAAACTCTTCTTTACTAAAATTACGGGGTGTCGAAATTGATCACGTAACAACACTGCCCTCTTGGTCTAGTTGGAAATGATAGTACCCTAGGGGTACAGGCGTAGGTTCGAGTCCTACAGTGGGAAAGAGTTAGGTGTTTGATGCGTATAGCTACGCGATCGCTGCTAGAGTACATACTATGAGGGCGTATCGACCACGATATGTCTTATCAAGGTTAGATCGAAATAGCTAAACCGTACAGTTGTCAGACTGTAAAACTGCTCATAAACTCTACGCTCTGGTTCGAGTTTATAACGTTTAGTACAGAGCTTGGATGGTTGACATGAAGCCGTAGTGGCCACTACGTAACTTCAGCACTCAACCAAAGCACGGGATAACTCATTGGGAAGATGGGTAAAGGACATCAATAAACATGTGGCGGTGCACTCAAAACATGTTGCGATGGTGTCTAGACGAAATTGGGAGTCATGCCCCTTATAAGGTCTAGAATGTAATACCTGTTGGAGGCTAGCTCCACTAACCGTGAACAAGTCTACGCATGACTTTAAAAACTGAGACTATTGACTAGGGTACTTCAGAGTGTACATGAGGTGCACTTGAACAGTAGAGCTAATTACTCTATGATCTAGTCAGTATCTTTAAGAGCTTTTTACGAGAGTTCTTAAAGATATGAAAACTAACTATGATGAGGCTCAGATTGAGCAAGCGGTATCTCTAGGCTTAATTCCTAGAGATACTTGGTTCCCAATTACTAATAGATTGGTAGAGCAGACTGCATTATTAAAAATAACTGATTGGGAGTTATTTAACTCTAAGACCAAAGGAACACAAAACTCTGTACTTAGACTGTTTTTTAAAACAGCAGCCTTAAATCTCCTAAAATATAGGAGTACCTTCTCTAGCAAAGGTAAAGAAGGTTTTGTATATCTAATGCAAGATTCTGAAAGGCCAGAATACATAAAATTAGGTAAGTCAAAAGAGCCGGAGAGGAGATTAAGCGAAGCTAATTGTTTTTCTCCTAATAAAAGCTTCAAAATGTTAAGAGTATTCTTTTATGAAGATGCATTAGCCGTAGAGGCAGAGCTGCACAGAAAGTATAGTGAGTACTGTACCTCTGGGGAGTGGTTCAGGAGCATTAACTTACCTGAAGTAATAGAGTATTTGTCTGGTAAAACATATAACGCGCTCTTAGCTCAATTGGACAGAGCAACGTAGTTCTAATTCGTAGGTTACAGGTTCGAATCCTGTAGGGCGTACCAAATTAACTAAGGAGACGTTATGTCTGACTTAAAAGCACTTCAAGATGAGATCAGTAAGTTAGTTTTACGATTGTCTCAGTTAAGGCACTTAAAAGGTGCTATTAGCGGTAATACACAGATTTCTTTTACTCTTACTGCTTCATACGCAAATACTAAAGCAACTTTTGATATTGCTGAAATAGGTAGAGATTATTTAAATCGTGTTAAACCTGAATATGACATGGTTAAACTAGGACTTCTCAAAGGGTTAGAACGTGAGATAGATAACACCAAGGATAAGTTAAAGACGTGCTATCTAGAAGAAGCAGATCTGCTACAGAAGCAGTGTGACAACGCCATTATTAACGCTAATAAACTAAGGAAGTAGAATGTTTAAGAAACTAATCGTTACCGCTATGTTAGCTCTTGCCCTAGTGGGTTGTGATGTTCGTGATGCAGATGTGGTATCTAAGAACCTATCTACTCAGTCAGATAACTTTGAAGTTAACCGCCGTTTCGTGTTTTATAACGGTATTACTGGAGAGTATATCCTTACTATCGAGGGTATCTGTACTAAGGATAACTCTAGTACGACCTCCACTTTGGGTGTTATTTGTAAGGTAGGGCCAGGTAAGCATGAGTATAAGAAGCACATGCTAGGTCTTTCTGATAACGTAACTTGGTTTATGGAACAGTTAGAACCTGTAAAAGCCAGCCCTTATTTCTATAAGGTTGTATTTAAACCTTCGGTGGTAATACCGGATATTGAAATTCGGTAGTATAAACTTTACTGCCCCCTGAAAAATGGGGGCAAATAGATAAATTATATAATAATTCATTTGCTTTTTGCTTAATTTTATTATATAATATATTTATAAATTAATGGAAGGGTTCACTAATTTGGTAAGTGAGCGGACTGCTAATCCATCGGGTTGGTAAAACAGCCTTCAGGGTTCAAGTCCCTGTCCTTCCGCCAGATTAACTAGGAGACTGTATGACTAAGAATGATGCATACCTTTACGCTAAAAAGATATACAGGCAGAACCTATCTAATAAGCAAGTAGAGGATAAAATGTTAAAAGAGTTATACACATACTCCGATATTACTCTAGTAAAGAACTGGTTAAGTTCGTGGACTCATGGGAGAACTATGTAATGACTACCAAAGCTACAGGTATTGAAAGCTGTTTAGTAGAAACTTGGGAAGGTTGGGATGGTGATAATGAATGGATGGTTTTCTACGATTGTAAATTAAAGCCAGGTACCCTAGAGAATACTGAACTAGACTTTAGTCGTGCTATTGATGTTAGCATAGACCTACAAAACCTAAAAGCAACAGTATCCCAGGATTACCCTAAAGCTGGTAAAGGGGCGACTTTAGACTTTAAATTCAATTTAACACTAGTTCCTGAGTTTACAGAGAAGCGTATAGAAGATCATTTAAGAGAGTATTAAAGAACAATGTGGGATTGGCACAGCGGCGACTGCGGGAGACTGTAAATCTCCTATACTACACCTAGGTTCGAGTCCTAGATCCCACACCAATTAATGCACCTATCGTCTAATGGTTAGGACAACTGCCTTTCGAGCAGTGAATCGGAGTTCGATTCTCCGTGGGTGTACCAAAACAATTGCGAGTTAGAGTTCTGGTGAACTCATGAGGCTCATATCCTCATCCAGAAAGGTTCGATTCCTTTACTCGCTTCCAGAATATCTAGGCTATTTGTGTACGTCTTCGGCGCTGTCTGAGACTTAGGTGGTCAGCAGGGTCGTAGCACTAAAATGCGGTAGCTTGGAGAACTATTAGTTGGAACTTAGTGTACTGGTTAGCACAGGGGCCTTTGACTCCCCTAGAGTTAGGTTCAATTCCTACAGTTCCTGCCAAACAATGCAGACATAGTTTAACGGAAAGAATCTATAGCTACGAACTATAGGGTGGTGGTTCGATTCCATCTGTCTGTACCAAATAACGTCAAGTTACTAGTCGTTTACCTAATAGCTTTATTTCCAGATAGAGCTATTTATTAATACTACTGAGGAACTAACATGAACTATATCTTACGAATTTCTGGTAACTACGCTGATGAGTTTGATGTGATGGGAGTACATAAGATTACTCAATCACAGGCTTATTTCTTGAGTGCAACTCAAGGTAAATGTTTCAATTCTACTGAGGAAATTTACTTTGGCTCTAATGAGTCAGTAGAAGTAGGTGATCTGACCATTGTTATGGAAAGTTACTCTGATGAAGAGCTTGAAGCAGCAGCAAAAGTGTTAGGGACTACGTTAGAGCATTTCTCCTATGGATTGATTGATGTTTCTGGCATCATTGAAGAAGCAATGAATCCAGACGAAGATGAATAATAAATTTGCACCTTTAGCTGAGACGGATTAGCGCTTGCCTGAAGAGCTTGAGAGGTTAGATCGTTACTAACAGGGTGCACCAAACAATGCAGGTATTTAGGTAAAACCTATGTCGTAAGAGTCCAAAAACATGGAACACCTGCACCAAATAAAGCATCAAGAGACCTTGGGTCATAACCAAAGCGTGCCTTAGTGAGAACTTAGGTAAGTAGCATAGTGAAATGCGCTTGGTGCTACTAATTAATGCGTACTAGGACGTTTGGAACGTCGGGGCCATCCAAGCCTGCTGAAATAGATTGCACTGAGGTGAATCTAATAACGATCTAGGTTCGATTCCTAGGGTACGCTCCAAACAATATCGACCGAGTGTTACTGGACAGCATACCGGTCTCCAAAACCGTGTGGTTAGGGTTCGAGTCCCTAGGTCTTTGCCAATTTAAAAGCTACTTGGAGAATAACATATATGTGGACTATTAGTAAGAGTTCTTTATTGCATCGGTTTAACCAGACTATGGGTTCTGAATGGGACGCAGATCATTTGCAGAATGGTTGTGCATACTTTTGGTATACTGTGTGGAATATCTGCAAGGCTCTAGGAATTACGTTTCTAGTAGCCCTAGTATTATCATTAATAGGTACTCCGCTATTAGCACTGATGTTAGGTATATCAGTAAAAGGTGCTTGGGGAGCGGGTATCTGGTTTATTTTAGGGAGCGTTCCGGTAGGTATTGCTGCTGCACTTGCTATAGCAGGCACTGGTTGGTTAGGTGTTAAAGGTGGGGTTAAAACTTACAAAGTGTTGCAACCTGTAATCGCAGAGAAGCACTTAGAAGAGTCAGTGCCTGTAGTTAAAACTTTAAATGCATTTAGTATGGCGTGGAGTTTTATCAAGGCTACTAAAGAGAAATACTGTCCTACTCTAACATTCGTGGACTAGCTTATGTATGTTATGCGCAAGTATAGTGAAGAGTTATTAGGGGGACACTTAGTGGAGCATACTAGCTACGGGGTTAAATACCCCGTAGTAGCTAAGTCCTCTAGAGCAGGGCTCCTTATTAGGGATGATAAAAATAAAGATGTGTGGCTATCTAATAGCGTAATAATTAGACATTTTCACATTTTTAATTAAAAATTCATTTGCTTTCTCCCTTAATATTTGATATAATATTTATATTGAAAGTTAGGAGAGAAACCAAATGAAAGAACCAAATTTCCATGTAAAATTCCACTGTTGCGGTGATGAAGATAACTTTAAAGGGTTTGGCACTTTTAACATGTGTAAGTGTGGAGCCTCTGGTTTTGACTCAGGAGATGGGTATTACACTCGGGTATTAGGTAATCCTGCTCTAGTTGAAGTTATCAACTGCAACCTAGATAAAGAGTATGTTTGTCAAGAGTGTGGTGAGATTGATGAGTGCCATTGGGAATGCCCACATTGTGGTTTTGATTCAATGATTGAATACGAAGGTGAGTAAAAGAACCGACGATTGTCCGAGTGACTAGGTGGGAAATTGCAAACTTCCTTAGACTGGTTAAAATCCAGTATCGTCGTCCAACTGTTTTGTGCCTGAGTACGCTCATAGACCAGTAAGTAGTTCGAATAAGGGTTAATAGTAGAACTGGCAAAGAGTAACCCCGAAACACCCAAAGGGCACAAATCAAAGAATTTGCACTAGTCTATTCCTCTGTGGACATTAAACCTAGAGGATGAGGTAGGCGTTGTAAAGTGGGTGGCTGTGCAAAAGCCAGCTTTACGAGGGAATTTTCTTGACGAAAGTCCGATTATTCCAAACCGACATATAAAATACCGCCAAAAATCGCTGGGATTGTTTTTCCGAATCAGGTTTCTTCCTAGCAACAAATTTTGGTTCCTTAGCTCTAATTGGTTAGAGCGGCATCTTGTTAAGTTGAGGGTTGCTGGTTCGAATCCAGCAGGAACCGCCAAACAATGCGATCGGGGCTGGCTTGGTAATGGTACTCCCCTGTCACGGGAGAATATGTGGGTTCAAATCCCATCGGTCGCGCCAATTTAGGAGATAATATGAAACAACTTACTCCTGAGCAGATTGAAAAGATTAAAGAATCTGCTATGAATAATGCTAGAGCTTCTCTGGCTCTGGAAGGTATAACCATAAGCGATGTTAACTTTGAAAAGATCAAAGCTATTGCTGATGAATTGGAAAAAGTAATTTAATGCTTTCTTAGCTCAATTGGTTAGAGCTACCGACTCTTAATCGGAGGGTTATAGGTTCAAGTCCTATAGAGAGCACCAAACAAACAGAGTAAAGGCTACAGTAGGTGCACCCTTACGGACTGCTACACCGGACTCTGTTCATTAATAAACATTCTAGCGTGGTTGATGGGGAAACCAGCCATTCGAGGGTTGAGGTACGGTTCAATTCCGTAGAAGTCAAAGGGCAAGCTCGTAATTCCGCAGTGGTGATAGCAGGTTCGATACCTGTCTAGAATGACTTTTATGCGTTCGTAGTTAAATGGTATAATTTCTGGTTGCCAACCAGAGGTTGAGAGTTCGATTCTCTCCGACCGCACCAAACATTGGGGTTTAGCTAATCGGGTAAGCAATGCAGGTTGAATCCCTGCATAGGAGTAACACGTAGTCTCCAAAACTCCACCAAATTTATTTAGTGTTAATATTTAATAACTATCTGGTCACTACTGTCATAGAGGACGGTTAGGACGACTTCGGGAAGCGCGAGTTGACAGCAGAGCTACAACGAGGTCTCTTAGATATTAACACTAAGTCTATTTATTAGTATTGTTTAGAGTAAACCGGCGGGTTTACTTGGAGTGTGTCTTCGACCTCGCAAGTTGATGTTCCTAGGGGTTCATAGCCTGAATAAACAGTACTCATAAATGGATTGTTAGCCAAATGGTTTAAGGCACCGGACTTTTAATCCGGGGATTGAAGGTTCGAGTCCTTCACAGTCCACCAAATCTAGTACAACCAACAAAGGAGCTTCAATTTGAACGGCAAGAAAGCAAAATTAGTACGTCGCGTAGTTAAACACGGATACGGGGCTGACCCAAAAGAAGTACAGTATAGCGATACGTATCAACGTACTCTAGTTACTGGTTGCGGTCGGGAACTATACCAGCGTGAGAAGAAGGTTCGCAAGTTGTTTACCTACGAAGGTAATCGTACTTCCAAGCCGTACCACCTTAAGTAAGGAGTAGTAATGACTGTAGCCGAACTAATGGGTAAATTACCTATTATAGTATCATCTTTCAAGGAACAAGGTACTGGAGAGACTTTGCATAGCAATGCCATAGCCCTACAAGAGTTGTTTCCAACTCTAGATATCTTAAAGATAGAAGTGCAAAAAGCATACAAAGCGTTCTCAACTCAAGATTTCCTAGCTATGCCTACTCCTCTAAACAAACTAGAGCCTATAGTGTATAGAGAAAACTTATTTGATTGGGAAGTATCGAGTCTAGTACGAAATGTAGGAAAAGAGTTCCAGTTGATACAAGTACCTACTCTACGCCTATACATTCAGTATGTACTAACTGGTGGGTTTACTGATCCTGATCTCCCAAGAACAGAAACTCAACAAATACTAGAACAGTTTGCCGAAGCTAAGGTTCTTCTAGAAAGTTTGAAAGAGTTAGCAAAGTAAATAATAAGCCTCCAAAGCATTAGTGGCGATGCAGTTGCCTTGTAAGCATCAGAATTCGGTTCGATTCCGGATGGGGGCACCAAATTAAACGTGAATAATCAGCGGATACTGTCCCATAAGCCTGTAAATCGATACGAGACAGCATGTTTAATCGAGGAGTTACGAAGCATCTAGCCTCGTTAAAAAGCTAGAAGTTACACTCTACGACGGCTGATTGAATGTGTAAACGGTACTGGTTCGCCGTCCTTGCCAGTACGTAGGATGATGCATGCGCTCTACCAAATGGGTTAGAGGGGCAAACACGTAACCTACAGCCACTTATTCTAGTATGGCGGACTATCAACCCGAACTCATGACAGAGGAATAGGAACTCTCTCAGCATTGCAAAGATCCCCTATGACTACTGCTCCACTGTGTTAAAACAGAACGAATAAACTACAAGCCTATGACTTCCCCTCTTCGGAGGGGATTTCTTTGAAAAATTCATTTGCTTTTCTTCTTAATTTTCTGTATAATTATTACATAAATTGATGAGAAGGTAATCAAATGAAAATTACATATTCAACTAATATGATGGGGCCAGTATCTAACAGATGGTATGAAGATAACGGTATACCTTTTACAGAAGTAACTGAACAATCCGTATTAAAGCCAGGCACTACATATACTAGGAAAGTATTTGATAAGCAGTATTGTGGCGGTCGCATAGACATTTATGGTACTGGAGACCCCTATGGCACCGCAGTAGGCGCACCAATAATGGAAGCTGAATCTTGGTATGCATTGCAAAAGTTCTGCTCTACCCTAGTAACAGATAGAATTCTATCGATGAAAGAGATTGATTCACTTCTTCTAGAAAGAACAGGTTTTAAGATTAAGTACTTCGAGAAAAAAGTTTAAAAATTCATTTGCTTTCTTCCTTATTATTTGATATAATATTTGTATTGAAATTAGGGAAGAAATCAAATAAAGTTTATCTCCGATTAGCTCAATTGATAGAGTGCGCCGTTTGGGGCGGTGAGGTTGAAGGTTTGAGTCCTTCATTGGAGACCAATTTAGGGGAATGGGAATGCTAGGAGTGTTCACCTCGCTTGCACCGAGGATACCAGTGGGGTTCGAATCCCCAATTCTCCACCAAACAATAAAGAGTTAGTATAATGACATTACACAAGACTCTCCGAGCTTCTTGGATATAGGTTAAAATCCTATACTCTTTACCAAACAATTGCTTGCTAGCTCAACTGGTTAGAGCACTCGCCTCTTAAGCGATAGGTTATGAGTTCAAGTCTCATGCAGGCTACCAATTTAAGGAACGTATATGTCATATTTTACAGAACTAAAGCAGGAACTTGAAGAGTGTGCATGTCCTCAATGCTGCGGTAAGGGGACTCTAGATGATGCAGAACCGGGTGATATGTACTTTGAAGAGTTTATTTGTGGTATCTGTGACGGTTCCGGTATTAACCCTGTATATGCAGTCTCTCAATTAATTGAAGGGAAGTAACATGGATATTATGACCACTCCAGCTATTAATCTCTTAGGCGTAGGATTGTTTAGTGTAACAATCTATCGAACTGATGATAGCGAAGACACAGTAACTGTTATTGTGCCTGAATTCTTCTTAGAGAAATTTTTTGAAGAGTTTGCTCAGTTTAAAGAAGAACTCACTGCCTACAGCGATATGGAAGACTTAGCTGCTATGTACCCCACAGTATATGGCTATGTATTTGAAGAGCAAGGCTTTGATCTTAATAAAGCTGAACATATTGAAATCCAATGGGGTATTAGCTTTGAAGTAGGTAGTCCATTCCCACGGTATTTTGAAGGACTAGAGATTTAATGAAAAAGTTCCGAGTAACTACTTCATATGTTAGTGGAAGTAAGCGTGGTAAACTACAACCAGCTTTCTGTGTTCATGCCAAAAGCGAGTTTAGACTACGAACTGACTTCTTCAATACACAAAAACACCTTGAAATACATAAGGTAGAAGAAATTTAATGCATCACTGGCCCAATTGGTAGAGGCATGAGGCTTAAGACTTCAGAGTTCCCAGTTCGAATCTGGGGTGGTGTACCAAACATTGCTTCTCAAGCTCATATGGTATGAGCACCCGGCTCATAACCGGAAGGCACGTAGGTTCGAATCCTCGGGGAGGCACCAAATTTAGTGTATGGGTAGTCACGGTGAATACGGCACTTTCATACGGTGCGTCGAGATTGGTTCGATTTCAATATACACTACCAAGTTTACTAACTAATAGGAAAGACTCATGGCTAAGACAGAATTAGAACTTCAAAAGACATTTATTCGTGGTATGATTGCTGAGGTAGGTGCTGAGGATAAGTTTAAAGCCTATCTAGAGCAGCTACACAAACAGTTTGACTCCCTAGAGTCAGATGAAGATAAAGGTACATACATTATGGCTTTAGCCTTCTTCTCCATAGAAACACAGGAGAACCTCTAATGAAAGGTCAATCTAGTATTCCTAGATTTTTCTGGCATTACTTATCCGAAGATGCTATTCGACAGGGCTGGAACATGGAATTTGACATGTACGATGCTCTTAAACCCATTGAAAATGAGATGGCATTTACCCTCAAAACTTCTGGTTTTGAGATCAAGTATAAAGACTTGATTGATGTGGCTAAGGGTAATCTTGATAATCCTGTGTTCAAAGAGTTTTGTTTCCTAGTATATCATGAAGTTGATAAAACTAGTGACCGTAGCAGCACAATTTTGGTGTCTATGCACTCAGGTTCAAGTGACTACTTTACTTTGGGTATGCTGGAGGATTATGTTAATTCTCGAAATCAGCTCTCCTAAAAATAAAGTTCCTAGAATAGTGATTTTAGGCCCAAACCATACTATAGAAAAGGGGGCTGATGATATTGCAGTAATTACTGATCATAGTAGGGGAGTGCATATTCATACTGGAGATAAGTATGAAGATCTAGTATACCGCATTAGTACCATAACCTCTGTAGCTAGGTTAGCTAAGCATTAAATAATTTATGCGTGATTAGTTCAGTGGCTAGAATAACTGGCTTCCACCCAGTAGACGAGGGTTCGACTCCCTCATCCCGCACCAAATTTAGGAGTTTGTATGTTTAAGTTCACCGAAAAATTTTTCGAAGCTAACGTAGTTTTAGTACTAACTTTGTGGGAAGGCAAGAAATGGTGTAGCGTTTCTGGACTAAAACCAGAAGATCAAACTCCGAAAAATATTGAAGCTATTAAGGCTTCAATGATTAAAGTTGCAAAGCGTCCCGGAGCACCACGAAATGGTAAACGTTAAGGGTATAAATAAGTGAATAGTAAGCATGTAGGGAATATTGCCGAGTCTCGATTTATTTATGAATGTGTGCGCCGCCAAATAGACATAAGTCTCCCATTTGGAGATAACGCTAGGTACGACGCAATCATAGACTCAGCTAACAGGTTGCTCAAGGTGCAAGTAAAAACCCTTCGTAAAGTAGAGGAAGGGAAGTACGAGTTCAGTACTAGATCTAACTCTGTTAAAGGTGAAGCCAGAAAGCACTATAAAGATTCTGTGGATTACTTCTTTGCGTACAATGAAGAAGACGATATATACGTATTTATGCCCATAGACATTGTCGGGGATAAGTACCAAGTAGCTGTAAGAACTATTCCACCTAAAAATAACCAGAAGATCGGTATAAATATGGTGGAAGACTACCAAATGCTCTGATAGTTCAGTTGGTTAGAACAGGCGACCGATAATCGCCAAACACTGGTTCGAGTCCAGTTCGGAGTACCACTTTCAAAGCTCGCTTAGTTCAACGGTTAGAATACTAGCCTTACATGCTAGGGATGATAGTTCGATTCTATCAGCGAGTACCATACTCAGGAGAATATATGTCTTTTGCACTAGAAGTATTACTGCGTGAACGCACACGTATGGAAAAAGCAATGGGTTGTACGGAAGATCGTATTAAAGAAGCTGAATATGAGCTTGCATTACAGCATCAGACTCGTAAAGAATGCGCTGCCAAGTTGCAAGATATTGGCCGCATGATTGATCTAGCCAATGCTGCTATTGGCATTACTCCAGCAAAGGTTACTAGTGGCTCTATTTCTAGTAGTATGATAGGAGTAATGGTGATTGATGCATCAGCAATTGTAGGTGATAACGGTTCAGCTTAAAATTCATTTGCTTTCAGCTTATATTTTTGATATAATATTTGTACAAGTTAAGGAGAGCGTTTTCTCCTTAACTTTAGTTTTCTTAGGTCTCTTATCCCTGTACCTTGAGTCGGCTTGCAAAACGCACTTCTCCATTTAAGGAGACAGACTGGAAATGGCTCTCCAGCATGGGTCGCAAACCCTGTAGTGTAAAGAAGGATATTACTGCATGTTTTGCCAAGAAGTGCAAAACATGACGTAAAAGATAAGAGAGCCTAAGAAAATTATGGGGTTATGCTGGAACTGGTAGACAATACAGTCTTAGAATCTGTAGCTTAAATGCGTGGGAGTTCGAGTCTCCCTAGCCCCACCAAATTAAAGGAGTAGCATGAAAACTTCTGTAAATAACAGAAAAGATAACGTTAGTCTATTACTGGATTGGATAGTATCAAATAAACTAGACTACACTACTACCGAAGGTAGAGAGCGAATTATTAATCGATACTCCTTAGAAAGCACTATTAAAGCCTATCCTAATAAATTAGTAGATTCAAAAAGTTTTAAAGACGCTCACAGGTTTAAAATCCCACAGGTTATGCGAGCTTTACAGCTACTCTGTAAAAGAGAGGGGGTATCCCATACTATAGGATATGTATATTTGATTACTAATCCTGCGTACCCCGGCTGGGTAAAAATAGGGGCATCTGTAGATGCGGAGACAAGACTTAGTCAATACCAAACTTATTCTCCCTTCAGAAACTATACTTTGGAGTACTATGTTATATGTCTCGATTACATAGCTCTTGAAGACAGGGTACTAAGGCAATTCCCAAATAGAAATAATGAGTGGGTGTACGCTAATCTTGAAGAAGTTAAACAAATTTTGGAAGAACAAATAGACTGGCGACTAAAACTGCTTGGAAAGTAGCTGACTGGAGAAATCCGGCTTGAGAGTTCGAATCTCTCTTCTTCCGCCAAATTAACACACTTAACTAACTAACGAAGGTTAGTACTTAACCAATAGCTCAACTGCTAATTGAGCTATTCATTAAGCGCTATTCTTGCCCCTACTAGGGAAGTACACCGCTTAGTTTCAGAATCAGATTTAAAGGGGGTATATAGTGTCAGAGTTATCTAACCAAGAACTAGTAAGTATATTGCAGTCTAGAGGGTACGACGTTTCTCCTCATACTTTAAATGAGCGACGTATTACAGAGCTTAGAGAGCAGTTAGTTTATGCTCATAGAGCGGTAGATGAGGCTGTAAAACGTGTTGATTCTATAGTGAAAGAGATTCAAAGTCTCTGCGATCATGTTTGGGGGCAAAGTAGATACTCTGACAGCCACGACGGATACTCTAGAGTAACATTGACTGAAACAGAGACTAAATCCTGTGTCAATTGTGGTTTTGTCCACGTTAGAGAATTTCAGGTGAGTCATTAATGAATCTTTTACTATCCTACTGTCACAATGATGACATAAAGTTCTATGAACAGGGGCACCTATTCCTAGGAGCTGCTGAAGATAAGGGAGTGGGTGAAGTACACGTATGGTTAATACGTGATGACCCCAAGAAGTCCCTATTTCCTCCTAGAGATAAGGTATACGAGGGGCATACTAGACGTAAAAATCCTGGTTATGGAGACCTAGTACCTAGAGTACAGTATGAAGGTCAGGAATACGCTTATGATACTGTATACCCTAGTGATGGGGAGTACCATTGGTTATGTGACCCGGAGTGTATGCCAAATAGTTTGTACGTGCTTCACTTTGGAAAATAGTATTTGGAAGTTCCACCCGAAGGCTGGCGTCGGGCTGCGTCTTGAAAACGTTTGGGTATGGTGACATGCCGTGTGAGTTCGATCCTCACAACTTCCGCCAAAATTGAAGTATGCTGAAATGTGGTAGACAGGGCAGCCTATAGGTTTATTGAGACATCCTATCTCAAGAAACTACCTTATAAAGCAGCTTGGCGAGTGGGAGTGCCTTTGTAGGTTCGAACCCTACTACTTCTCTTATAACGAGGTGAAATATGAGTGCGCATAAGCATTACTACCATTTGTATCACAGTAATGAGTTTACTGATAAAGATACTCTTATCAGATCGTTACTAAACGAAATACGTGTCTTAGAACATGATAACGCTCTACTAAAGGCTAGGTTAGAGAACGCAAGGGAGCAACCTTGGTACACTACTGGGAAACCGATTCCACATCAATATAATGATGGCTGGAGTTAAGAAAATTTCCTAGCTGTCAGGCAACTGGTTTGCGCATACTGACAGTTAGGAGCTACAAGTGAGAGCTATAGTTATTCGTAGAGCATCACGATGAATACCTGGAGTAATCTGGACGTATTCCGTATGTACGGTGTCTAACCCCTAGGTATGAGTATACTAGCTTCTAGGGTGGATGGTCTGATCAGCCCTCTATAGCTCTCACTTGTGGCCGAAGCATTTATTTGGATGATGTTCGATCTGTGACATCGAGGAAGTGGGATCGTTACCCACCGGTCACCCCAAGAAAATCCTGCTGAGAGTGACGAGGTTAGTCCTCTGGATCAAAGCCCTTTTCGTCCTTCTTCCACCAGTTAATCTGGGTTCGAGATGGCGACACAGTTTGTACTCAGCAGGTGCGCATAATTGAAGTATAGCTCAATTGGTAGAGCGCCTGACTCTGACTCAGGAGGTTTAAGGTTCGAGACCTTATACTTCAGCCAAATTAGGAGACAACATGAGACGTAAACTAAAACGCAAGTACATACGGCGAATAAACTCACTAAGAGAGTACGCAAAGGGGTGGCCCTTGCAGATACTTATAGCAGATCGTAGACCCCGATATAATGAAGAGTTTATCTATTACAGGGACTGGGACAAATACTGTAGAACTAAGCAGGGGCGTCTTAGCGGAGCTTATGAAGAGCACTTTGGGGTTAAACCTAGTAGACTTGCTGTAGGAAACAAACGTCTTGCTTAACTTCATTAAGAGATGGTTAAGGTATCATTTTGATATTGCTGAGCTAATAGATACGGAAACCTCAGTTTCTGGAGAAGTTCTAGTAGAATATTACGCTTCTACATTAAATAACTCTGCATATGGCCAATTAACCCCACACGGTAAAATGGGAGTGGGGTTTATCGCTAACATGCAATTAGCAAATCGTACCAAACTTGAGTATTACCAAGAAGCCATAAAGCATGGGTTTTTCAACGATATACTGACCCCAAAAGACGTAGTTTATCTTTTAAATCTAAAACCCCAAGCCTAGATACCCAGTGTCTAGGCTTTTTTATTAATTATCATTTGCTAAATGCTTATTTATTTGATATAATATCTTCATAAATTAAAGGAGAGAATTATGTCTTGTCATATAGGTGTAAAATTTCTTAGCGGTTCAGACACAGAATACGTTTACAAAGTCCCTGACTCTACTAACTTTAAGATTAACGTAGGAGACCTTGTAATAACTCCACCTAATATGTACCGTAGTACCCCATCTCTAGCAAAGGTTACTAGAGTAACTTTTGACTACAAAGAGAAGAAAGGTATTAAGTATAAAGAAATTTTAGGAGTATCTAGAATATGAGTTGCTTAACTAAACTACAGCAGGAACAATTAAAAGCCTTAGCCGAAAATATCGCTGAAGGTAGTATTCTGGGAACCTGTGAGTTCATGACAGTGTTTGAATGTTGGTTAGTAGAACAGGCTGCTAAACTAGGTATCGAAATTAGCACTGATGACGCAGGTGATTTTCTAGCTACTGCATTGAGTGATCTTGAAATCCATGAGTGTGAAAATTGCAATTGGTATTTGCACGCTAGTGAATTTGGGGAGTCTGGTATATGTGCTGACTGCGAAGCAGAGGAGAATGAGGGATGAAACAGTTTATTAAAACCCCTACATTTGTGTTTTTAGTGGCTATGCTTGCAATGCCGTTTATGGGGGTTGCATGTTCACATGCCTCTACTAAAGTTACTATACAAGATAACCGAGTTAGGGTACAAGAAAATGGGGTAACCAAAGAGTACGGCACAGTTCGTAGCACTAAATCTACAAGCAGTGGAGTAGAGGTATACACTAACCGTAACTTTAATGGCCCTGCTGTAACCCTGAATAGAAACGGTAGTATAACTACTAAAGAAACTAACTCTAGCCATACTAAAGAATGTACTTATGGCTGTGTTCTAATTATAGATGGAGACGAAGATGAGACAGAATAGTGTACTTGATGAACATATTAAAACTATCCAAGAAACTATTGGAGAAGACTATAGTGTATGGACATCCAGTGGTGATGGATTTTGGGTTAGACTGTATTCTCCTAGCCAGCATGTGAGTATAGAGCTTGAGTACACTGACGGCAAAGTAAAGGCTAAGGCGTACGTTACAGTCTTTGGGTTCCTGGGGTTCGTAGAGGCATCTACTTTGTGCTTACCCAATAAGCAACTTCGCAGAAGCGTAATTCAGTTACGAACCATTAGACATTTTCTTCCTGATGACAATATTAATGATTACGAAAGCCTTATAGAAGAATAAAAATAACATTGACATAAATCCCTGGTCGTTATATAATGACTAATACGGAGGAACAGATGCAGATTATATCTAAATTTCAGGACGTATATGACTTACAGCACTCGTTATTTGATGAGTCGAGACGTTGGGTCAGAAATAGTGAAACAGTAACTATGGGTATACCCCTGAATGCTTGTATAGCACTAAGAAGCAGGGACGTTTATGCTAACATTGGTCGTAATGGTATTACCAGTAAAGGTTCGTATACACTAATGCCCGTATTTATTTGTGGAGTAGTACACTGGGTACATAGCATTAGTGTTATAGGCCAAGAGCAATTCTATACCACAAACCCTGCGTTAGCAGAAAAGTTTTTATTAGACTCTGGAGTATTTATCAGGGATTTTAGAAAACGGGAGATTCTAAAAAGTATCTCTCTTAATGGAGAAACCACCCGAGAGCTAGAGAAACTCTGTAAAACGCTAGAGGCTCCAATAGTGATGCTGTCTAGCGTTAAAGAAGCTGAGCATGGATACACCTTAATAGGTGAGTTTATTAAGTGCCCTAGTCTGATAGGTAACAACATTCCATGGCAGGAAATAGAACCTAATTTATATCGTTTACACCAGAGTATTGAGTCCTATGTATTTGGAGTTCTATCTCAACCAGAACCAATAGTTTTAAGTACCACGGAAAAGGATAGACTTCAAGCGAGAGGCTTTGATAGTAAGGCTTCTTTCAGGAAAGCCAAATGATACCAGATTTTTTCAAAAACCCTGCATTGTACCTAGCAGCAGCAATTATAGCTGTTGGGTACATAGGGTTTAATAAGATAGAAGCGCTGTCTAGCCAACTATCTGTTGCAAATACAGAAATAGCAACACTGCAAGCAAGCAATAAAGAGATGAAGGATAAGGTAGTTTCTATGGGGTGGTACCATTCTACTATCTCTACCAATCAAGTAGTTCTCGATAGGAGACTAACCCAGTTGTCCTCTACATTGGCTAGGGAAAGTGTTATAGTATCTAAACCTGGTCTGGTAACAAGAATAGCTGCTAAACAGAATGCAGACTTGGAGGGTAGACTAGCATGCGCAACTGGAAACTCACAGTACTGCCCTTAATAGCAATCCTCCTAGGATGCTCACCTAAAGTAGTAGAAGTTCCTAGCGAACCTATTCACGTTTCATGGCCTTCCCCATTAGAGAAGTGTGAATATAAATTCAGCTTTAAAGCCCAGGATGACAAACCTGTAGTAGTTATACCCTATTCTGAGTGGGTTAAACTAACCTCTTGCAGAGAGCGAGAAGTAAATTATATACTAAATCTGTCTAGCATGGTGTGTTATTACCGCACAGATTTAAAAGAAACCAGATGCCTTAACAAGGAAACTATTAATGATTCAGAAAAACCCAACAGTAATCGGACTGACCGGAAAAGCTAGAAGTGGTAAAGACACTGCTGCAAAACTTCTAGAAGAAATTTACTTACAGGATAATCCTGCTTCTGGTGTGCATAAGTTTAGTTTTGCAGAACCTGTGTACGAGCTAACCTCAGCTCTTATAGATAAACCTGTAAGCTATATTTCAGCAGACGCCATAAAAGACTTACCTAACTGGTACACTATTAATCAAAAAACTTTACGCAATATGTTATTAACGTATCGTAAATACGGTCTTGAGGAAGTAGAACCAGATTTCCCGTATGTTTGGGGCAAGTTCTTTGAACAATATCTACTGCCTCTAGGTAATTACTGTGTATTTGACAAGGATAACTGGGAGTTCAGTATGTTCACTTCTCCTAGAATTCTGTTACAGCTTATTGGCACAGAGTTTGGTCGACAGATGCTAGGAGAAAGTGTCTGGATTGACGTGCTTTGTAACAGGGTGGATGAAGTATACTTTGGTTTAGTTCTAATTACAGATGCTCGCTTTGATAACGAAGCTAAAGCTATTTTGGACAGACTTCCTAACCCAAACGTTATGCGTATTATCACTCCAGAGAATAAAACGGAAATTGCCACAGGCACTCATAAGTCAGAGGCAGGGATTAAAGATGAGTTTGTAACTTGGGGAGTTATGAACTATAAGAAAAGTATGGATGACTTTAAAAAAGATCTTGAGCATGCTTTAGATAGCATAACTCTTAAAAGATCCTGGTAATTCGGGATATATTGGTGATTGAATGAGTAAAAAGAAAAATATTGTAGAGAATCTATTTAGTGCAGCAGTGCCTAGTAACGTATACACATACTACTTAGATGAACCTATAGGGGAGCAATCACATTACCGAGCACTATCTGAATTACTGATGAACGCTGGGGAAGCTGACACTATAAGATTGATGATAAATAGTCCTGGAGGCTATGTATCTACTGCTGTACAGTTGTCAAATCTGATACAAGCATCTAAGGCACATGTAGAGGGTCATCTTATAGGCCCTTCTGCTAGCGCAGCATGTACTCTATTTTTATCCTGTCACTCATGGGTTGTATACCCATCAGTAACTTTGATGGCTCATACCTTTAGAGGTGGATTCTACGGTAAAGGGGAAGAAGCAAAAGATTCTTTCATGTCAACTAATGAGTTGATGGAAGAAATGATGCTAGATCTTTATTATCCTTTCTTTAGTATTGACGAAATTGATGACATGTTAAAGAATAACAGGGACATATTCCTTAACGCTAAACAAATCACAGAACGTCTTGAAGTTCTTGAAAAGCACAGATACCATGAGCAATAAAACCTCCACAGCCAGAGCTAACCCTCTGGCTTTTTTATTTGGTAAAATCTGATTGTATAAATTTATTTACCCCCAGCAAATTATTTATTTGTATATGGCATAAAAGTATACTATAATATATGAGTCAGAGGGGGATATCGTGGATAAATTTATACAATTACTTACGTTAATGCTAGCAGAGGCAAAAGATCCAGCCACACTGCTAAAACGAATATTAACCATATTCGTTACTGTTCTACTTTACTTATCCATAGCACATACTGGAGAAGTAGTTTCCTTTTTAAGGGCTTTTTCCACTAACTCTGTTATAGAAGATATGAGGACTCAAAGAGTAACCTCATTCCCAACCGTAGCTAGAGAGAAAAGTATGATTCTTTTCTCTCAGACCGAGGCAGATGCCGTGTTTGTGGTAAAATATAAGCCTGATGGCATAAACGACTACCAAAACATAATTGCCTGGGAAGGAAAACAGCCCCTAGATAAGGGAGATATGGAGGATAGACCTGTAAATAAAGCGTCCCAATTATATAAGAGACAGCTAGAAGGGTTTAACTACTCCATAAATAATGAAGTAAAGGTTATAAGGTATAACGGAGTTGACATTCCTTCTTTAAGGAACATCACATTCAACTATGTGTACACCTGCCCTTATTTCAACCTTAATAACATCTATGCAGGGTATATTGGAATAGCTTATACGGAGCTACCAGTACCTAAAGCAGAAATGGCTATGTTTGAGGACTATTTGTCTAGACTTTGTTCATCACAGCAGAGATATTTAGGTAGAGCAATATGAGTTTTAAATTTGGAAGTAAAAGCCTAGCACAACTAGATACCGTAAAGCCTGCTCTGAAAGAGCTTGCCTTACGAGTTATTGCTATTTCACCAATAGACTTCACCATTGTACAGGGAAAGCGTACACTATCTCAAAGCCAACAGAATGTGGCTAATGGTACCTCTTTTCTTAAAGACCCTAGCAAGTCTAAACATATTACAGGTGATGCATTTGACTTTGCTCCTTTTGTTAATGGTAAGATAGATTGGGATGATCTAGAGAAGTTCTGGACTATTGCTAAAATCTTCAAAGAAGAAGCTAAAGCAATGGGTGTTAATATACGTCTTGGTGCAGATTGGAATGGGTCTGGAGATTATCGGGATGAGATCCAAAGGGGCAGTTTCGATGGAGGACATATAGAGTTAGTTTAGTAAAATTTCATTTGACTTTCTGCCTTTATTTTAGTATAATATATGTATAAATTCTAGCTGAGGACTAATCATGTCTGATAGATTCTACCATCAACAGGCTACCTTCTTTAAGGTATCTCCCGCTGAATTAACAATATCCCTAAGAGAAGGAAGACCTATGTCAAAGAAACGAGTTACTCGAATTGACTTAAATAATGAGATTACTGAGATTTTAGGTACAAATATAGAGGGCCAAAAGCTCTCTATGCCAACACTAGAGAAAATACTTGAAGTACTAAAGAGTGGACGATATAAAAAAGTTACGATGCCTTCTGGAAAACTAAAGCAGCCGTTTAAAGAAGCTGTATGTGAAGCATTAGGAGTAACAGTAGACTTAGATTCAGCCACTATAAAGAACATGAAAACGCTATTGGAGGCGATTAATGGGAAGTAAGAAGATTATTCTACTGTCGGGTAGTACGTGTGTACCTTGTAAACACTTTAAACCAGTTTTTGAAGAAGCAGTGAAATGTACAGATATACCTCACCAAATCTTGGTAGACGACGTAGAAACTATGCAAAAATACGGTATTCGTACCGTTCCTACAGTTCTTTTAATAGATGAGGACGGAGATCTACATCACATTCTAAGCGGTTCAGGTCTTAAATCAGAAGTATTACACCACGCTTTCACTGATTTTGAAGGCTGGGCAGATGAGACATATTACCAATAGATACTAACCCAGATCAGCTGATCTGGGTTTTCTTTTACTTGCTAAACAGCTAAAATTTTGATATAATATGTATATAAATTTGAGAAAGGAACATATTATGGAAAGATCTGCATTAGAAGCTAAGAGACAATCTAGACATAACAGGTCTCATAGCTTTATGAGTAGATTTCACGATAAAAGGTCTTTGGAGCGAGCAATGACTAATGCCATTGATCTAGGTAAGACCGGAGTCCTCCTAGATAGGAGACTTTATTATACAGAAATAAAGATGCTTATTAGCAACGGGTATAAGGTATTTAGAATACCTAAAGCAACGCATTCACACTATGAATTTGGAGTTTATTGGGAGAACGCAGAATGAGATTCGATGTTAATAAGTTTGTGCAACATAAAACAGTTAAAGTGCCTGATGACGTTGAATTCTTCGTTCTAGGGGATATTCATGGCTGCTTTGATCTAATGATGAGAGCACTTAAAGTAGCAGGGTATAGTGAACACCGTGGTGACTATGTATTCTGTGTAGGTGATCTAATTGACAGAGGCCCTGACAATATTAAAGTGTTAGGAACTTTCTTGTATAACCAACGTTTCCACTCTGTTATGGGCAATCACGATCTATTCCTAGCGACAGATGACTGGAGCAACTGGTTGTACAATGGAGGTAATTGGATTATTACAGATGGATACGATACAGATACTATTCATGGTATTGCAGAATCTGTTCGTAGTAAAATGCCATTTATGATTACAGTGGAACACCGTGGGTTTAGTTATGGTATTGTCCACGCAGGCATTCCTTTTGAATACCCTGCAAGGGGTGCTCAGCCAGTAACTCCTAACTGGTTTAAGATTACAAATACTCCTCAGACTTCTGAGTACCTTAGCACTTTAGCATGGGACAGAGATGTTATCGACGAAATAGGCTTTGCCCTGTATAAGGAAGGGGCCAAAGGTAAATACTTTGATCGATATGCACAACATAGCAATCAGTTGCCTATTGTAGTACCTCAGGTGAATGGAGTAGCTATGCTGTTCCATGGCCATACAGGAGTTCCTTATCCACTTAAGTACGCCAATCGTGTGTACTTGGATACTGGTGGAGTATTTAATGGTCGTATAACAGCAGCACATGTTATTAAGGGCAAAGCTACTTGCTACACCACTGAGCAAGACGGTAGTGAAACTATTACGGAGATTTAATAATGAATAAGATGTTACTAGCAGTTATCCTATCCCTGCCGTTGCTGGCAGGGTGTGATCCTAAAGAATCTCTAGGAACTAGTTTGGAGCCTAAAGATATTGTTACAGCGTGTGAAAGTGCTGGTGGAAAAGTAGATACAGACTATGTACTGATCTCCCTTAACAAAGGTATCTATGCAGATACCTTTTCAGTAGCTATGAAGTGCAACATTAATAAGGAGTAAATATGACTAAAGTATTAGTATGGTCGGATTTGCACTTAGATCATCCAAATGCACACAAATGGCGGCCATGGTTAGGGTCATCTATGAAAGAGCATGATGAAGCTGTCTTAGAACTGCTAAGTAATTCAATTGATCGAAAGAACATGGTAATTGAATTACTGGGAGATGTTTGTGTGGGTCGCAACGGTATTGCTGCGCTGCACAAGGTGTTGCAGTTTAAGGGTTCTAGGATTCCTTGCAACCTCCGCATGGGTAATCATGATGCTGAACGTGAAGGTATTACAGTATCTGAGCTTTCTAGCGTGTTTAATGAGATTACCTTGCAACGTAAAAAGAGTGGTCTGTTGTATAGTCATGTTCCCTGCCACCCTCTCCAATTACGGGATAATATTTGTGTACACGGACATGTTCATGACGAGAGTATTCCTGACTCTCGGTATATTAACGTATCCCTAGAAATGTTGCCTAATGGCCCAATCGATGCTGAGGTTATTAAAGAAGGTGAGCATGTAACATGGAACAAGACAGTAGATCTTACCTCTGGTAGAATTTTCGTAGACCGTACAGTTAAAGACCAGAAAAACTCTGAGATTGCAAGGTTTAAGGGGTGGCAATAATGTTCTCTCATTTTATAGCTAATGAAGTTGCAAGACGACTAGTAATAGACCTTGTACTAGGAGCTATTGTAGGAGTGGTGCTATGTATGCTCCTATGAGCAACTCTAGTGGTTTTACTGGAGAGTATTTCGTAGTTGGCTTTCTTTTCTGTGTGAGTGTGTACTTTGTTATTTTAGGATTTAGCTGGGCTTTTAGTTGATTTAATTTAAATTCACTTGCTTAAAGCCCTTATTTTTGATATAATATGTACATAAATTAATGAGAGGAAAAGCAAATGGAAAACATGACTAAAACTGAAATGGCTAACACTCTGGCAATCCTGCTCAACATGACTGGTTATGAAGGTCAGCTCCAGAAGCTTTCCATCCCTGCAATGCAGGCTCTATATGAGACTCTAAACGCTAACGCTACGGCGTACAGCAGAGTCGTGCGGGATGCACGCAACGCTAGAGAAGAGCTTCTGATCTCTGAGCGTCGTAACAAAGCTCTGGAGCGTGAAGTCGCTAAACTTACTGCACAGGTATTCAAATAATGATGTTAACGTATTTTCTGGTTGGTTTTATCTTAGCTCTTGTTCTGGATAACTGGTTCGGTATTACAGATTATATAGTAGAAGCTACCGAAGATGCAGTGGAGTGGTATAGAAAATGGTGATCTTGGGATATATAGGACTATCTATTATAGGTGGACTAATAGCTGTAGTTATAGACAGCAAAACGGATTTAACTCAGACAGTAGCAGATTGGGCTACTGATAAAAATTGGAGACCCCCAACTAAATGGTGATCCTTTTCTGTTTGGTAGTATTCGTGGGTATCTGCAAGTCAGATACCCTTATTAATTGGTATGATAATGCTAGATCGTATTTACGGGAGAAACCATGGCAGCAGAAATTTTAGCGGGATTACTTGCGTTACTCACACTAGTATTTGTAGGTATAGTGGCATATTACGTTAAACTCAATAGTGACTTGGTGAAAACCAATAATGGTTTACATGATCTCTTAACCAAGACTAATGAAACTAACCAACACTTGAATGATGTGGTTAACGAGTATGCTGAGTTACTTAAACATGAAGTAGCTGTGCGACAAGAAGTCTCGGCAATCATTGCTGTTGCTAGAGACGTCCCTAAACGATTAAAGACAGTAGTGTTACCGCTACTAAAGTGAGGTTGAAATGATTTTTGTAACCATTTTAATTATGTATATTGTTACTGTGCTATTCCTAGTTAATGAGAATGGTAACTGGAACGCTCAGCAAGTTATTAAAACAGCACTGTTCATATTTCCTGCTGTTGCAGTAGCTTTAGCCAAAGCAAGTTACTGGGTAATCAACACACTCTTGAAGTCTGACTACAAGAATACTTATATTGATTTAGCGCTTGATAGCATTAAGCGAGAAATTCAGCCCTAGGAGGCCGCATGACAGAGTTTATTACATACGCAGTACCAATTGCTTACGAGCTTTATCTAGCATGGGTTTCTTATGGAGGTAATCTTTGAAACTACTTGATATTTTACACGAACGTTGGGTGTTAGAAACAGATGAGTTCTCTGATTTATTCATTCAAATGTTTGTAGAGTCTAACGGAACTATTAATGTAGCATACTTCAATACGTTCCACAAGACTTCTTTCTCCTTTAAAGAGATCATCACAGCAGTCAAGACCATTACAGGTAGTAAGTTAGTACCTTTCCGTGAGCCTGATGCTACAGATCGTAGTTTTATTTTTAGTATGTTTACTAAAAGCTATCAGTTCGGTAAGTATCCTAACGCTAGAGATTACTTATACGAAGTATGGGAGCAGACAGATACAGTACTCCCACGATCAATGGTGTTAACTTGGATTTCGCAGCAACGTCCTGAAAAGTCACTAACTAGTTTTGCTCCAGCAAATGACAGGAATCATTATCATGACAGTAAAGAATCGAAACCCGTTCGTAAGCCAACTGAAGACTCTTAGCCTGCAATTAGACAACGATATGGTTAACGCCTCAGATATCCTAGAGCACACTGTTAAGATCTCAAAAGCTGATTCCCAGCATTACTTAGCAGAAGAAGCAACAGATCTTATTTGGTTTAGGGATGAGTTGGCTAGTATCGAGGCAAGTAAAACAGCAGATACTACTACCGAGGATGTTCTAGCAATGGTTCAAGAAACTATCGCTAAGTATTTCCAGCTACGGTTGCTAGAGTCTTTGAGAATTCTTGGAGAGTATGATAAGACTCAAGTATATCTTGAATCAGCAATACTTCAACAGAATCCTGACTACCGCAAGTCAATGCACTAAACAAAGAAGGCTGCCCTCGGGTGGCCTTTAGGCATATGTTATGAATAGTATTGAAGACGCTCTAAAGTTCCCTATCCACAGGTTCACCAAGAAGGACGGCTCTATTAATCGTAGAAAGGTGCTTACTCTAGATCCTGAGCATAGACAACAAGCTCTCAACTTTATTTTTATTTGTAAGTCTATAGAGGTTCACGGCAGGTTCTTTAATTATGCTAGGACTAAGTTCACTAGGACAGATCTTCTAGTAGAGATCTGGTGTCCAGACCATCAGGGGTATTTCAAGCAACAGGCTAGAGTTCATATGAATGGTCATGGTTGTCCTAAATGTGCTCATAAGATAATCTCTAGAGAGACTGAGTACGGCACGTTCGATGTGCCAGCTTCTATGCATCAATATAGAATTGAAGGCAATAAAATCATTTGGTTTAACAAGACAAACACTAAGGAGTTTGAATTATGAATATCGAATTAAGACATGTATCAGTTATCGGCAACTACGTTCATATCGAAGTACCTCATAATGAGTTTGCTCTAGCTAGAACAGCGCTAAAGTTCACTAATACAGAAGGTACTGTAGAGCCTTCAGAGTGGTATGCTAAGTTTCTAGAAGCTGCTGAAATTTTTGGTGTTAAGAAAGTAGAGACAGAACTTCTCTTAAACAACTTAAAGATCAATGGGTTCACTTTAGTAGACGTATACCTTCTAGGGCCTACAGGTGGTATCAGCCTAACCAATGACCCTGCACCTTTTCTTTGGCCTCCACGTAGAGAGGAAGTTATTAAACCTTTCCAATGGCCATCAAAGTACCCAGGACACTGGAACGGAACAGGTATCGAATACTTGCAGAAAGTTGTTTGCACTACTACAGGAGCAGCATAATGAAGGTATCAGTTAAAGATATTAACTTTAGTGAAACAGGATTTATTACAATTACACTACGGTCTTATCCAGACCGTAGTGCTACCATGATTATGGGCAAACAACTCCCCCTAGAAGTAAGGACTATTATGCTATTTGATGGGCAAGGTGCATATGTAGAGGGAGGCAATTTAACCCATCTTATAGACGCCGCTGATTTACTAGGAGTGAATGAGATTCCTCTTAAGAACATTCTGGAATCGCTTGCAAACGCTAGCTTCGCGTTAAGGGACTATCAAGTCGAGGAGATTTATTAATGGGCAATAGATTCAGCATCATTAAGGCTGCACAGGAAAAGAGAGAAAGAGAGAAAGACCCTAAAAGGTTTTATATGGCAGATACAGAGGAGAGACTAAGTAAAAAGGATTCCATAGCTATAGTGAAAGAGATTCTAGATCTCCCTTATAAAGTATCTGATATGTCTTTCAGACAGAAACAGTTGGCAGACCTTGTATTAGCAAGGTCTTGTACTGACCCAGATACTGGTACTCATGTTGGGTACACTAATGAAACCGCAGCCTATCCTAGAGTACTAAGAATGACTAATAACACGTTCTTTGGATTTCTAAACTGTGAACGTAATGGTGAGGTACCAGAAGCTGCGCTACTAAAAAGTATAGTTATATGGGAGGATGAACCACTAGACGTTCATGAAGTATCTACAGGCAATCTAGTCAGTAAAGACCCCTATAGAGAGGCCACATTCTCCTACTTGAAAGGTGTGCAATACTACAGATCTCCTAGAACGTGTAAGGGTAGACCTGCCAGAACATACTCTCAAAGGGGGATAGGTGCAACAGACAAGTTCCTAAGTTTTGAGCCAGAGTTCCATCCACAAAGAAACCTCAACCCTGAAACTCTAGGTATTAAAGAATTAATACAGCAAGGGGAAGTACACCTAGACTTTGAAGTGGACGTAGGGTTCTTAATAGAAACTGTGAGTAAGTACTCAGAGTTAACGGAAGAACAGAAGTACGTAGCACAGCTAGTGTGTGAACCTGTTACAGTTCACAAAAAAGGTAATGGTTCTCTCTCCTTATCAGGGGACAATCCTGTAGGGTGGGTACTACACCCTAAAGCAAAGAGGATAGAAGCTCTAGGGAAATTAGTTAGGAACCAACTGGTCAACAAGGCTAGGGTTGAGGTGGACTGTCCTATAAATTGGTACCCGCAATCTCCAAACCCTAAGAAGGGAGAAATCTTCCCTGTTATCCCTAGAACAGATACACCCTACTCTTCCAAGCCAGTAGATAAGAATGAGATGTTTGCACTTGCGTGCTTTGAGCTGTTACAGATGTATCAGAGAATAAGACAAGGCAAACCTCTTCAAGAGTATCAAGAAGCAATTAGATACGTTGCCTCCTATAGGGATGAAGACCTCGCCAAAATTGCGCAAGATTATGTATTCGATGGCATAGATCTTTTTGATACTATATACAGAGACAACTTACCTAGGGTTTCAGGTACAATATCCCCTACTAGGGTAACTAAGAACTTTCTTATAGAGTACATATGTGCTGCGCGTATTGGCGTGTTTTTAAATGTGGCGAACCTAGACATTTAAAATGTTCAACTGGAATATCAAAATGTCGTTGACAAATTTTTAGTTGTCTGTTAAAATAATAAAAGAGAAAACAACATTTAAATGTTGTTTGCGGGGGTCCCGACCAAAATCTGAAAAATCTGTCCAAGTAACTTTCAATTTTGGTGCGCAGCCGGGATACCCCCGCATTAACTCTACATAAACATAGGGGGAACCTATATTCTTTATAAAACTACTAAAAATCAATGGACAATTAACGGACTTAAGTACTGTAAAAACCAAGAGATTGTAAGTAGATAACTAGGGATTAATGATAGAGTTACAGACGAGAAACTTCACCTGGTACCTCGTTCGGCTGGTGGGAAATTCCTAGCAGAAATACTATCATCGGATTTGCACTGTAGTTTATATTTATCGGATTTGCACTGTAGTTCATATTTATCGGATATCCACTTATACTCTAGCTAATAAGATGTTTAACCAAAGACTCGCCCTGATTGCCGTACGGCAGTTGGGGCGTTTTTGTATATAATCATACAACATTTGGGGCGTTTTTGTAGGTAAAATATGGTCGGATTTGCACTACTGATATAGAATTATAGATCAATATTCCCAAATTATATAGAATTCTATATCACACAGACAGGGCGGTTTAGGGGGAGGGCGGTTATTCCCTAGACCATTATTTTCAGACAGACATTTTTCAGAATACTACAAAATTATTTTATAAATCTCATTACGGCATCTAGGAATTTTCAACTTTATAATATAAACAGGATGCTTGCAGACTTTAAAGACTATCGTAGACCTCAAGCGTAAGTGTGTTTTTCCGCCCCCCGAACTTTTTCATTTGTCAATCCTTTTGCCCCCAAAAAGCGAATAATATTTCATTAACTCAACCAATCTCCCCCAATCTACAATTTTCTCCCATAAACCCGCAGAATCTTCTTCACCCCGAAGAGAATTCTGCACCCTCAAGACTACCTCCCAAACTCCCACACATCGCCTCCCTTCCACTATCTCTAGCAATATATTCACATACCCTCACTCAAAAGTCAACTAAATATTCTTGAAAATACCTTGCCCACCAGCTCATAACCCTAGCAATATTCTAGTAAATAACACAGGCTTTGAGCGCAGCTCAAGACTGCTAGAGTTCTTAGTATTCTCTTGAAAATACTGTCGGATTTTCACTACGTCCTGAGACCGGAGCCTCAAATTTTATCATCGGATTTGCACTATTCATGGAAACTGTCGGATTTGCACTATTATCGGATTTCCACTGCTTCTGAAAACTGTCGGATTTGCACATATGTCGGATTTGCACATGTATACGCGAATACGAATGAGAATGATAAGCATTCTCATTTAGAAAGTTGAAAACGAATGAGAATCATTCGCATTTACAAACGGTAATGATTCTCATTTAGAAAGTGGAATACGAATGATAGTCATTCTCATTTAGAAAGTGGAATGCGAATGAGAACGATTCGCATTCACTAAAGCCGCGCTTATCATGCCCCGCAGGGCAAGTCAAGCGCTTTCTTGTGGAATCATAAATAATCTAAATAGTCAAGCGCTTTCTTGTGGAATCACAAAAATAATTTACTGTCTTAGCAAAAAGTGCTAAATCGAGATCTATTTGTTTTTGAACTAGGGTACAGCCTAGCTACAGAACGCCGTACAGAGCGTTTGAGAGCGTTTTAGCGGTATGTATGTTTGTACAGTAATGAAAATAATGCTTGACGTATAAAATTCTACTAAAATTTTTATCCACAGACTTATACAGAATTGTAAATTAGCTTGACGCATTAAACAGTCTGTATCGAGTTATCAACAGACTTATCAACAGGTTATCCTACTGGATAAATATACAGTAGTTTCTGGTAGCATGTTGTCCTAAAGTACCGTTTAAACGCTCTAGGAAGCCCGTGGTGAGGTTTAAATTAATTGGGCATACTAAAGTGTAGGGTTACGCAGGTAAGGCCAAAAGAAAACCCGCCTGAGCGGGTTAACTTAAGCTATTAGCTTTAACATACTTATAACAATAAAAATAAGCGCCCCTACTGATATCGATGCACACACTATACCCAGTGCCATAAACCCCGATATGGTAGTAACAACTTCTAGCCAGTGTTTCAAAACATGCCCCTTATGTTTGCTACTATGCTGCTTATTCCTACTACCCATACTAGTACAAATATACTAAACGTAGGATACCCCCAATAATCAATAAGCTGTTTAAGTTTTTTCAAAACATACTCCTTATACCTGCGTCTATCAGACTGAGGCATACCACGAAAGCTAATACCCCTAGAAACACGCCCACAGCCACTAGACAACCTAACACCACAGCCCCGATGATTCTATAGATGGATATTTTCATGTTTACCCCTGTAATACCATGCCGTAAATGAAGAACGCTACCCCGCCAACACAGCAAACCACAGTAACCAATCCTAGCACAATAGCTTCACTGGTAGACATATCATTACACCTTGTTAAATATGAGTTTTTCGTCTACGTGACCTAAACCCTTAGCGCAATATGTGATGATGCAGGGAAATTGATCATGCCGCTCAAGGTCAAAAGACCAATGCCATTCAGCTTCACCTTTATTACCCCTGAGAGTAATCTTAGCCAGCATGGTACATGCCGCCATAAACGCTTCTTCCCTATTCTCTACCCTTACAACGTGGTCACATAAAGTTTTCATTTGTCAACCCCTGTAAGGAATTTTCTCATAACACATACTTTAGCGTCACCATCATCATTCAGTAACACCATGCTACGGCCTGCCTTGAACGTTATCCCTACGGTGCGATACCCATCGCCTACTACAGCTAGGGTTATTCCCCCGTCTATCTGTTTCAGGGTAGACCCTACAGGGGAGTTAGGTATAACAATTTCCCCGTCACCGTCCATAAACATGTTACCGTGTTTGGTGATTGTCATAACGTTTGATTTACCTTCACACTCAAACACTACAGATATTCCATCTACCCCAGCATATGCAGGCTGGAAGCCGGAACACGTTGATAACGCTAGGGTTATTGCAAGAATTGAACGTTTCATGCTAGACACCTCCTCAGTTAGTAGGACTACATCATACCATAACCAATATAAAAAACTAGTTGCATTCGTGATTTGGTACGAATAATATAGCGACTCCCAAACAACACAAGGTAATCAAAAAATGGCTAAGTTAAGAGTCTATGAAAATGATATCGCTGGCGGTTCCGTTGGTAAGCGTGCGGTGACTAATCTGTTACGTGGTGACGTTAGTTCGTCCCGCGAATACCGTAACACTGAAACCGCACGCAACGGTACACTACTTAGTGATATGTTGCGCTCTAGTGAAGAATTGCGCACCGTCTACAGTGACGGCGGATATGCTGATGTACTGTTAGCCCTAGCGTACACATTTGGTGAAGGTAGCGCCGTGTACGCCTATAGTGAGTCAAGCTGGCTGATAAAGCCGTATGATAGCGGCAACAAGCACGACGCTATCATTATTCGCAATACTGGTAGCAAGCTAGAAATCTCAAGTACCCGCGACGGTGAAGCCGGTGTTTATACTACCTCGCAATTCCAAGATTGTGCATTGTCTGGCGTATCAGGTTCTATGCATGTACTGGTATACAAGGGTGAAAAGGCATACAGTCTTACCCGTAATTCTTCTGGACAAGATAATACTGAAATTGATTTGAAATTAACGCTTGACACTGTAACCGCTCAGGCGCAAACTACCACCACCGCCACTACTGGCGCTAATCAAACTGAAACAGGAAATCAAACTATGTCTAAAGTAACCGCTATCGTATCTGCAAACAAAACCGCTGCTATCACCGCTGCTAAACTGGAAGCTGGCCGTGTTGTTCTGAATCAGGTAACTACACTGGTTAAAAACCGTTCACCTTTCGTGATTAAGGGCTACATCGATACGCCTGTAGGTAAAGCGGTTATCGCTAACCTGTTTGCGTTCGCCGTATCGCAGTACGCTTCCAGCAATCGCGCGGCGGTCGTGCTGTCTGACGCAGCAATGCAGGCGGCGGCACTCGAAATCATTCAGTCTTTCGATATCGAAGGCATGATCAATGAAGCTATTAACAGCGTAGGCGCTGACAAGCTGAAAGCGCTTTCTGGCGGTGAAGAATAATCTTGCATAGCGTAGTCTAGCTGTGATACACTAAAGCCCCTAATTGGGGCTTTTTTCTTATCCGCTCTTTAATAAAGTGAGGTTTACAATGGGTTTATCTTATAAAGATGCTGAACGTTCTGTTTGTATTGAGGACACCCCCACACATACGGTTATAGTTTTGCAAAGCCTATGTACTGGTTATTGTGGTTCCGACTCCACAGAGCTTACCTACTACCTTGAAGGTTCTGACATTTTGCGTGACCTCCACGAGTTAGCTATGGAGCACGCTAGTAGCTGGGGTTATGACGGGGAAGAAGATGAAGAAACCGGCGAATGGATACCTAACGAAAATGTGTGCGGCGTAGCCTACCACTTTGACCCACGCTATCATATGGGGTACACGGCAGGCGGTGGCGATGAGGCGGCATTGCTTGACGTGCTTATTGAGGCTGGCATTGCTACACTAGACGGGGTTACTTTAACCATTGACACGCAGGCGTTAGGGTTTGCTATGGCAGGCGATAGCAAGGAAAATATTAAGCTGGTGGACGGCTTTATACAGGCTGCTATTTCCGACATCCCTAGCGCCCCATATGGTAGCGTAACCCAAATCGTATGGAGCTAACCATGCTATCTATCAATAGCTTACCTAAACCTGTACCACGCCCCGTTAGTGTATACGCTGGCGATGACTTCATTAACATGGTTCCCGTACCCCTGTTAGGTCGTGCGCTATCTATGGCTATCGCCTACCCTTGCCAACATATCAAAGTCTGCTATGCTGGGGAAACATACGTTGTAAATGTTGCAGTTATTAACAGCGTGTTAAATCAGTTTGCAGACCACGGCACGGCACACATCCATATGTTAGGGGAATGTGTTTGTGTTCAGGAAGATCAAATACTTGACATGTTTGAGAATCTACGAACGGAAAGTATGTATGTAAACAAGGGTACGGTTCACGCTCTAGGCGCTCGTAATGGCTAGGGGTGCAAGGCAGACCACCAGCAAGCATAACCCACACGTTCGCCGTGTGGGTATGGTGTCCAGACATAACACCAGCTTGTTAGTTGTGGTAGCAATACTTATCCTATTTTTAATTTTTGTGTGAGGTAACAGATATGTCTAACATGATTAGAATCAAACAGATAAGGGAAGAAGTGAACGTGTTTATGGTTCCCGATACTGACGAAAACAGAGCGTTAGTTGCAGGCGGGCATTTTGATAAGCTGACGTTAGATGATGATGGGTATTTTAAAAACCTGTTCGATAGTTATGGGGAGTGTGATCGTTGGGAGGTAAGCGATGTGTAACTTATTAAAAGTACAAGTTATCAATGAGATAGACGTCATTATTGACGATGAGACCTTAGAGTATCTACAGTGCCAGAACACTAGTGACCCATTCTATAACGACTCAATACGGGCTATCATAGCTAATAACCCTAGCTCTAAGAAGCCAGACACAATCGGGGGGATCACCTTGATTCTTGAAAGTGAATTACCTTACCATTTACAGGACTAACAACAAGGGGCGCAATCATAAAGCGCCCTTCTTTTTAAGCCGCCAGCCAAAAAGTTAACCCTTAGTATGTTCCCTTAAATTAACCCTCACTACGTCCCGTTTAGAGCGTTCTAGGGGTATATCAGAATAACTTGCTACCAGAAACTACTGTATAAATACACAGTAGGATAACCTGTGTATAACCCTGTTAATAACTCGTCTCAGGAAGTTTTAGGGGTATGTATGTTTATACAGGGTGTGGATAACTATGGGGGTAAGTCAAATGATAGTGTTTCTCATTAACTGCTTACCTCATTAATAGTCCCATGTCGTGATTATATAATACCCTAGCAAATAATTACGTTAGGGTACTATTAGACAGCTACCAGAAAATAGTTTCGGGGCTACACTATTAGCCCACTATATACGCAAACGCTCAACCTCAATAAAATCAAGGTGTCAAGTCTTTTATGTGGCAAAAAGTGCTAAATCGAGATCTATTTGTTTTGGTACTAGGGTATAGGTAGGAGCAAAAACGCCTTAGAATGCGTTTTAGGAGCTTTTAGGGGCATGTACAAATATACAGTAGTTGAGAAATAACTTGACTTTCAAAAACACGCAGTAAAACAAGCATTTACAAGTATAAGCAAACAGCGTGCCAACTTTTCGTTCCAAATGAGAATTACTCGCATTAGTGAGATCTTTTTGTTCCGGTATGAATGTACCAGTTAGACAGAAAACCGCTTAGAATGCGTTTTAGAGCGTTTTAGCGGCATGTATAAATATACAGTAGTTTAGAAATAGCTTGACTTTATGATTTACTTATGCAACGTGCGTGCTCGGTTCCATACTCTAGCAGGGTAAGCGTGCTTACAAATCTTTACAAATATGAGGTTGCAGGCTTCTACGCGCCTTGCTAATATTTATCCCGTAGGACGCAGTACAGAACATTGAAAGGCGCAACATTAAGCCCTTGTTCACCTACACCGCTCTTTAACAAGTTAACTAGATAGTGACCTGATAGGCTTACTCCAATAGGGAATCTTATCATGTCAACTGTTAAATCTTCCATCATCTTTAGTGAATCTTATGATGAGTATCGTGTAAATGTTGGTAAGGCTTCTTACTACACTAACGACGCTACAGACGCTCAAGGCACTCTTGCTCTAATGCAACAAGAGCATGATGTTAAACCTCACCGCGTACAGATTAAGAAGGCTACGGAAATTCAGGAAGAAAACTGGTAAAATAAGGCTTGCAAATAGCAAGCCTATCAGGTTACTATCTAGTTCGCTCTTTAACAATTTGAACATCATCAATAAAGCCCATTCGCTCCCTAGTGAATGAGGTCATTAAATGAAAAATACATTAGCGTTAATGCAGATTGATGTACGCCGCCGTTATAAAGGCTATAAGAAAGGCTTACAACAAGGCTTACCGATGATTTGGGACAACATGATGAAAGAGTTACAAGCTCGATATGAGGCCACCAAATGAGAGGATACCAATATATGAGTCTTTACCATAAATACTTGGTACTCGCTCAATCTACTCAGAATAACCCTAGCTTAAATACCGAACAAAAGGCTAGGATTTGGGAAGATGATATGAAAGAGCTAAAAACTCTTTACGACTACAGCAAAAAGTACGCTTGACAGCCTAGCGAATAGGCTTTATGATGATGTTCAGTTTCAACGGTGAAGCGGAAACGCTAAGTAGCCAGCGAAACAGTAAAGCGCGGGGAAGTCTGAAAAGCAAATTACCCGCCTTAGCTCTTTAAAAATTTGGAATTAGCTATAGACTCCAATTTTAGAGTGTGTTTTTCGTGTGAGGATTATCCCAAACGCTAGGCAACGCCTAACAATGTACGCTGAATACAGTGAAACTGCGTAGGGCTTAGACTAGTGGATTAAGTTAGTCCTCACACTGGATAACATACCCTTAAAACAACTGGAGTAAATTATGAATGAAATCACCGCATTAGTAGCGCCTAAAGTCGGGCAATCTGTTTATGTGCCTTTCGTTACTGCTACCGATGCAGTTACCGGCAAGGCTGAATATCAGGGTGGCTGTGCTCTTATTCCTTTTGATAAGATTGAGGCCGTTTACGATGACACCGCCAGTAATAAAAAAGGTGTGAAAATCTACGGGGTTCGTTTGAAATCTGGCGACCGTGTAGACGTTACGCTCAAAGAGCATAACGAGAAACAAACGTTATGGCAGGCTATCCGCTAATCTGGCGGTAGCTTAAATAATCCCATTTTGTTAAGAGGTATACATTACTATGACTAAGCCAACTATCAAAGCATTGCCTTTCGCGTGCTTGCCGTTTGAACTGCTTCTTCTTTGCTCCCCCCCTGCCTAGCGGTGTCGAGTTTACGGTTGTTAGTAAGGACGATCCTTGCTTTTCTGACTGTGAATTAGGTAAAACCTATTACGGCGTTACCTACGGCATTGACCCTGAATTTATCGGGGCTATGCAGTTAGAGCCGGATGATGTTCCATCACGCCCTATCGCGTTTCAAGATGATGAAGGCGCATGGTGTTTAACGGTACATTGCCAGCCGTGTATTTCTGTAGTTCGTGAATACACTCAGGATGAATGCGACATTCAGGAGGTTACCCCTGATGCGTAAACTTCCAACGGCTGAAACTACCCGTGTGCGCTATATCGGTGAAATCCCTAATGAGTTAAAGGGGATTGAAAACGCGGAGTTATGGGGTAATTATTATCGTGACGGTTCATTTACCGTAGGTAAAGAATATCCTGTAGAAGCTGGTAGCTTCGATAACGAGTATGACGGTTCAGGTGAGTACAAGGAAGAATTTCGCGTTGAAGCTGATGACGGCGACATGTGGAATGAATCTATCTACCTGTTTGAAGCTCTTGATTAATAACCCTAGCGGCTGCAATCGCGTGCGCCGCTAACCGGAAACAGGGAATGACCCTATATGTTGGATTTTCGTAGTACCGTCCATGTAAGCGCAAACAATGTTATGGTGCGCTAATACTCCTACATTCGGATTAAATATCACGCTTAAAGCGGCAATTAGGAGTTTTCACGCCCACTGTGAGAGTGTGGGAAATAATCAGACGATTATTCTAAGTAAGTGTTTTCTGAATAACCCGTACACCACACTAGTTTCCTGTTCTAGACATTAAACCGGTGATTAAAGCGTGTTAACGGGTTATTAGGAATAACATTTAGTTATTCAGGTTTTATTTTTGGTCTTTGACCCTGCTTAGTAGTTATTACAGTATACTTACAAGACATATCATGCTTAAAGCGGCAACTGTGAGCTATTTGGATATCGTTTCCTAGCCTGAACGGAAATACTAAAAGGGGTTTTATATCGTATTACCCCGCCTTAATTGGCAAACTGAAAACGAGCATAAAATAAAAATGTTCTCTGTATAAGCTGGGCTAACGTTAATTTATTTACATATGCCCAGCTTATTAGGAATAACATTTCCGTTATTCATATCCCATAATTTGATAATTTGGAGTCTAAATCATGTCTAAAGCTAAAGAAAAGAAAGATGAAAAATTCGCATGGAACGATGATAACAGTGCCATTGCTGTTTCTCGCTATGAGTCTATTCTTCTGGAATCTGGTATTGACGTAGCCAACACTGACGGCCTGATTACCATTTCTAACGAAATTGGCGCGGGTAGTCCTGTAAAGGTTCGTTCTAAGCTGGTAAGCGCTGGCGTTTACCAGAAGGCGGAAAAAGCCCGTAAAATCGGTGGCGGTAGCTCTGTTCGCAAAGCTCACTACGTGCGCGTGTTCGGTAAACATGCCATTGAGCAAGGGCTTATCGAAAACACTGATGAGTTTTCCAGTCTGGAAAGCGTGAAGCTCGACGCGCTAGAAAATCTGGCTAAGCTGCTAGGCGTGTTCGATGAGGTTAAAGAAAGCGCGGAAGTTTAATCTTAATAGCGCCCCTAGCTAATAGGGGCTTTATTTCTTGTTGAGGTTAATCCTATGCCTATCGTTAATCTTATCCCCCGTAAAAATCCTGACAATACTGTGACAAACGAAAATCACGGCATAAATCCCGCTATGGAAGCACTGATGATTAATGGTGCATCTATTGAAGGAGAATGGCAGGACGGCGGCGTTAAATTTTACGGACATTCTGCAACTGATAAGAAAGGTTCACCGCGCAATTTTATGTATAGTGCGATGGATATTCGAGAAACCTATTCTGATGAGGATGAAATATGATTTTCTACCCTTCTGAATCTTTTATTTTTGGTATGTTCTTTCTGGCTGTTATTCTGTGGGAACTATTCGGACGCTTCACGGCGCTATGTGACCACCGTAATGCAGGTGTCCAATATAGCAAGATGTACAAGCGTTCACGCAAAGCATACTATGCGGCGTGGCTGGTCACTATCCTAGCTATCGGGTTAGGGATTGCGTCAAGTATTATTGATGTTACTCAGTACCCGCTACTGGAATAAGGCAATTAATAGTCCTGCTTATACAGCGGGGCTATTAATGGCAATTATTCAAATTGTCAATTTCCCAATTAATTTGGAGTGTTTTACTATGTCTATAGCAGAAAAACATCATCCCGTTATTATTCAGCGGGGGGAGGATTTAAACTTTTATGGAAAGCGTCTACGCACCACTAAACTAGCGGTAGCGGAAACAATTTCTACAGAGTTATTCGGCGATTGCTCTAAATCGGTTGAAATTCATAACTGGTTAGAAGCGAATAAGCCAGCCCGCCCCGCAAAAGTAAAAGCGGAGAAACCGAAAAAAGAAGATACCCGCCCTTTAGTGGCTGGTAATATTTCTAGCGCGGTGGAATCATGGCCTGTTATTGCTGGGAGTAAGTTTATTCTTACCAGCATTCAAAATAACACGCTACCTCACGTTAACTTCTTTAATTCCTTAAAACGTTATGCGGAGTATTTGGGAGCTAAGTTATTAGTTTCTAAATTCACGTATAATAAAAACGGCTTTCAGAATGGCGCTGGGGAAAAGGGTATTCATTATGACCCTATCTTTAGCCCGTATATTCAGGAAGCTAACTGCTTCTTGAATAATGTTTCTTTTGCGTTTCTAGCGCAATTAAACATTTTGCCTACTGCAAATTATCCGCTTTCAGGTTTCGCAGAATCTTTAAATGGTTTTAGCGCTGCCATCGGGCACGCTCAGATCACTAGTGAAGCCGTTCCCGCATTGAAGGGTGAAGTAGTCCAGCGGTTATATTCTACAGGGTGTGCTACTCAGAAAAACTACATTCAGCAGAAAGCAGGGCAAGCGGCTGAAACCCGTCACTGTTACGGCGCTCTAATCGTTGAGTTTGACGAGGAAGGTAATTATTATTGCCGTCAGTTGCAGGCGATGGATGACAGCGGGGAATTTTATGATTTAACCCTGTATGTTACACCGTCTAGCGTCGATGAAGTAGACGATAGCGTATTGGCTTTACAGTATGGTGATATCCATGCCGAAAAGCTGGATGATGATTGTGCTGTAGCATCATTCGGGCCGTCTGTAGTCCTAGATGAAGGTTATAGCCTGTTAGATGAATTGCGGCCTCAATTCCAGTTCATCCATGATGTGCATGATTTTACATCCCGTAACCACCATAACCGCAATAGTGGCGTGTTCTTAGCGCAACAATATGCGGAGGGGCGTGATCGTGTGCTTGACGACCTGCGAGACACTGGCGCGGTCTTGGAAATGTGCCAGCGTGCATGGTGCCAAACGATTGTTGTTGAGTCTAACCATGACTTAGCATTGAGTCGCTGGCTGGATGACAAAAACGCCAATATCACGTATGACCCCGCTAACGCCAAACTGTTTCACCAGCTTAACGCAGCGGTGTATTCTGCTATCGAAAGCGGTGATACCTCATTCAATGTGCTTGATTATGCTTTGCGTGAAATTGCGGAGTGTAACTACAGCGCAATTTTCCTGAAAACCGATGAGTCATTCAAAGTTGCAGGGATTGAATGCGGCGTACACGGTCACAACGGTATTAACGGCAGTAGGGGCGCTCCAAAGCAATATAAAAAGCTGGGCAAGCTCAATACAGGCCATACCCATACGCCTAGCATTTATGGCGGTGTGTACACGGCTGGTGTAACTGGTTCGCTGGATATGGGCTATAACATCGGCGCGTCTAGCTGGTGCCAAACGCATATTGTTACCTATGCTAATGGCGCTCGTACCCTTTTGGATTATAAAGGGGGTAAATTTTGGGCTTAACTATCAATTTTCCTGATGACATGCCCGATAATAATTCTATCCAGTTTGCGCAGATAAAGGATGAATCTATCCTTTACCGTAATGGTAAATATTTATTTCAACTGGTGGATGAGGGCGCAATAGTAATTAATACCGCCACTCAGGAAGTGCATGAAGTAGTAAGATTTTTGGCCGACTGGTTAATTGAGCAGGAATTAGGAGACTATTTCATGCCTACGTCGTTACGCCTTGAAATCAACATTAAATCCCTTTGATTGGAGTCTAAAACATGAAATTAGCTATCTTCTATCGTAATGGTAAACGTTTTTCTGTGTCTCAGGTTGTGCCGTGTTCAGTTGTGGTTACTCCTGAATCTATCGGCTACCTGACTTATAACACCGAACGCCTCACTATTGGCGCGGGTGTAACAGCGGATACCAATCAATACAATATTGATTGTAAAGAGTCGCAAGTATCCTATGCTGTCATTATTAGTCAGAAGGGCGAACAAGCCCACGACTCTATTATGTCACGACCTAAAAACGGCACGGCGTTCACCATTATTCCGGTACTGGATGATGTGACGCTTGACGTTATTCAGGACGGGTTAAAAATGCTCGATATTCCCTTTATTGAGCGTGACCCGTTAGTGTTGGTAGACACTATTAGCAGCGTTCAGTAATAACAAATAAAGCGGGGTTTTATTCCCCGCTTTTTCTATCCCTTAATTGGAGACTCTATTTCATGAAAGCTAAAATAATTATCGGGCAATCCTCAGCACCGGAAATTGTCAATATCGACGATTTTGTAGAGGGTGTGATTTATCAATCATCCTACAATAGCTCAGTATACGTTATGCGTGATTCTGTTGACGGCTATATTCGTATTGATGATGACGGGGACGTGATGGGCTATGAGGATTCTTGTCAGTTGTTAGACGGCGTTAACGATGTAGACTCGTTTATTGTCCGTCCTGATTTGGTGGCTGAAATCACCCTTAAATCTGCGCATAGCAAGGGGTGATTATGAATCAAGTCAAACAGCTTAACGTATGGGATTTAGACGGAACCGTCATAAACTCATTTCACCGTGTCGCCCCTTGCCTTAGCCCTAGCGGGGATTTAGATTTAAATCAGTACATGCGGGAAGCCTGTACTCACGATGCAATCATGGGTGACACCCTGCTACCGCTATCAGAATACATGCTCAAGTCTTTAGAGTCGGAAACTACAGCTAACGCTATCGTTACCGCTCGATTGATGACCCGTAGTGATTACTATTACCTGCGTAAGCAGCAATTACGGGGACGTGGCGAAAACCGTGTACGCCTTATGTCACGCGATACGCTACACCGTTACGTGCCTCACCTGTCAGAAGTGCCGCGCCTGTATCATAGCCGTGATGCAGATTACAAGGCGTTTTACTTTGAGCAGTTGCGCAAGCTGTACCCGCTGGCTGATATCACCGTGTATGATGACCATAAGGGAGTGCTCGAAGTAGCTCGCAGTATGGGATTTAATGCGGTTGACGCTACTATGTTGAATGAAGTCTTGAGTATGGGTGTTCGTACTACCATAGAGGACATGGCAGACGAACAATTAGTTTTAGATTCTGACTACGCAGACCTAGCCGAGCGAACCGCTTTAGCATGGCATAGCATGACAGATGAGGAACGGCGTGATTATAGCTCCCCTACTGATTACATCATGCAACTGTTAGCAAGTTAAATGATTTGATTCTGAAATAGTAACGGGCTGAAACAGTAACAGCCCGTTACTACCCAGATAGGGCGGTAATGAGACTTATTCTCATTTAGCCTATATGGGAAC